AAAGACCTTGGAGAGGGTCTATAAAAACTACTACTATATAATACGAGGAGAAAAATATGGTAGGAGATATTTATTTTGCGACAACAGAAGGTGGACTTGTTACTAATCGTGATGTAGCAAAAATGGCTTTTGTTGTAAATGGAGATTATGTAGATGAATATAATCTTGATGAGGTTCGTGAATACGCAAAGAAGTGTAGAGGAATTACAAAAGAAGTAAATCCTTCAATTAAGATGTGTTTACGGAATCACGAAAAAGTAAAAGCTGTAATGATTTACCGTGACAGACATCCTGGAATTGGATTGAAAGAAGCGAAAGATGCTATTGATATGATTGAGGCAAAAATGAAAGTTAGAAGAGAGATTTAGCAACTAAACAAAATAACGCAACCGCAAAGGCAGTTAGGAGAATAATCTACTAGATGCCTATTTTATTACAAGGAGGAAAAACAAATGGGAAGCATGACAATTGAAATTAAAAATAATCTGGGAAAAGATGTGGATGCGTCTTTTGTAGATGGGAAAATTTGCCTGAATTGGGCGGAAACAAAACGGAGACTCGGAGATCTGAATCCTGGAGATGTTTTTAAGGGTAAAAGCGAAACCGAATATATCGTTTGTGGGCACGAGCATTTCGTAACTTATGTTGTAAGAAGGGAACTTTTGGATGAAAAAATGAAATTCGGTGATACGAATAATTGGGTCAAAAGTAATATTAGGAAGTATTTAAACGAGGATTATGTTCAGGTGATTGAGAGAGAATTTGGCAATGGAAACATCGTAGCATTTGAACGAGATTTAATCTCTTTGGACGGATATAACGATTATGCAACATGTGTCGATAAGGTAAGCGTGATGAATGTTATGGAGTATGTGAAATATCACAAATATGTTGGTAATTGTGATTTCCGCTATGTACTCATCACTCCAGATTCCACTCCGTCGGGCTGTGGCGCTAACCATGTTCGGTATGTCATTAACGATGGTGCCGTCGGCTGCAACCGGTGTGACATTAATTTTGGCGTGCGTCCGTTTTTCGTCTTAAAATCTTCAACCTTCGTATCCTGAAAATTTGAATTACAAAGCGAAATGTAGGCAGCTGGAGAATAACAATCTGGCTGCCTATTTTATTACAAGAAAGCGAGGAAATAATTATGAGTAAATTTAAAACAATTAAAGAAGCAACTGAAGCATGGGTGCATGAAATGAATGCAATTCCACAGGGAATGATTTCACAGTTATTCCAGGATCATCCTGATGATTGGACAGAAGTTACAAAGCCAAGTAAATATGACAGAGTATATGTATTTGACAACGGAGACTATGGAGAGATTACAGATATTGACGGAGAAACGGAAGAATACATTATCTCTCTTGACAATGGAGAAGAAGTCAGATGCGAAAATGGAGATTTTGAAATTAGCCATGATGATTACCTTCCAATGTGGGGAACAATGTGGAGCTTTGGAGATGGTTGTGATGATTGGTGGTTAGAAGAAAAAAACGGAATTGAGCTGATGTCACAATGCGGATTTAGAATCTATGAAAGCGAAGAGTTTGGTTACTTCTTTGGAATTGATGGAGCTGGTTATGATTTTTATGAAAGTCATTGGATTCCATTATATAAGGCAAGAGGATTACAGTGGCACGAAACAGAAACGGAGGAATAAGATATGACAAAATATACACAGAGACAACTAAAAGAGATGGTAAAACATGGACTTGCAGAAGATATTACATATGGAAATAATGATACGAGAAGGCAGATTGAAGAAACAGAGGGATATTACACGCAAGTTGGATATTCAAGTGGTGTATATGGATGCAATGGAATGCTGTTAAAAGGAAACAAAACTGGGAAATTATATGCAATTACGTCAAGAACAACAGCAGTATTTGTATTCTAAAGTCAAAGGAAATTGTAATTTCAGGAGGTGAGGATATGCAAGCGACAATTACAAGAAACGGAAAAAGATACAGATTATCAACGGCGGAAATGTTAGAAGCTGCTAGATGCTTACGGATTAATTTTATGCAGGATGAATTGGAAAGCCAATTCAATGTTCCAAAAAGTAAGTCGGAAGAGCTGGCGATTAAAGCTGATGAGCTTTATTGTGTGGGAAAGGTAGACCGGACAGAATATGATTGTATTAATGAGATTGCAAATAATTATGGATATTAAAGAAAGTAATTAAAGGCAGATGCAGGAATGTGTCTGCCTTTTGCAATGGAAGGAGCGAATATTATGCAGACAGTTAAATTTGTAACAGTAGAAAAAGACAAAGTTATGGTTTGGTGTACAACAAATTCGATAATCGTTTTTAGAGATTTCATGCAGTATGTTCTTGATACAATGAATAATCCTGAAGATTTTATGATTATTGATACGAGAAACGACTTGGTTTATGGAATGCGTTGTATTGCAACAAAACAGTACAAGATGCGAAAAAGAACGTTTGAAGAGCGCATGAACGATGTTCAAACTGGAAAATGGAGCAAGTTTTCTGACATAGAATTAAAGGGAATGTAGAAAGGATGGCGGAACGATGATCGCACGGAATTGTTTAGGGAAAATTGAATTACGAATAGGCGATTATTTTGTAGCCAAAAACAGTAAAGGAAAATATGAAATAATGAAAAATATGCCTTGGTATACAACTGAGGCAGTTATTTCAAATGAAGTTATGCTGTGGCTAGATATTGATCCGTTTGATTCGATGGTAAAGGCATATGCGTGGCTGAAGAAACATGTAAACGAATTGCTTTAGGAGGTAAACAAAATGGGACTTTTATATTTAAAGAATGAAGAGAAGCAGTTGTATAGTGCATACGGATTAACTGTATATGGCAGACAGGATAGATATGAATGGACTATCTTCGATGATAAACTAGATGAAAATGCATACACATCATTACGGATTGAGCGAAACAGAGAGGAAATCTACAACAGAAATCTTGGTAACAGATGTATTTTTGAAGAGAATTTTAACAGGACAATTGATAATTTCTTATGGTGGATTGATAAAGATAGTCCTGATGAATACGACATTGACAATGCGGTTATCAAGAGTTTGTGTGAAACAAATTCATTATTCAATTATATGATTGCAAACAGAAAGAGAAAAGAGCAGGCGGAATACAATGAAAAAGCAAGGGTTGAAGCAATCAGAAAAGAAGAACAGAGGCAGATCGACTTAATTAAGCAGTATTGCGAAAAGAAAAATTTGTTATTCAAACAGTATTATGAAGAGGTTTATCTGATTAAGCTGCGCAACAAAAATGTAAGGCAGATGATTGAAGATGCAGACAATGATCTGTTTGAGAGACTAAGAGATTTCATGAATGAACATCCTGATAACAAAGATGCTGTGATTGTAATGAATGGAAATATCGAAGATATGGTAAGGCAGATAGCATAGAAAGCGAGGTTGATTGATATGACAATGGAAATATTAAAAACCAGAATAGATGAAATATTAAAGAAAATGTGGGGTGTAAATGAACATGGTGGCATCGAAATTTATACTGACTATAGAGATAGAGAACTTTCTGATGGTTTTTTAAAAAAGATATTTGAGTATAATAATCCAAGCGAGGCTTTTAATGATGAATTAGTTGATTGGGCTATGGATTATGCGACGGAGTACGGAGAAGATGAGCTTGAAAGGGATATTCGTAAAGAACTGACAGATGAAGAGGAAGAGTATTTTACAGATAATTTTGATGAGATATGGGAATATGTAAAAGAAAATACATATTTTTATTACAACGCAGAGGATTTTAATAATGAAATCAAAGTAAATATCATGGTGGATTGTGGTAATTGGAATTACGATTGCGTTTGCGATAATGTTCTGAATTGGTATGGAAATTCAGGAGATGGAAGTATTGATAAAGAATCATCTATGCTGTGGTTGGCAAAAACACAAGGTAAAGCAACTGCATTAAGAAAGGCTTGTAAACAAGTACATAGAGATGACGGATATTATGTAGATAGAGATAAAAATAAAGACAAATTTATTGAAAGCTGCATACAGGAATTTGAAAATCTTCCATCACATATGGCAACTGTAACATTTCTTGTAAAAATGTCGTTATTTGAATTGTTCGATTTAATAGAATTGCAGAACAAGGAATATGACGAAAAGGGAAAATACGATCCACGAAAGAATGAAAAATCAAAATCTTATATTGTTCTTGGAAAAGAAACAATGTGTGGGTTATATGATTCTTGGTCTGGCAGTGGTTCTGTATTAGAAGTAGAACTAGATAAGGATGTTAAACTCCCTATTAAATATGCAGTCTTTTGTGTAGAGGGATGTAAGATGCATGGATATGATATTGATGAGGTCTATGGACTGATTGATAGTTGTTGGAAAGAAACAGTAAAGGAAATAAAAGAGGTGGCTTGATATGGATAAAGTAAAAGTGATTTTCCGAAAAAATAAACATAATGATGTAATTGCATTCTTTCCAGAAGAGAGCGCAAATTACGGGAATATTATGTCATATATACATATTGGTCAGCATGGTGAAGCAAGTTATGAATTTTATTTGACTACTCGTAAGGCAAATGAAAATGAGTATGCTGATTTATTAGCTGAGTTACGTAAGATATATGATGATTGTGAATTGATAGTAAAACAGAGAGTTAATCACAACGATTTAAGAGATAAAGCATGGAAATAAAACCAAAGGAAAGAACTGTTTCATAGCAAAATGTGAACTATATATAGTAGTTGTACAATTATATGCACACTATATGTAGTGGTTAGGAGAAAAGCGAGGTACAAAATATGAAAACAATAATTGATAAAAGCGAATGTAAACCATTAAGTGACAATATTGAAGGTAAGTTGGTAGTAATTAAACCAGATTTTTTCAAACCAGAATTTAGAGAAGCAAAGCATCAGCTTGTGCTTGCGACCGGAGGTTTTGGTTGCGATGCAAGTAAGATGGGAAATGCAGTATTTGTAACGGAGTGTTATGAAAATCCAATGGAATATAGACAAGAAAGATACAACTTGATTGGCGAACCTACAGAAGAAATGATTGCTGAATGGAAAGTAAAGTACGGAGATTTCAATAAGGAAGTACAAAAAGCGTTGAAAGGAGAGTGATTAGTATGAGAGATTTAAAACCTGGTGATGTTGTTCATGTTCAAGGAATTGTTTGTGAGATTGCAGAAATTGCATGGCAAGAGCCTTGGGATTGGAGAGAGGCATATTACTTAGAGTTTAGAGATACAAACGGAATATACAGAAGTTGGAAACAAAATTTCGATGGTGGTTATGCCGAGTTGATGGGAGAGTGATTAGTATGATGACAAGAGAAAGATTTGTAGAGACAAACTTACAGTGAAGCTGATGAATGTATTGATGAAGATTATTAGGAGATGGCAAATATGAGGCGGTATAAGACAAAAATAGAAAATATTATTAAAGAGGAATTTTATTTAATAATGGGAAATGTAGTTATTTCCTACATTATGAATAAGGGAATTGAAAATGTAAAAGAAATTACGGATGAACAGATTTCTAAACTCGAAGGTAACGGATTAATGACTCAGGATTTTGTTCAGTCGTTAGTAAGGTGTGCAAGACGGATATGTAATGAATGTGAATGGATTGAACTGATAGAGTTCATTAGGTTACATTTATGGTGCGATCCAATAGTACATGATGTGTGTTTGTATAAGGAAGATTTCACGGAGGAATCATTCGGAGAGTTACTTGATGATCTGGATCTTGATGAAAGCGAAGTGGGAAATGAAATTAAATTATTTGCAGTTGTTGATAAGGATTGTTTGAAGGAGTGATTAATCATGATGACAAGATCTTCATTTCCGGTTTGCTTCGTGTAAACCGGATTTCTTTTTATGAGAATATATTAAGAGAAATAAAAAATTCATAGAATTATTACGCATGGAATTTTGAATAGTAGTTATAGAAAGGATGAGAAATATAAATACGCCAAAGTATATAATTATTACCAAGAATAAAGCAAATGAAAATAATCCTGAAGATGTTATAAATGAGCAGTACGAGAAAAGGGAAGTTTTCGGACTAAATGGTTCTGATTATATCTGTCATTATTTTAGCAGCGACATTTACAGAAGCGTTCCTGATATTGATGAAGCAATTCAATATTTAAACATCAAAGAGGGTTATGACATGGTTCAGTTCGACAATGGGAACATCGGGTTTGTTGCTTACTACGATGGAGTCGAAAACGGATTTGAGGTTATCGGATAAACAAAAGCGAAGAGAGGAGAAAAATATGTATACGTTTGAATTTACCTATGATAGAGACATTGATGATTTTGGGTCAATCCAGTTTTGCGCAAAAACAAGATCAGAAGCGGAAACGCTGTTCAAGGAGTGGCGCGAAGAAAACGACTTGAAGATAGACGAATATGACGTAGAAATAACGTACAACACCTATGATGCACAAGAGTACGGCGATGATTATATGTCATATGTCGATTTAGGATTAATGAAGGGCGACGCGAATACTGTATGGTGCGATGAGGACATTAGCGCTGCGCTGATGGATATTGGAATTGAGCCAAGCGCAGAGAATATTAGAAAAGTTGCAACTCCAGAGTTCATCAAGGGATTCTACAATCTGATGATTCAACACGGAAATGAAATGATCCATCAGAGGGTGAGCGAATTGTTTGACTAAAATTGAAACTGCTGAAAACAGGTTAAAACGGAAAGCGGAGGAACAATTATGAGTCACATTGTTAAGACTGTTTCGGAACGGAAAGAAATGCAGCACGTAGAATACGGAATAGAGTTTCAGGCAATCGGAAAGGAAGAAGGTTGTGGATGTAGATTCCCGTGCAACAAAGATGGAACGCTAATCCACGATGAGAATTTCGATATTTGGTTTCAAAATTATAAATACTGTCTTTCTCATCCAGAGTTATTTGAAAATCGCGGCGTTGTAAAAGTAAGCTGGTGGTATACAGAACCGGCTCATGCTATTTGCAGTTGCGGAGAAGAAATTTTGCTGCAAGGAGATACGATGTGTCCGAAGTGTGGACAGTGGTACAACGCATTTGGACAGGCTTTGAAAGATCCGGATGAATGGGAAGATGACAGGTTTGACGGAGATTTTATTGGCGACGATTTGTTTTATTGAACGGAGGCTTGAAGAAGAATGGTCAAGAATCGGCTGATGAGAGTCTGATTGATGCGGGAACTCGTAAATATATTTATGTAAGAAAGGGCAGAGTTAAAATGAAGAAAATTATTGAATATGCAGCTTTTATGTGGGACAAATTCGACGGAGAATACAAGGAAATTGTGTTTCCTGTAAGATCTTTAGTGTTAGCGAAACAGCGACTAGAAGAATACATTAAATTTGGTTGGTCTGAACGCTGGGACACTAAAGATGTGATCATCAAAAAACGAATTGTTGAGACTTACACAAGTGAATGGAATAATATTCCCGATACAGATTGCCACGAAGCGGAAAAAGAAAGGAATGATTTTGCACATACACCTCGGCAGATGGCGGAAAAACTCATCGAATTCCAGAGAGATTTCACTGACGGTTGGGACGATGAAAAGGCAATCTCAGACGAAACAAAATGCCTGGAAAAATTGTTTTGCGAGCTGCAAAAAAGCGAAGAGTTTGAAATTCTTGCATATCATTTGGATGATATGTTTTGCAGTAGTGTTTTTAATATTTAACAATGCAAAATAGCTTCTAGAAAGAATTAAAGGGGAAATAAACATGTTGAAAATGTATGCAAAGATAACCGGAACTATTAATGGGTTACAGTTACCTGATTATATTCGAACAGGTGCCGGGATGTCATTTGGCGGATATTGTTTCGATATTTCAGTAAAAGGTAAGACTCATAGTATCAACTTTGATTTTCCGGGATCTGCTGTGTTTATACAAAATGATGCGCTCATACTAGAAGCCGGAGCAAATACTGTATTTTGGAAGAATGATGACCTGGATGATTGCTATGACGAAGAATATAAAACTCATGGAATAGCGCGGTCTGATCTTACTGCTTCAGTTTTGGCTACGACAACGAAAATTGAAGACTTTGTAATTGATTGTGATGAAGCAATCGACTATCAGATATTGTCGATTTTGTTTGTAGATGATACAGGCAAATACGAAGTCTCTACCGATGTGATTGATGCTTATAACCAGAGTCTGAAGCTATGAGCAAGGAGAGGTATAGAAAAACAATGGATCTTGTAGCGAGAGCAGAAGAAATAGAAAGAGAAATTTCTTCAGATGATGAAATAGCAATTTCAAAGCATAGAAAGAAATGGAGTGAAAAACATGAATTATACTTATTTTGGAGATAGAATTGAAAGAAGTTCATTAGGGAATCTGGGATTACAGTTATTAGAATCTCAAGAGAAATTAGTTTCTCAGGAATATGAAATTGAGAATCTTAGAATTAAAGCAGCCATGTATAAAGCATATTTCTTTCGTAATTCTTCATTAGCAGAAAAATTACGAAAACAAAGTGAAGAAAACAGAGATGCACTTATTGGAGAGTTTGATGGTCTTTCATATGCAAGTTGGAGAGCTAATGCTGTATATAGAACGCTTGAAAATATGTGCGATGAAGGATTATTAACTGAAAAAGAATATAGAGAATGCAAAGTATGAAACAAGAGGTTCTTTAGATAATGGAAAGGAGATAATTTATGTATGGAAAAGCTGTTGTAACATTAAAAAATGGAAGTGTAGTCACTTTTGATGCAGATGACGAGGATAATATATCTGATTTTCTTTATGGAATCATAGAGGACAAATCAGATGAAGAAGTTTCCGGTGTACCTACATTTATCGAAGCATCCAGTTGGTGTCCAATGGCAGCTATTGGAGATATGTTTGAAAGAGAAGATTTTACCATTGAGATAACAGATTGTTATTAGGAAATTATAATAACTTATTGATAAGAATGGAAAATTAAAAAAGATGCAGTGGTAAACCAATGAAATTAAAAGGATTTATGATATGACAGAAGAACAATATAAATTTAAACAGAAAATTAAATGCGATTTGAATTATGATGTGGATTTTAATACTTATCATATTACAAGAGGACGCGGATGGTCAAAAGCAGATGGCTCTTGCGGAGCTTATATAGATGCAACTTTTACTGATAGTAAAGGAGTGGTTGATAAAGTTATATTACTGCTTTGCCATCCTTTAAGAAAATATAACAGAAAGAAGTATAAGCTGATTGAAATAGAAGATGTAAGAACGGGTAGCATATTCATAGAAATTGAAGAAACAATGAAACGATGATTTAGAATGGAAGGAAAAGTGACATTATGTTTGAAGTGTTATCAAAAACGTTTTTTAATAATGGAATTAATTTTGGACATGCAGTTATTATAATGAACCGAAACAATCACGCATCAAAATTTGAAGTAATTTTTAAAGTAGATGAAAGTGGCGAATGGAGTTTCTATTATGAAAATAATATATGTCTTGAATATGATGAACGAGTAGATTTTGAAAATTGGTTTATTTGTGAAGCATAGGAAACGGAAATTTTGACAGGAGGAAATTATAATGGGAATGGCTTATCAGTATGCAGGAAGTGCAAGTTATCCTAGATTTGATAGAGAATTATGTGAAATCGCAAAGGTTTTTGGTGGAGTTGAGACTGCACATTTAAAAGAGAGAAAAGAAACAGAAAATGAAAGACCATTTGGATATTGGTTTGGTTTTTTAAGTTCTGACGATTCGAAGGAAGTTAAATTTATTTTTCCAGATGGAACAAATGAAGTATTGATTAAATGGTTTAACGATATTTATAGAGAGGATTTCACACCAGAAGAAACAAAGATTGTATGGGAAAATATTTCTAAGCATACTGAAATTAAGGAAATTTCAAGTCAGATTTGGGGTGAATTAAAAACATTATGTGAATATAATGAGGCTTGGGAATTATATTGAACACGATGAAAAACATATTTTAAAGGATGGTGACGAATATGATTCTATTACTAGGCAAAAATGATGCGGTTGAAAGATATGCAAAAGAAATACTGAACATCGATTTGGATAACGACATTGCGTATTACCCAGATGTAATAACGCATTATAGTGAATTATCACAATGGGTAGAATTAGCCAGAAGAGAAAATCCACCTGTTGTAACAACTCAGAGGCTTGATATGATAAATGAATTTCTTCATTCGGACTTAGATTTTAAAGTAATTACAGCCGTTGAAATTGATGGAAATATTAGAGCGAGAGTTGTTGAAAAAGAAAAGGCTTTATACATAAAAGAAGAACTTGGCTTAGAATTACGATGAAAACCGCATTTCTTGCGGAATTTTGGAGGTGAAATCTTTTTGAAAGTTGTTGGAAATAAAGAAAATGTCAATCAAATAAAATTGACACATAAAGGTTTGAACATTGGATTTAATTGTTTTATGAAACCATTACCCTACACTGCTGACAATATTGATATATCTAAGCCTGAAAGAATTGAGATAACATTTAAGGATTCTTATGAAATAGATAACTTAATACATATATTGGAAAAATTCAAAAAAGAATGTTCTGAGTATATTGGAGAATGGAGATAACATTATGACAAATAAAGAGTAAAATAATTTAAGCAAATACGTGAAAAGCGAAAATACGTAGACGAATAATGGAGGTCAAGATGAAAATTGAAAAATTATCACATATACCTGGTGGTGAACATGACTGGTATGTTCAAATTGGCGGTGATCGTAAGAGCGCATTTTGTATTCTGTTAAGGTATTTTACGAAATGTGGATTTAGATTGAGTGTTAATCTTTATACAGACAGACTAATTAAGTTGTTTGGTTTTTCTCAAAAGATAATTGGAGTGTAAAGATAATGTTTAAAGGTAAATTGAGTAGGAGAGAATAAACATGAAAAGAGAAACGGCAGAAAAAATTGCAAAAGATTTTTTGAATCAGATGAACCCTGAAATGTGGGATGGCAATGGTGAAAAGCCAGAATCAGTTAATACTAAAATTTGGGAGTATGATTTATGTGAACATGATTTTCTTGATGTAAGCATTGAATATAACAATGAAGAAAAAACATGGGAACATTGTTGTGAGATTGTAGATAAGAAAAGTGGTCTTATGACAGAAATATTGCATGGCTACGGAATTGACTCTTATTTCAACTTAGCAGATACAATAGAAGATATATGTCAAGGATATTAAAAAAAGAGTTTCTTTAGATGATAGGAAAATTAAAGTTATTAAGGAGTGATGATAACATGCTGGAAATGAAAAATGGGTTTGTGATAACAGACGATGATTGCATGCAGTGCCGAAAAGATCTTGGAGATAGAAAATTCTTGTTTGTACAGGCAATTTGGATGGACGGATGTGATGAGTATTGCGTTGTTGCCAATTTGGAAGATTTAAAGGAAATGTCGTTGGACGATATTGAAATGGCAATTTGTGGGTTTTACGATAACGTAAAGGCAATGGAAGAATCTTATGGTCTACCACTCGGGCAACTTGACGAACTCGTTTCGGAATGTGCTTTTGAAAATCATCCATATTGCGATTGGGATCATAAAAGCAAATTTGTTACACGAGAGCGGGCGGAAGAAATTATTCAGGAGTTCGTGGATACAAATGGTGAAGTATTTTTGGAAGAATAGAATCAGCGAAAACCGTATTTGGCAGGAGGAATGTTATGCAGAAAAATACAGCAGGGATAGAAAAAATCATTGCTAATTTAGCCGTCAAAGATTACTCTGCGTCCATAAATAGACTGACTGCGGCACAAAGAAAAAATATTGCAACTCAAAAGAAAACACTTGCGGATTATGGCGGTGTCATTTTGAGAGAAAAGACCAGAGAAGCAATGGAAATTCGGGATGACTACTTGCAAGAAAAGATAACCGAAGAGGAATTCAAAGCATGGTGTTTGAAATACAATTTAACTGCATGAAGAAGTGTTTGGAATGCAATGAAAGTTTGCTTTCGTATAAGGGAAATTGATTAGACGGATGACTGTTAGGTTGTCCGTTTTTGCGTGGAGGGATATAACATGAGAAGAGAAAATGAGAATGAAATTAGAGAAAGAACGGAAGAGTGGCTGGATGAACGCAGGATGATTGCGGAAAATTTCCCGGAGAGGCATCAAGAAAAGGCGTATTATGAAGGCGGTCTGAAAGCTGCTGAGATGCTTGGGTACTCTTGGAATTATAAAAACGGAAGGCATACACTTTATAAATAAAGCGGAGGTTTAAATATGGTTGCGATAACGGAAGAAAAGTTAAACGAGATGTTTGATCATTACATCGATCTTGAAGCAAAAGAAAGGCAAGAAAGTCATGGATCTTATAATGAAGCCTGGATATCCGGCGAATGTGAGGAAGCGCAACGATGGCTGAAGATGTTTGGCGTGGATGTGTCGTATGACAGGGTGAAACCGCTAGTTGAGGAAAGATGTAAGAAATACGGATATTAAGTTGCTTGCAAATCCTGTTTATTAGACGGGCAAAGTGATATAATATAAGCCAAAGGAGGGCGAAAAGATGAATATTAGTGAATTTAGCACAAAAAGACGGGTTGAAATTTTACGGCAGCTGGATCGGCGGCTGGCAGATATGAAGGTGGTTTCCAGAGGAACAATGTGGGCACCATACGGACTTAAAGCAACTGCGGAAAAGACGCAAGAGAACTGGGAGCGAATCGCAGCAGATGACGAAGAGTTTTCGCAAGCAATTTTGTATTATGCCATGTGTACATTGGAGCCGTATACATTGGGACAGTTTGGTAAAATCGGATAAGGAGGCGTTACGTTATGGGAAAATTCATCTTATGTTGTTTTGGACTTTGGTTTTACTTGTATTTATGTGGGGCCGTTGGTAGTCGGAAAAGAGAAAGCGACAATCGTGATTTTGAAGCGAGGATGAAAAGAAATAAGGATTTGGCAAATCAGCAGGTAGAAAAAGAAGCGAAGAAATGGAGGTTTCAGTGATATGGCAGCTGGGTTATTGTTTTTGGGATTAAAAGCAATTATCGGAATCGCTGATGTGATAGATAATGAGCGTTCGAAAAGAACTATCGTTGCGTTCGATGAAAAAGGAAGAGCTATAAGCTATGACAATAAAATGAACGAGTATGTGAACGGCGAAAAAACAGAAACGATTCATACTTATGACTACAACAATTATCCTCATACTATGCAGGTTGGTGTAAACAGCGGTACAGTGTATTCGGATTCATACGAAAGAGATATGGCTGGATGGAGAGAATTTGATGATCCTGAGTATGAAAGAGCTGTAAAGAATGGCAAGCCAGCTTGCTTGAAATTTAATCCGTTTTTTCACAAACGTGTTACCACGGAAATTGCTACGGGGAAAGTTATTACATGTGTTTGCGCAGGGTACGATGAAAATGGAAATAAGGAGTATCGTAAATGGTATTTTAATCCGAAATTACAAGGGAAACTAGGTTACAATGAAACAGTAAAAGGAGATTGGGGAATTGTAATCACCAAGAAAGAGTATGAGGACGTGATGGGAATTATTTCTGGAACTGCATCAAATATTCCGTCCGATTATGACATCTACCATGAATTTGCATGGGATCGACTGTATAAAAAGAGAATGAAAGAAATTGAAAGAGAAAAAAAGAAATACAACAATAAATGATATACTTGTACGAGCGTATGCACAAAAGGAAAAATACGGAAAACTTGATTCTGAATTAGATTTTCAAATAAAAGAGATAAAGCAAAAGAAGCTTACAAATTATCAGAGGTATCTGTTGAGCAAAATTGAAATGGAGGCGAGTAAATTTGACAGAAAAAGAAATGAATAGACTTTATATAATTTTAAGCAAAATTTCTGATCCTGATGAAAAGGCAGCTCTACGACATGCAATTTTTGTACTGGGAAGCAACAGGTAAGCATGTTACACTTATTGGGAGGATAGTAACAAAGCGGAGGTATAAGATGGAAGAATATTTAGTATGTGAAATGAATTTGGTATATGGAAACCAATTGAAAAAGGCAAGGCGCTTGACAGAGGAAGAAAAAACTCATTATATGCCGTGGTTCAGAGAAATCGGATTTGTAGGAATTGGAGACAGTGTAAACTTGGAATATCTTAGTCTGTATCAAATAAGAGAAATTTTGGGTGATCGTGATAGCGACGGCAAGTTTGTTAGTTCATCTGGAGATGTTTATATTGTCTCTCAAGACGAGTGGAACAAAATGATTAAGATGAATGAAGAACAAGGAATATTAAAAAAGAAGAAAGATCTGAAAGAAAAAATTGAGGATTTACAATACACAATCGAGCGCTGCGAATCTGCAAAAAAATTATATACCAGAGAAGAAGCTCAGGCAGAAAGAAAAAGATATAACAATCTTTTTAACGAGGGAGGCGAGGGATTTGTTCCTCACTTTTACACGGTTGAAGAATATGAATGGGCAAAAGAAAATTTAAAAGAATACCAAAAAGAGCTGTCTGAGTTGGGTGGATGATTATGAGTCCAGAAAGTATACGGTAGCCAAAGAGAAACGAAATAATAGTTTCATTGGAGATTGGAGTGGTTATTTGAAATTGTTAATAAAAGGTGATAAACGTACAAGGAGTCGCGTATATAACAAGATCTTTAATATCTGTGACAAATACACAACATTTTTTAAAACGGAAACAGATAGTGAATATGAAACAGTAGATGGATATGTTGTAGAATTTGATTGTCCACCAGATGCAGAATTTGAAATTTCAGAATTAAAGAATGTTGATGTGATATGAATCAAAAGCCAATGAATCCAAGTTTTCTTTTGAAACAGAAAGGAATTATTTTATGAAATATGCAAATAGATTAACAGATGAAGAATTAAGAGAAGTATATGGCTTATTTATTGATTCAGACGGAAAAATCAATGAATTAAATATTACAAGAGATGAATGTTCTATTGGGCTTGAAGGATATGTAGAGATTCCTGAATTTGAAGAAGAGAGACTAAAAGAGGACTCGAATGCAACTATTATCATTGATGATGATTATGAAATTACAGATTATGATGTCAAAGTGTATCACCATTCAGGTAATTGTACACCAGATTATAGAAAATGGATGTATAACAAATTTGGTGATGAATATGCAAGAGATTACTTATTTAACGACTAAGAAACTAAGTTTTCTTTGGAAGGTATGAATATGATTACATTTAAGTGCTTATATAAATTAATAAAAGAAGAAGTTCAGGGAATTGTGTTTGATATTAAAAATGGTAAATCTTATACTGTTCCGGGCTGGGAGGATTATTATGCTACAGATGCAGATATTATTGAGTATTATAATTCCCTTCAATAAGTTAATTAAAACACAGGAGAATTTAGTATGAAGAATATTGATAAAATGAAGCTGGTTCTTATAGACCAGATTTCAAATATGACAACGGAACAATTCAAAGATTGAACGATATATTGTGTGAAGAATACGACTTTAATCCTGAGTATATTAATAAAGCTGCAATATTTACTTGTGAAGATTGCAGGAGGTTATATGGAAAATGTATTAAATCTGAACGAACAGAAGAATGTGATGAGCGATTTATGAAGTATTTGGAAAGCGAAGTGTAATTTAAATGAGACCAAGTTTACTTGTGGAATGGAGAATACATTTATGAAAAATGAAATATATTCGGTTGCTTATAACGATAAATATGACAATGGATTTTCTAAGATAGAACCATGGATTATAAGTGACTTCGGAAATGATTTAAAGAAATGTAAAATCAAGGCAAATGAATTGATTAGACAATGGTGCAAAAATGTTACAATTTTTAAGTGCAATAAACTACCCGAAATTGTGACTTGGGATTATGTAAAAGCCCATAAAATCTAAGTTTCAAGTTAAGAAGGGAGAATAATCATTATGCATGTGAATATATTTGAAACAAAATCGGATGAAGAATTATCTGTATTATACGGACAGTTTCTTGAAGTAGAAAAATATCTGGTTTTCCAGATGATAACGAATTGGGAAAAATAAAAAAAGAATATGAAAAAGATTTCGGAGCAAATACTGTATTAATGCTTCAAATTGAATTAACTCATGCAATAGCAAATAGATGGTTCATAGAACATAGAAGCAAAGAAATTTAACTTTCTTGCGATATGAAAGGAGCAATTATATGATTAAAATAACAGGCAAAACCAATAAATCAGAGATTGCAAATGCAATTCAGAAATATAATGGAGCAGAAATTTATTCATACGGAGATTTTTTGCCACCATTTACTGAATGTCATCATGTAGATAAAAGCGAAGCTACGGTAAAAGAGTTTTGTAATTTTATTCTACACGATTTGATTAAGAAGACAAAAGATGGTGCAGTTCCAATGATAGTAATTTATACTAATGAGTCTGACTTGGAAAGTATAGGCATTCTTGAAGACTATGCGGTTTCAAATTATGAAAAAGGTGGATATGTTATAACAGTTGTTGTAATAAGTCAATGAATAAAAAATCTTTTACTATCGAATTAGGGAGAAAAATATGTCGAAGAAAATTTATACAGATGAATTTGGAAATAAAATAGATATTAATTCAATTGAAGGTATTCATGTTATACTTAACGATATTTTCGCAACGTGTGATGCCGAAAACCGTTGTTTATGCGTTAAAGAGAATATCAAAGCAATCGCAGAAAAGTGTTGCGAAATCAGGAAACTAGAAATTAAAACTGGCAAACCTCAAGATAAAGCAAGCATTTGGTAAGGAAATTCGACTTTCAAAGGGAGAGAGGAGATATTTGTGAATATAATTCGTAATTTAAAAGTTGATTTAGATAGAATAGAACTTTTTTCAGATATGGGATATGAATATAATGTAGACGAATACAAGGACTCAATGGTAAAACATTTAAAAGAATTATTTTATAACCAAGATCCACATCAAAATAAATTGATAGTTAAAGCGGTTCTATCAAAAGAAATATTTGAAAAAATGTCAGATCAAAGCGCAGCACAAGCATTAAGAGAGATTATTTTTGCTTCTGATAATATAATTGATTGGGATAGAGCATTTGAGGCTATTCAAAAATATATGCCAGAATTGAAAATGTTTGATTAGAAACGAGGTGAAATAAATGAAAATAAGATATGCTATTGAAAAAGAAATAGAAGTTCCAGATAATTTAACAGCTATGGACGTTGATGATATCATTTCACAGAAATGTAAAGAAGAGAATGGATTTGATTATCAATGGATACATACAAGCGAAATTAATAAACAACATTTAACAGGATTATTTGAAGAGAGATGAAATGACGATTTCAAGAGGTGGTTAGATGGAGAATATATTTAAGAGTGCGACGGATGAAGAGTTAAAAGTATACTGTCAACAATATAGAGAGTGGCAGAAAACAGGAATGATTCCAGATAATAAATTGGGCAAAATAAGGGATTTATACTCTGAGTGTTCAAACACATGGCAAGTAAATCTAATGGCTGATTTATTGGATGTTTTGATGGAGAGATGGATGATATAAGCAAACGAAAAATTGCTTTCAAAAGATTAGCGGATGTTTAATGGAGGATATAATATGAAATATAATGTACAGATGTTAGTAACAGGTACGGTAACAAAAACCGTAGATGCTGATTCGCCTTATAATGCAAAGAAAATTGCAAGCGAAAAGTATGGAGATCAAAGTGTTATATTATGTTCAAGATGTGCTCATGTTGTTGAAGGATTGTCAATATCTGAAGATCCAGATTCTTATGAAGTTGAATTGATAGAAGAATAGATTGAAAGATTGTTTTCGACGGAGGAATGCAAAGTGAAACTTGGAGATATTTATATAAATAAAGAGAATAAGTCCATTATTCAGATTGATAGCTTTGCGACTCATATGGCAAGGCCCGGAAGAGATGTTGTAATCGTCGTCTTTAGACAGATAGAAAAGCATAACCAATTTGAAATAGGGAGTTGTCCTAGTTTTAATGGATATGGGCTTAAAGAAGAAATTGAATCTGAATATGAATTATTGGTGCCACAAGAGAAACTGAGTGAATATAGCAATTGGAATGAGATATTTGAGTTTGCAAAATGTAGTTGAAAATTTTTCTTAGAGGAGACATAAACATGTATGCGAACTTACAAAGAATGAATAGGAGGACTTATGGCTATTTGCGATAGAGATTGTGGAAAGTGCAGCCGGTTAAATATAAAGGTTGACAAATTGGGTTATCCTTGGGGGTATGAATGTTTGAAATATGGAGACTCTGTAATTCGGAAAAATTTTAAGGATGTCAAGGAGTTTCCGGATTATAAATTAAAGTGAAATCGTTTAAAGGGATGTGTGTGATGAATAAAAATAATAAAGCTATATGCAGAAAGAATGATGAACATTTTACAGAAGGAAAAGAGTATGAGTGTACAGGAGCATATTCAAGATATGAAAGTGCAGTCGTAGACATCCTTGATGACAACAAAGAACTTATTACCGTGGAAATAAATGATAAGGATTTTCAATTTATTTTCAACTAATGAAGCAGGTATTTCAAAAGGAAAAGTCATTGGAGTGAAAAGTTAATATTATGTTATCTATGAGTCGTCAAATATATGAAATTTGGCGGCTATTTTTAACAAAAATGAAAAAAACGTGAAAAACATGATTGACAAAACATGAAAAAAGAGATAAGATGACCATGTAAGGAGGAATTCAAATGGCGAGAAAAACAATGTCGATCCAGATCGAAGAATCCTTACAAGATGCTTTTAGGAATAAATGCAAAAGCGAAAACTTGAAATATAGTGAAGTAGCAGAAGCATTGTTACAGGCGTATGTAGAAGGCAACGTGACTGTTGCAGTCGAAACAAGATACAAAGTGACACCTAAAGCCTTGTAACAAAATAGTGTAGGCTCCTCACCGACCAAAGCGAAAGCCTACACCATCTCAACTTGAACCGTTTCCAGCTCATACATATCTTATCGTATTTTCTGGACTTATTCAAGTCGAAATTTTCCTAATGCAAATTTTGCGCCTTGAAAATTTCATAAAAGGTTGGCTGCCAGATAAGGCTGTCGTGATGGAGTTGCGAAACTCTTAAATAGTGTGCGAGCAAATAGAGAATAAAACTATAGAACACTATTAACCTTATTTTTCAAGAAAGGAAAATCAATTATGAAAGACGAAATGAAGGTTTTAGAAATGGTCGCTGAGACGGAAATTCTTGGTAAAAAGATCAAAATGTATGGATCTGTTGAGGAACCGTATTTTGTAGCGACAGATGTTGCAGAATGGCTGGACGAAAGAGACGGCTATACTGTTGCGCGTAAGGTGGACGACGAAGATAAGGATACACAGATAGTGTGTACCCTTGGCGGAATGCAGAAGACGACGGTGTTTACAGAAGACGGGCTTTACGATGCGTGCATGTTGTCAAGAAAAAAGATTGCAAAACCATTGAAGAAAGAGATTAAAATGTATCTGAAAGCAATCCGCAAGACTGGTGCTGCGATCCAGCCGGGTAGAGAAGAGGAAATGGTCCAGAAATATTTCCCATCTTTTTCGCCGGAAACTCAGGCAGATATGGTGAACGATCTTCTCACACAGAACAAGAAGCTTAGAGAAGAGAACTCGGAACTGCGCGAAGTGTATGACGACCTGATGGATACCAGCGACTACATGCAAATGAACACCGTCGCAAAAGAACTCGGTATTGGACATCATAAGTTAATGGAATTTCTCAGAGATCATGGCGTTTTCTTCTATAATAATGATATGACCAATATTCCATACGAGAGATTCCGGAATGAAGGCAAATTCGTTGTGAAGGAAACTCGCTGCAGAGATGGCGTGTTCAGATCGGTTACATATGCAACCAGAAAAGGTCTTGATTATGTCAGAAAGCTTTTAAAGAAGAATGGATATGATATTTCTGCTGCTGTAACGGAGTAATAATTACATAGTCCGCGCTGTACATGCACGGAACCTGTCTTATGCTTTCCAGGTCAAAGAAAGCAGTGTTTCCTAAGATAAACATAAACACAGATTCAAACAATAGAAGCGTGGCTGCCATGCTTCTATTTTTTGTAGTCAAAATTGGAGAATATATCTCAGGAAGGAGATTGAACAATGGCACAGAAGCGAAATTATGCATCAAAGCAGAGAGGAAAAACGGAAGTTGAACCGTTTTGGAATATTGAAGATATCAAAAATGTAATTGAATGGTTCGAGAATAGTGATGAATGGGATGGTTATCTTATTACGATGCTTGAAATCCTGATCGGGCGTCGTATCGGAGATGTAGTGAAGATGAAATGGTCAGACCTTTACTACGAAAATGGCAAAAAGAAAAGGGAAATCGACACAATCGTAGAGCAGAAAACTGGGAAAATTACAAGGATTCCGGTCAGCAGTATGGTTTTCGAAGCAGTTGAAACATATTTGGAGCATAAACCGTATATTCATCCGACGGACAATCTGGACAATTTTATTTTCTACCATAAGTCAAAATGGGAATGGCAGCAGCGCGAAAAAACTGTTGATTACAAAAATATTACATTTGAACAGTGGTGCGCAAACAAGGATTTATCGGACGATAGAAAGGAAAGAATTTTAAATGGGTTTAAAAAGTATAAAGAATACGCAACTCTTGGGGAATATTTATATTACGAAGTGGAATGGACTGATGCTGTAAAATGGCAGACTGATAACTACAGGAAAAAGCTGAAAAAAGCTGTGGAAGATTGTAAGATTGAATATCCTGTATCTTCGCATAGTCTTAGAAAGACGTTCGGTTATTGGATTTATAAGACTCATCTGTTCGATCCTAACTGTATTTTGTCCTTGCAGAAATTGTTCAATCATGCAACTGTGGAGCAAACATATGTTTACATTGGTATGATCGAAGAACAGAAACGTCGGTATCTGGAAGATCACGGAAATTTCATTCGTGACGTTCTTGCCGGAAACGCAGATAAGATCATCAAAAATATGCCAGTTATCTCAATGAAGACAGACGATTACAGTGCGATCATTCTGGAAGTAATAAAATCCATTCAGAACGGAGAAGATCCGCTGATGGTATATCAAGCTGCGATCAACAGTGGAAACGAAAGACGCATCGCGTAGGGAACGAAAGACGAATTTCATTTCTAATTATATAGATCTACATGTTCTGCTTTTAAAACATCTGACACTTCACATTCTAATGCAGTGCAGATTTTGTCAAGAGTTGAGTAGTTAATTTGTGTAGTTTTTCCACAAATAAACTTAGAAAGGCTGGATTCCTGCATATGAATAATGGATGACAATTCTTTTTGTGTCATTTTTTTGTCTTTGAGCGTTTGACCTAAAATAACTTTCATGTTTTCCATCCTTTCGTTTAAACTACATAAAAATTTTACCATATTTTACCAAAAAACACAACTTTGCAAAATTGTCTCATAAAACAACAAATTGTTCTACAAAACAATAAATTGTTCTTGACAACAATTTTAACTGGATATATAATCCAAAATATAGAAAGAAAATAAGTCCGAATAAATGAAGAAAGGAGGATGCGTGATGAAAGCAGATTACAATCAGTTTGATGTGGTTTTAGTTGATTTTGGAAACGAGCAATCTAGTTCCGTTCAGTGTGGCATAAGACCAGCTATTATAATTCAGAATAATTTAGGAAACCATTACGGAACAACGACCATTGTAATGCCTGTTACATCGCAAATAAAAAAAGTGAATCAGCCGACGCATACTCTTATCAAAGCGGGAGAGGAAAATGGTCTAACGGTTGATTCTATGGTATTGGCAGAAGCCATTAAACAGATTTCTAAGCTGAGAATTAAAAAATACATTGGACATATCGCAGACGAAGAGGATAGAAAGAATATCTTCAATGCGTATATGGCTAATTTTTTAGGGAGGTGCTGATATGACATATGTAGAGATGTCTATAGAGGACGCGTTGAAGTATAGTCGAAAAGGGAAGCATCAGATGGTGTTGGTTGCCATAGGAGATCTTGAAAACGAAACCGAGACGATTTCTTTCGTAAAAAAGAGCAAGCCGGAAGCCGAGAAAATTATCAAACAGGCTGAAACAATAGCGTTAGCAGCAGACGAGCTTATGGATATGCTGAAGTGCTATACGGAAAAACAGGATATTTATCATATCAAACCGGTTGGAAAAATGAGCACGATTCTATTTCCGCCATCCTTAAAGGAATAGAACAAATCGAACAAATGTTCGAAATACACTTGACAGAACAAATGTTCGGTTCTATAATGCAAATATCGGATAAAGCAAGAAAAGCCACTCATTCCACGAGGCGGGCACCTCATATGTGGAAGAGTGACTTCTCTCTGAACTTAATCTGATACGCCAGCAAGACGATATACAGAAATTATGTTCGATTTCATTTTTACATAGTTTAATCGAAAAGTCAAGATTTATTCACGAGCAATTTCTGTAACAAAAATCCAATTAGCGTTTTTCATAATTAAATATAGAGAATATTTAAGTGCAAAACTTCTTGGACTTCTATTAAGTTTACTCTTTTTGCTCCTTTAGCTCAGTTGGTTAGAGCAGCTGCGTCATAAGCAGTAAGTCCTGCGTTCAAATCGCAGAAGGAGCATTTACGAAAAAGGAAGGGAGTGATGTTTTATGTTCCATCTCACAAATGGAAAGATTTACGTGATGGAAACGCCGAACGGAACGTACCTGCCAACAGAAAATTCTCAGGAAGCTAAGGAATTTACTTACAAACAGGCAAAATTTTTGCAGCAGAAAAGCGGTAAGAAATATTCTTGGATTCGGAATTTGATGATGGTGAACACTTCGACCGGCGAAGAAAAGGAACGTTCCAATTACAGAGGAAATGCAGATGCCTTTATTGGCGACAACGATGTGGAGTTTAATTTTTCCATATTAGAGGAGATCAACGCAGAAACATCTGCGATTCTCAAAACTTCCGGTTGGACGTTGGATGTCCTGAGTTCATATGAAGCAAAACTAAAGGTTGGGTTGAGCAAGTACGACAGCGCACTGTCTGATGTTGAACATGCCATGCAGGAATATGTTCGGAAGAACGGTAAAAATCCATCTGCGAGCAAAGCGGCAAAACTTACATATCTCATGATCGATGTCCGGTCTAAGAGATCGGATATCAAAGAAGCACTTCGTTTTATACATGTTATGCAGGATGGAATTACGAAGCGACAGCCACTGCCAGAACTAAAGACAAATATGGAACGAGAAGTCACAGCAGAATATCGTGGTAGAACGGATTATTTCAGGCGAGCGAATGAAATTCTGGAAGGAGTGGTGTGAAATGTATTGCAAAAGATGTGGGCGAAAAATGTCCAAAACTATTTCTTATTCTCCAAATGGAACGGAAGTTTACAAAAAATGTAATTTCTGCAATAGAGAAAGTAAACATGTGAAGATATTAAGCATTTTCGGCGTATTCCGTCGGTATTAGAAGAGGTGGCGTTTATGAAAAGCAAACGAATCGAAGCATGGAACTTCGACAGCGCACAGGTGGACGTGATAAACCGGTTCTGTGCAAACGATCTACAAGTTTTACGGTCGATTGTGGACCCAATTTTGAAGAGATTCTACGATATTGATCGGGATGAAGCATACGGATTGGCGATGGAAATTCTGATGCAGTGTGTAGAGGATTACGACCAGGAACGTGGAGCAAAACTAAATACATATTTCCGCCGCATTTTTGCCAGAGCTGTTATCGACTGGTATAGAGACGGTCATACCTATGAAAAATGCAACTTCGAAACAGAGTTTAAGGACGGAAAAAGGTTGCGTGTCAAGGACGAAGAGAACCAAAAGCCAATTAGAAAATACGACTTCTCTTTGGATGCGCCGATGTCAGAGACTCAAGTAGCTTTGGTCGAAAAAGTCTTTTTTGATAAGGGATTTGAAGATGATATCGTGGAAGATAAGGTGATGCCAAAAGAAATAAAGGCATATCTAGATAATCTATCTTCAAAGCAGAGGGCAGTTGCTGAGTTGATCATGGATGGGTATCGTCAAAACGATATAATATCCACTTTACATATGACAAAAGCGGAATATCTGGACTGTTTAAGCGCAATGAAGGCGTATAGAAACATGTCGATTTTATTCCCCATTTTATGATTTTGACTCGTAAGAAAGGAAGATGTGAAAATGGAAGTAATTGGAAGAGACAAATGCAAAAAAGATACTTATATGTTAAAGACCTTATTGAATATGTTCAAAAGGAAGCAGATTAACAAGGATAATCCTTTGCAGAGAGAGCCGGATCAATGGAGTATGCAGAGGCAAGGAGGGTTAGTAGCATCCGTTATAAAAGGCGAAGACGTCGATTCGATTAAACTTTGCGAACAGCTTATCGGAAATTTGTGGATAATTTGGTTGATCGACGGATTGCAGAGATTGACCACTCTTGAAAAATATTCCAATAACGCATTTCCTATTAGCAAAAAACAAAAGATGCCGTATGTATACTATCAGAGAATCGGAGAGAATGGAGAGCGAGAAGTGATTGAGTATGATTTGCGAGGCAAATATTACTCAGACTTGCCGGATGAGTTGAAAGATGCGTTTGACTCGTATCCTATTGATGTTGTGAAACAGCTGAATTGCACCAATGAGGATGTTGCTTATCACATGGAGAGATACAATCAGCAAGAAAATATGAATGCGAATCAGAAGGGTGTCCTTGCTATGGATAAGATTGCTTGTTATATAAAGGACATCTCAAAAAATCATCCGTTTTTCAAATCATGCGGAAGTTATAAAGAAATCGACGTAAAAAAAGATTCCATTAGCAGAATCGTATCAGATACCATTATGGCTATTTTCCATCTTGACAATTGGAGGAAGAGTGGAATTGGCGAGTTCTTAAACGAAAATGCAACAGAAGAGGAGTTTGACACTTTTAAGCAAGAACTGGATCGTTTGACAACAGTTATCGATGCCGATACAACCGGAAAACTCTTCAATGTTAAAAACAGTTTTGTTTGGTTCGCGGCGTTTGATAGGTTTACAAAATGGAATCTTCCGGACGAGAGATTCAATGACTTTTTAATCGAGTTCAAAGACCATCTACATAGTACCACATTTGAGGAGTATGAAAACGAGTCGTTTGATACATATGATAGCGCAAGAAGCACAAAAGATAAGAAGGTTGTTTTGGCAAAACTGGATATCATCGAAAGGTTGATGAAAGAGTATTTTGGGATTAAATCCGATCCTAAAACCGAGGATGTTGTCGAAAACATCACAGAAGAACCCGTAGAAAAGATGGAAGAATGCGCAAAAGAAGTGGTGGAAGAGACTGTTGAAAACACTGTTGAAGATGCAGATAAATCTCAAACGGTAGAATCTGAAAATGCAGAACTTCAGTTTGTAAAAGACAACGTAAGCGAAGAGACGGAATCTGATGATTTAGAGTTATACGATAGCGTTTTAAGCGAAACGGTTGCAGATAACAGCCCACTGTATAAAGCTGGCAAAAGCGTCCTTTTGGCGCTTGTAGCTTACTCATTCAAAGAAGATAAGGATATTGAATTCGAAAAGTGGATTTCTGGTTATAATGTTGGCAATTTTAGTCCGAATCCAAGAACAAATTTCCTTTATATGAAGAGGGATTTCGACAGATATACCGAAGCAATCAACGTAGCGTAAGGAGGTAAAATGGAAAATGGCGACAATTATTGACGGAAAGGCAATTTCAAATCAGATTAAAAACGAGTTGAAAGAGTATATAAAAAAACATTGGATTCAGATGCGAAAAACGCTTGCGGTAATTCAGGTTGGAAACAATCCTGCATCCGACGTTTATGTGAGAAACAAGATTAAGGCTTGTGGAGATCTTGGAATTACAAGTATTTGCTATAAATATTCCGCCATCGAAACAGATGAACTTGTTCGCTTAATCGAAAAGCTTAATCAAAATGCGAATGTGGATGGTATTTTAGTTCAGCTTCCGTTGCCGAAAAGTGTGGATCAGAAGATCATTTTAAATGCGATTGATAAGCATAAGGATGTGGATGGGTTTCATCTAGAAAATATTGGGAAACTTGCAGTTGGAGAAAAATGTTTTCGTCCTGCAACACCTGCGGGTATCATCGAACTTCTAAAACGGTCTGGTATCCAGATAGACGGAAAGGAATGCGTCGTGATCGGCAGAAGCAATATTGTCGGCAAGCCAATTGCACAGCTGCTGCTTGCAGAAAATGGAACCGTTACAATCGCACATTCCCATACGGCGAATTTAAAAGAAGTGGCAAAGCGTGCAGATATTCTCGTCGTTGCGGTCGGCAAAGAAAAAATGATTACTGCTGACTATGTGAAACCAGGCGCTGTTGTGATCGATGTTGGTATCAATCGAGACGAGAATAATCATTTGTGTGGCGATGTTGATTTTGAAAGTGTAAAGGATGTAGCTGGATATATTACGCCGGTTCCTGGCGGTGTTGGACCAATGACAATTGCCATGCTTATGAAAAATGTGATTATGGGTGCAAGCAAATGACAGTTGGAGAACTGATTGAACTGTTAGAGTCGCATCCAAGAGATATGACGGTTATGGATGATTATTATTGGGAAATTAAAAGACTCGTTGAGAGAGAAATTGAGCTGAATGGCGAAAACAAGACCGTCGTGGTGCTTTGTTGAATGGAGAAAATATGAGTAGAGAAATCAAAATTTGGAGAGATCCATATGACGAAGGTTTTGATACATGCAGTGCTGAAACAGTTGAATTTAAGCCGGGCTTGACGGTGTTAGTTGGTTGCAATGGAGCTGGTAAAAGCACGATGCTGCATAATATTAAAGATGTGTTAAAGAAGGAAAAAATCCCCACATTTACTTATGATAACCAGACCGACGGAAAGGGTTCTATTGAAATGAATCTGTTCAATGGCGATGTTGGATTGGCAGCAACACGGATTACTTCTTCTGAAGGCGAAAACATTTCTTTTAATCTTGGAGAAATTGCTTTTAAATGGGGAAATTTTCTGAGGTGTGGAGACATCGGAGATCCGTCAGCTAAAATACGGCAGGCAATTGCAAGATCTATTTGGGGAGACGAATCGGAAGAGGAAGAAGAAATGCTGAATGAAAGATGGATTCTTCTGGACGCTATGGATTCTGGATTTTCTATTGACAATGTGATTGAAATGAAAGATCTGTTTCAGCTGGTTTTAAACGATGCAAAACAGATGGGAATCGAGTTATATATCGTCATTTCTTCGAATGAGTATGAATTGGTAGATGGTTCGGAATGCCTAGATGTAACTTCTGGAAAATATATGCAATTCAAAACTTATTCAGAATACAAAGAATTCATTCTTGAGACGAGAAAGCAAAAGAATAAACGGTTCAAATAAAGCTAAAAGGAGATAAAGCATGTGTAGATTTAAGTCTGGAATCATTTTTGAGGACAGAGTTGTTTTAGCACCGGATGGCAATGAAAGTCATTCGGATTTGCTTGAAGAACTTGGTGTTGAGGACGACACAATGGGAGCGATGACAAGATTTGTTAGGGCTGAGTTATTTCCGAATGATGGCAACAAAGCTACTCCGATTGAAAAATGGAGATTCAATGTAGATCAGGATATGACGCCGGAATGGTTTGATGAGGATCGTGGCAGATATGAGCAGGAATTTAGAGATGCCGTGAGAGAATATATGAAGGACAAAGTTGAAGTTGTTGCAGGATACGCTTGGAATCCCGTGAAAGACGGGGAACTCACATATTACTTCATGGATGGTATTTATAAAAAAGCCGAATTTGGAAAAACAAACAATTATGCGACATCTACGATCAGAAAGGATCTAACAGAAAGCGATTTAGTAAAACGACTTCAGGAGCAGTTTGGGGACAAACTTGTTCCGATCGAGTTGGATCTGACATCGCTGGATGGACTGGATGATTATGGAGTAATCAAAGGAGATCTTTTAGCGATTCCAAACATCGATCTGTACAGGAGATTTCGTAAGAGAATTAGTGTGCTAGACATGTATTATGCGCTGGCAACTCCAAATTCCACTCCTTCGGGCTGTGGCGCTGACTATGTTCGGTTTGTCGTTGACGGTGGCAGCGTCGGCTGCGGCTGGTGTGGCCTTGGTTTTGGCGTGCGTCCGTTTTTTATCTTAAAATCTTAAATCTTTTAATCTTGCAATGGTTGCACTAAGGAGAAAATAAAAAATATTGGAGGAAGAAAATGATGGATGAATTCATGATTTTAAAAAAGAAGCTATATGAGCATTTTAATGAGATGCAAAAAGAATCAAATCGTTTGTTTGAAGTAGATGTTGACAAGGATGAATTGTGGAACACATATCTTGATAGCTTTTCTGCTGGAACCAATAAGATTTTCAGAGAGCGTAGAGAACATGATTGTAGTTGTTGCCGACAGTTTATTAAAAATATTGGAGCTGCTGTTGTAATTAAAAACAATCAAATGCATACAATATGGGAATTAGATGTTAAAAACACTATCTATCAGCCGGTGTGCGATGCTCTTGATTCTTTTGTAAAAGCACATGCAGTAAAAGATATTTATACAACTAAAATTCCGAAGATTGGGACAGATTATAATTTTGAGAAAATTAACGGAAAGGCTTATCGGTGGGATCATTTCTTTTTAAAACTCCCGGATAAATTCATAAATAAGACTGATAGGTCCAACGAGGAAATCAAGGGCGAATTCAGAGATACAAAGAATGTATTCAAACGTTCTCTTGATGAAATTTCGATGGATGCGATTGATACAATTCTTGAGCTTATTGACACCAATACGCTGTATAAAGGCGAAGAATGGAAGGGTGTACTCACACAATTCAAGGAGTATAAAAACGAGTATGATAAGCTTATGTCCGATTTCGAAAGGGATTTGTACGCTTGGGAAAAATCAGTATCGGCAGGCATGGCTATTGGAAGAATCAGAAATCATTCTATTGGAACGCTTTTAACTAACGTGAGTGAAGGCATGGATTTAGACACGGCTGTAAAAAAATATGAACAGATTGTAGCTCCTGCGAATTATAAGCGACCCAAAGCGATTTTTACAAAAAGGATGCTTGAGGACGCGAAGAAAACAATTACAGAGCTTGGGTATATGGATTCGTTGCAGAGAAGATTTGCCAATCTGAACGATATTACTGTTAATAATGTGTTGTTTTCAAACAAGAGTGCTGCAAAGCGAATGATTGGTGCTGATGATATTTTTGGACAGATGGAAAGGGATGCTGTAGTAAACCCTAAGAAATTTTCTAAAGTTGAAGAAATTTCGGCGCAGGATTTTATTGATAAGGTGCTTCCGACTGCAAAAGAAATCGAGGCTTTTGTGGAGAATAAACATGAGAAGAACTTTGTTTCTATGATTGCGCCAGTTAATCCAGATGCTAAAACAATGTTCAAGTGGAACAATGGGTTATCGTGGGCTTATGCAGGAAATATCACTGATTCCGACATGAGACAGAATGTAAAAGCGGCAGGCGGAAACGTTGATGGCGTGCTCAGATTTTCGATTATGTGGAACGAAGAACAAAATGACAATAGCGACCTTGATGCGCATTGTATTGAGCCGGACGGAAATGAGATTTATTACGGACATTGCAGAAAGCCTAATTTCTCAGAATGTAGCGGACAGCTGGACGTTGACATTACGCATCCTTCAGATCAGATGCCGGGAAGACCTTCCGTTGAAAATATCACATGGGTTGACATGTCTCGCATGAAGCCCGGTGTTTACAGGTTTTTTGTAAATCAGTTCTCGAATAGAGGAAGCAAGGGTTTTAAAGCGGAGGTTGAATTTAACGGAGAAATTTTTGCGTGCGAATACAATAAACCAGTAAGACAAAATGGAGATGTTCAGGTGGCAGAGGTTACGCTTTCTAAAGACGGTGTCTTTTCAATTAAAGAAAAGTTATCAGGGATTTCGTCTATTTCTAGCCGCAAGATTTGGAATGTGGATACAAATCAGTTCACTCCTGTGTCGGTAATTAGTTATAGCCCTAATTATTTTGACGATCAGAATGGAATTGGGCATAAACATTTATTCTTTTTCTTAAAAGGCTGCAAAAATTCAGAAGAGCCTAATGGGTATTACAATGAATTTTTAAAAAATGACCTTGAAAAGCATAAGAGAGTATTTGAAGCTTTGGGCGCTAAGTGTCATGTAGAAAATACAGATGATCAGCTTTCTGGAATCGGATTTTCTATGACGAAAAGAGCAGATTTAGTTGTAAAGATAAAAGGCGCGACAGAACGCGTAATGAAGATTAAATTCTAATTGAGAAAGGGGAATATTAACATGAAAGACATTAATTTATTTGAGGTGGCAACACGCAACAATTATCAGTTTCCGTATAGAGGAATGATTAATGTAATTGATCTTTGGGATTTATCTCTTACGAATCTTGATTCTGTATTTAAGTCGCTTAATGCAGAGGCAAAGAAATCGGAAGAAGAGAGTCTTTTAAATACGAAGTCTAAGGAAGACGAGGAAATCGTCAATAAGATCGAAATTGTCAAATATATTGTTGGAGTAAAATTAGCCGAAAAGAAAGCACGAGAGGATGCGAAGAAGAATGCAGATCTGAGACAGCGGCTTCTCGAAATTAAAGCAAAGCGACAGGACGCTGCACTTGAAAATATGTCTGATGAGGATCTGGAAAAGGCACTGGCGGAACTTGGGTAATAAAAGCTGGCTGGATAACACCAGCCAGTATAAAAATCTGATTGAGGAGAAAAGAATGGGTAAAACACTGATCGTTGTGGATATGCAGAATGATTTTGTAAGCGGATCTCTTGGTTCAGAAGACGCAAAAGCAATCGTTCCAAATGTTCGAAAGAAAATTGAAGAGTATAGGGATCGCGGAGATAGAATTATTTTTACGCGTGATACACATTATGAAAATTATCTGGACACTCCAGAAGGAAAGAAATTGCCTGTAAAGCACTGTATTTATGGTACAGACGGTTGGAATATTGTAGACGGATTAGAAGTTCCGAATTGTGAGTATATCGATAAAGAAACTTTTGGGTGGTCTGGCTGGTTTACAAAGAGGATACGTGGTGATGTTGAATTAATTGGTTTGTGCAGCGAAATCTGCGTAGTTTCCAATGCTCTTATTCTTAAAGCTGTTTATCCGCACACGAATATCACCGTAGATGCGAGCTGTTGTGCTGGAGTTACGAGAGAAAAACATAAAGCAGCTATGGAAGTTATGAAGAGTTGTCAGATTGAAGTAATTGGAGAATAAAGTCATGATTAAAGTTGATGGAAAAATTGTAGAAGTCAATAAATTCCCGGACGGAACGCCGAGAATCAATCTTGATGTAGACGAATTGGGTACATATTTTCCTAATGGGATTAAAATCGACTGGAAGTATGAGAATGATGGCGAAATGTTTTATTTGATGTTAATCAAAAGGCATTTAGAGAAACATCTTTCTTCTGATATAGATGTCGAATTGTTTCTTCCATATGTTCCAAATGCGAGAATGGATAGAACGAAAAATGCGGATGAAGTTTTTACTTTGAAATATTTTTGCGATTTTATCAACTCGCTAGGATTTTCAAATGTATATGTTTTAGATCCGCATAGTGATGTCTCTGTTGCACTTCTTAATAGATGTGTAGTTTTAACGCCAGAAAAGTATATTGGAGACGTTTTTTACGACTTGGAAGTAACAAATAATGTCGTATTGTACTTTCCGGATTCCGGCGCTGCCAAGCGTTATTCTGAATTATTTCCTGATATTCCTTATTGTTATGGAGAAAAGAAAAGAGACTGGAAGACTGGGAAAATTCTTGGTCTGGATATTAGAACCAACGGGATTGATCTTAGTGGAAAAACGATCTTGATGATCGATGACATTATCTCTTATGGCGGAAGTCTTTTCTACAGTGCAAAAGAGCTGAAAAAATATAATCCGTACAAAATTTATGCTTATGCAACGCATACTGAAAATTCTGTACTGGATAAAGAAAAGGGAACTCTGATTAAGGCATTGGAGAATAATACAGTAGAAAGATTATTCACCACAAATAGTCTGTTCACAGGTGAGCATGAAAAGATCACAGTCATGGAGGTTTGATATGAACAATATTTCTTTTATGCTGATGGCTGATACCTACAAAAATACAAATCCTGACGCTATGCCAGAAGGACTTACAAAACTGACATCCTATATTACGCCGAGAAAATCTATGTTCAAGAACATTGACAAAGTGGTTTTCTTTGGGATGCAGGGATTTATCAAGGAGTTCCTGATTGATCTGGTGAATAACACATTTTTCAAGCGTCCAAAAGAAGAAGTTGTGGCAGAGTATAAGAAATATCTCGATACGCAGATCGGTGCTCAGAGTTACGATTTAAGCCGCATTGAGAAACTTCACGATTTAGGATATCTACCGATTGAAATGAAAGCGCTGCCGGAAGGATCGCAGGTTTCTATGGGTGTTCCATGTATCGAGATGACAAACACTCATCCGGATTTTGCATGGACTGTGCAGTGGATAGAGTGCATCATCCAGTCAGAGACCTTTGGAATGTGTAACTGGGCAACAATGGCACACGAGTATAGAAAACTAGCAAATGAGTTTTACGAAAAGACAACTGATGGTGCTAATCCTGCGATGGCAATGGCAGACTTCGGATTTAGAGGTCTTGGTGTAGATAACGGAATTCGAGCAAGTAGCTCATGGCTGTTATCTTTTGACAAAACTTCTACAATTCCGGCAATGCAGTATATTGACAAGATGTATGGCGCAGATTGTGCGAAAAATCATATTGGTATTGGCGCAGTTAGTCTGGAACATGCAACCGTTTGCAGTAATTTAGCAGTGTGTGAAACAGAAGAAAATCTTCTGAGAAGGTTGCTGACTACGGTGTATAAAAATACATCATTCAGCTACGTTTCTGATTCATTTGATTATTGGAAACTTGTAGAAGAGACGCTTCCAAAGCTGAAGAACGAAATTATGAACCATAACGGTAAATTCCTTGTTCGTCCTGATAGTGGAGATATCGTAGAAATTTCCGTAAAAACCGTTCAGAAGCTATATGAGATTTTTGGTGGCAGCGTAAATCCCAAAGGATACAAGGAACTTAATCCTAAAGTCGGAATTATTTATGGAGATGGTTGCCAGTACGAGAAAATTAAACAGATCTGGACACAGTTGGAACAGCTCGGATTTGCAGCAAACACTATTTTATTTGGAGTTGGAGCGTTTTCATTCACCGCAATGTGCACGCCGGAAGACGGAATGGTTTGCTTAACAAGAGACACGTTTGGGTTCGCCATGAAGAGCACAGATTGTGTTGTAAATGGTAAAGAATATACCATTCAGAAAAATCCGAAAACAGACCGGAACAATCTGAAGAAGTCTCATAAAGGATTGTGCTATGTCGCAGAAGAAGATGGAAATTTTGTTTGCCATGATGGTTATACTTCTGAAAGCATTCCGTACGGAAGTTTGCTTACAACTGTATTTAAAGATGGAGTATTAGTAAGAGAAGATAGCTTCGTGGAGATCAGAAAGAGGCTGAATGGATGATTAAAATTATCGACGGAGATTTGTTTGATACGGATGCAAAATTCATCTGCCATCAAGTAAATTGCACGGGCAAGATGGGATCGGGTGTTGCATTACAGGTAAGAGAAAAGTTTCCACATGTCTATGAAGAGTATAAGAAAGTGGCTTCACCGAAAATGCTTGGAAAAGTTCAGGTCGTTCCGGTAGATCCTAGCCTTGTTGGATATCCATTCAGAGCCATCCCGCAGGAAAAGCAATTGATCTGCAACTTATTCGCGCAAAATAAGTATGGTTATGATGGAAAGCGATATACAAATATAAATGCTTTGTTGGAATGTTTTGGAGCGGTAGCATGGATCGCACAGTATTCCTTCGCCAAAGGTAAAATCGCAATGCCATATAAAATCGGATGCGCCAGAGGCGGAGCTGATTGGGACGAGGTTTACAAAATCATCGAGTATGTGTTTTCAAACTGCGAAGTAGAGTTGTGGAGGTGCGACAAAGGATGATGGATAGGTTTAAAACTGGCGATATCAACATGAGAGTGAGAAAGGAGATTAAAGATGAACAGTTTTAATGCGATTGAAACAAAAGATAAAATCGTTACTTGGATTTCAGTTTGGTTCCAGAAAAACGGCAACGATTGCAAAGCTGTTGTTGGAGTATCCGGAGGCAAAGATTCTAGCGTCGTTGCAGCTCTTTGTGTGGCAGCACTCGGAAAAGAAAGAGTTCTGGGCGTTTTGATGCCGCAGGGCGAACAGCATGATATTGCGGATAGCTACAAGCTTTGCGATTTCCTCGGAATCGAGCGGGTTGTGGTTCCGATCGGAGCAGCGGTCAATGCAGTAGAATGCAACGTTCAGGGCGTTTTGAGTAATCCACTGTCTGCTCAGACTAAGACAAATCTTCCGGCGCGTATCCGAATGGCTACACTGTATGCGGTTTCGCAGTCGGTCAACGGACGAGTTGCCAATACCTGCAACCTGTCAGAAACACTTCTGTCATGGGAAACACGATGGGGAGATGCGGTTGGAGATTTTTCTCCGCTGGCAGATCTGACTGTAGAAGAGGTTAAGGCAATTGGGCACGCCCTTGGATTGCCGAAGGATCTTGTTGAAAAAGTTCCGGCAGACGGGTTATGTGGCAATACAGACGAAGATGCTCTTGGCTTTAAATATGCGGTTATGGATAAATACATCAGAACCGGAAAAATCGACGATCTTGAAATCAAAAACAAAATCAACGAGAGAGTGAAGAAGTATCGGTTCAAGAGAATGCAGATCCCGTATTTTAAGAGCGGTTTAGATCGGTTTGTGGACTGACCCAACGAAAACACAATTTCATCAGGTTGAAAACACTATATATAGTGTATACTGATAACATAAACCACTATATATAGTATGTTAAAAACGGGACAGGTTGAAAAGTTTGGCGACCGACCAACCTGTCCTCGTGAGAATAGAATATAGGATAAACTACATTCAAGATTTATTTTAGCAAATCTTTTAGGCTTGTTCAAGCCGGTTTATCCATATTACATATTAGAGCGGCCTTTAGCGGGAACTAACCGCAGGTGCGAACCGGAAGCATACATAGTTTTCTTGAGAGATTCGCACGCTCCGCCTAGTCGAGAAGTACGCCGTAAAGCCAATTAAGTTTGGTGGGCGCAACACTCGTCGAAGGATTTACATTTGTAAAACCTGTAGCGTAGGGTTTACTTTTGTAAAACCCATCTCACCGGGTCAGTAGGGTGAGTAATTCGCACGCATACGAGGAGCATTTTTTGTGGATTTTTACTGATGCAACTTGCACGCGTGAGTGAATTGAAAGCTGATGCGGCTGTGTTTGGCAGGGAGGGAACTATGATGCAACTTGCACGCGTGAGCGAATTGAAAGAGATATGACTGGTGTTCTGGTTGCAAACTTATGGATGCAACTTGCACGCGTGAGTGGAAATGGTTATTGCTGCAAAAAATAAAAAAAAAGAAACGAGAACGAAAATGTCAAATAATAGATCAACGAAAACAAAATCAATTAAATTGGATTGTATTGATTATCCAACAATGGATTGGAAAGTGTTTGATGAAATTTTTAAAGTTTTACAAGATGAAACTATCAAAGCGAGCAATCAAAATGTTCGCATTTGCAACGCTTATTATTCTTTAGGAAAAGATAAGAACTGGCTGGAATCGGAATACAAAACAGATAAGATAAGAAATGTTTTATATTCTGTTGCGAGAGAACATTGTAAATATCAGTATTCCGGTGCCACAGGTATGATAAGTGAGAGAGTTTATAAAAATTATTTTTGCGGAGAAAATAGTTGGGAAAAGAAAATAAAAAAAGGCGATGGAAATCCGCCCATGTCTTTTACTAAAAAACACCCTATTTACATTAGGGCGATTGGTCCCAACATAGAATGTGTTAATAAGGAAAAAGGGTATTATTCTTTGGAGTTTCCGCTATTGAATAAAAACGCCAAAGGTAACATTCATGGCACGAAGAAATACATGGACGAATCTGGAAAATGGGTGACAGAAATAATACCGATCGACATCAATTCTAATAGACTTAAATTTCGTTTTAGAACGAGAAAACGTGGCGATTTAGAAGAAGTGATGGAAAAATTGATGGATAAGAACTCTGGTTACAAAATCGGAGACTCATCAATGAAGTCTGAATGGAACAAAAGAAAACGGCGAATGGAATATTATTTTCAGCTTACTTATTCATATGATAAGGATGATGCGATTTTAAAAACATTAGATCCGGACAGAATCATGGGAATTGATCTTGGATGGGCAGTTCCGGCTTATGCGACTATTAGCGATGATATCCGTCAAAAGCTGAAATATGGAAATAGCAAGCATTACAAGCAAGCCTGCGCTGATAGGAAGCGAAGGTCAGATAGGCAGAGAGATATGAAGTTCAACTCCAGAAATGGACACGGAAGAAAATGCAAGTACGACAGTGATTGTAATGGAGATACGCATAAAACACGGAATAGAAACGATACGGATAACGAAAATTGGTCAAGGTTTATTGTGGATGATGCCATCAAGTATAGAGTCGGCGTAATTAAAATGGAAGATCTTACAGGGATTACAAGACAGGAAAAAGATGAGAAGAATTTGGGCGACTGGGATTACTTTAGTTTACAGCAAAAAATTATTCAGAAAGCAAATGAAGTGGGGATCACCGTAATGAAAGTAAATCGACGCTACACTTCACAAACCTGTCCTTTTTGCGGAAAGAAAGATTCTAAGAATCGTCCTAAAGGAAAATATGGGCAAGCGTATTTCAAGTGTGTTGAATGCGGCTATCAGGACAATGCGGATCACGTTGCTGCCATCAATATTAGCCGTGCAGAGCCGATTAAAAATATGATTTATCCGGGATGGGTTGAGGAGGTGTAGATATGGTGTTGTTCGTATTGTTTCTAGCATTGTACATAGTATTAAATTTTGTATTGGATTATGTGTTTGATTCAAACAATAAAGGACGGATGCTTGCTGGAAATCTATTCGATCCTGTTGTGATTCACGAAAATAAATCCAACGGAGGATTGGATTGGGACGGTGCAATAATTATGGCATTATGCTTAACGATTGCATTCATATTTCCAGCGTTAATGTACTGGTTCGATAAATGGGAACGAATTGCCACAGAAGAAAAACTGCACAACAAAAATTCGAAATAGAGTATAAAAAGTGGAGGTTATACAGTGACGGAAGATAGAAGAAAGAATTTAGAAAACCTTTCAAAAGAGCAGTTGCTTTATTTGCTTGAGCAATATTATGATGCGCATTTCCATACCAGCGTTGCAATTACTTCTGTGGACGAATCGGAAATTACACCGGCGGAAGGAATTGAGAAGATTAAAGAATATACGGCGAAAGCATATTTCTATTTGCTGGACGAGCATCTTGGCGACAGAATTGATTTTCTGCGTGGTGTTTTGACACCGGAAGAATACAGGAAGATTGCGTTAGGAGAATAAGTAAATGAGGGATAAAGTAGAAGAGTTTAAAGCGGTTGCAAAAGAATATATTGGCGTGTTCACATGGTTCTTATTGAATGTTGCGGCGATTGTACTGATCGTTTTTGTTGGTGCATATGCTACGTTTCTGAAACCAATTTTAAACGTTGTTTTTGCGTTCAGGAACGAAACATTGACCATTTCGATGATATTTAACGATGCTGTGAAGATCTTTCTTTTGTGTCCGCTTTCGCTTTTAGCAGGTATGTTCTGCTTGACTTTTCCAAACGACATAGAGAAAGGAGATGAAGATGATTGAGTGAGGTAAATGACTTTTTAAGAATCTTGCGAAAACATTTATTTGCAGTACATCCAGACGAATTACATAATACATACACGCCGGAGGCCATCATGAAAATGTGCGAAGAAATTGCGAGTGAAATCCCGAACAAAAGATCTGGCATGGTTGTAGGTTTCGATGATGGTGAAACTTATTTCGAATGGAAGAAAAACGGCGTGCGCAGAAGATTGAGTTCAAACGATGTGATTGAAGCGTGTGAAAAAATGTGTTCTATAGCGCCTAAAGAGGAGAAAGCTAATGAGAGCGAGAATTAAACAGTATAAGCCCGGTGGGTTCTATTACGGACAAGTTCTCTTAGTATCTGGTGTCTGGAAAACTGTAACCTCTGGATGTTTTACAAAGTGGGGATGCAACAGGGAACTGGACGAGTGGGAAAAGCGCCATGAACTTGAGTTTGAATCACAGGAGGATGAGAAACGAAAACTTTTATAAAAAGAGTTGTATTGCTGGTTTCTATTCTGACGATTTGGAGTATTGCAGCGAAACATGTAAATCCTTTGTTCGTTCCAGCACCGAAAACTGTGTTTGTCGATCTAATTTCTATGATTAAGACAGGACAACTTGTAAAAGCAATAAGATACTCATTTCTAAGAATTACGATCGCCACATTCGTTTCTGGAGGAATCGCATTTCCAACGGCACTTCTAGTCTATAATTCAAAAATCGCAAAAGACATTTTAAACCCCATTATTGGAATTATGAGATATATTCCGGTCACAGCGTTCTATCCGCTTTTAATTATGTGGTTCGGAATTGGAGAAATTATGAAGGTTGTATTCCTATTTATTGCAACTTTTGTATATATGATGCCGTCTGTTGTACTCTGCTTAGAAGAAATCAATCCGGATTTGATTGATACTGGGCTAACGATTGGAATGAGTAAGATTCAAACAATTTGGAGAATACAGATTCCGGCGATTCTTCCAGGCGTTATGAATAGTTTTATCATGATGTACGGTATTGGATTTACATACATATCGGTTGCAGAAAGTATCAACGCCAAATATGGAATCGGTTATACAATACAGCAGTCTTCGTCGAGAGGAAGAACAGATTTAGTGTTTATGGCAATTATTGTAATTGTGATTATCAGCATTATCTTTGATTTTTCTGCAAAATGGTTAGTTAGGAATATTTTTAAATGGAGATATATTGATGATTGAACTAAAGAGTTTATATACCGGATATAGCAGAGACAAACCATTGCTGCAAAATTTTAATTACAGGTTTGATAATAAAATCTACGGAATTCTAGGGGAGTCTGGATGTGGGAAAACCACTCTTTTAAGAACAATCGCAGGATTAGCAAAACCTTTAAGTGGAGACGTATTAGTAAACGGAGAATATGTTACTAAAGCAAGTAAAAATAACGTTTACATGATGCATCAAAATTACACGTCGTTTGATTGGCTGAAATGTCTGGACAATATCCTTATCGCTAAGAAAGTAAAAGGAAAAGTAACGACCGAGGATGTTAGCAAAGCAAAAATGATGATGGATGTCGTAGGTTTGAGCGGAAACGAGTATAAGTATCCGAAGCAGTTGTCTGGCGGAATGCGACAAAGACTTGCGCTTGCCAGAACGTTGTTTATGAGTCCAGAAATTTTGCTTATGGATGAGCCGCTATCTGCGTTAGACGTGGATACGAGATGTAGGATGCAGGATCTTATTATGGATCAGCACCAAAAAACGAGTAATACGATAATTATGGTCACGCATAGTGCGGAAGAAGCCAAAAAAATGTGTGATCTGATTATAAAATTTTAATGTCTAGGAGGACAGAGATGGGATTTAAAGATTTTTTTGTTGAACGAGTTCCAGAAGAAAAATTGGACGAAGAATGCAATTACGATGTTGAGGATGAAACCATCCCGGTAGAGCTTGATTCGGTAAATACCGATTCGCTTATTGAGGATGTTTACACTCAAAACGAACTTCTTGATAAGTCTAAGTCGATTTTTAAAGTTGAAGACTTAATCAATTCCCTTCCAAAAGAGATGGTTACTGAAACAAAAAGAACATCAGTTTTGGCTACACTGGGAGTTTTCGGGCTTACAGTTACAGATGTGAATCTGGATGGAGAAAAAAGAGTTGAGACATTGAAAAGTGTTCTTGAAAAAATTCTGATCGATGGAAATGACGAAATTTCCAATAGAGATTCTGAAATCGAGGATCATAAAAAGGAAATCGCACGCCTAGAAAAAGAAGTTTCGGATAAGAGAGCAGAAATGAAAGATTCTGAAACTATTATCAATGCGGAGATCGGAAGAATTTCTGGACTAATTAAATTTGTTGAAGGAGGAGCGGAATAAGTGGAACTTGGAAAGTTAATTTTTGCCGTAGTCGTATTTCTCATTATTTTAATCTTCATCATGTTTCCGGAAGCAAGAACGTTATTTTCCGGGATTACAAGGGTGTTTATTAAGGATATGGCATCGACTCCAGAGGGAGCTGCAGCCATTTACAGTGAAAAAATCGATCAAGCGCAGGACAGATATAACAAAGCGGATAACGCTTATCGAATTGCCGCCGGGAAACTGAGTAATGCGCAGAGAGATATGAAAAATCTGAAAGCAAAGCTGGAAAAGGTCGAATCGGAATGTGAATCACTTGTAAAGGCTAATAAGATGGATCTGGCTCAGTTAAAGGCGGACGAACATGAGGAAATTATTTCTGATATTGAACGTTACAAGGAGCTGATTAAAGCTTACGAAGATGCCGCCAATACAGCAAAAGAAGCGCAGGAAATGTGCGAGAAGAATCTCAGAAAGCTGAAACGCGAGAGCAAAGAAGTAGTTGAAAACATGAAGGTGAAAAAACAGTTGCAGGAAGTCTACGACGATATGGACGAGCTGAAAAGTGTTACAGCCACAGATAAGCTGTTGGATACAGTTCGTGATAAAAACAAGGACCTTGACGCGATTGTAGAAGGTTCTAAGGTGGTACACAACAACAAAATGTCTACAAAACTTTCAAAAGCAGAGGTTGAAGCCAAGAAAAATAGCAGCAACGCCTACTTAGAAAGTTTAAAGAAAAAATACAATAAATAAGGAGAAAAAAGGAAATGAGTAAAAGATTTAGACTTACGAAGGCTTCGAAAATTCTAATCGTATTTTTAATCGTGGCTTTAATTGGCGGAGGTGTTTTTGCCGGATTGAAAACTGGTTTTATTAAGACCAAGACTGCCGCTTCTAGCGATGCGAAGGAAAACGTCGTAGCAGCTAATAAGGACACATCCTCTAATTCCGGAACATCATCCAGTGAAAATTCTACGAAAAAGACCGACGGAGACACAACAATCAATCTGTCTTTGGATGAATGGACGGGCTGGAAGTCCATTATCGATGGCAACCAGGGATTAACTACGCAGCCCGGATCTATCTACGATAAGCTTGGTATCAAAGTAAACATCAACATCATCAACGACGCAACACAGTCTAGCAACGCTCTTATTAAAGGCGATCTGAATGCTGCGGGTTATACGATCAATAGAACAGCATTCCTGTCCCAGAAATTTACTGATGCCGGAAAAGAAGTGGTTATGCCATTTATCACAAACTATTCCAACGGTGGCGACGGTATTATTGCAAAATCCTCTATTCAGTCTGTGAACGATCTTGTTGGCGCAAAGATTGGTGTTCCAGAATTTTCAGAAGCGCAGACTCTAGTTGTTTGGTTTGTGAACAATTCTGATCTGTCTGATGAGCAGAAATCTGAGATTATTGACAATCTGGTTTTATTCTCCACTGCCGATGATACAGCAAAGGCGTTCTTCGCTGGACAGGTAGATGTGGCCGCTACATGGGAACCTTATCTGACTCAGGCTCAGAATATGACTGATGCACATGTTTTATTTAGTACGGCAAGTTCTACGAATCTTGTAATGGACGGCATTCTGTTTGACAAGGAATTCGCAGAAGCACATCCAGACGTTGTGGAAAAGTTTATTCAGGGTGCATTAGAGGCTTCTTCTATGTATGATACCGAGTTTGATGCCGTAAGAGAAGTAATGCCGATGTTCAACACTGCATCTGACGAAGATATTATTGCAAGTACAAAAACAGCAAAACTGACAACATGGAAGGATAATTCTGATCTGCTGAATGGTACAGCAAAAACGATTTATTCGGATATGTGCAACGTATGGACTTCTATTGGAGAAAGTGTGAATGCAAGCCTTGTAGATGCAATTTTCGACGACACATATATCGATGCGATTGCGGACAACTTCAATACAACAGAAGTATCCAACACAGAAACTGTGAAAGTGACAGAAGAGAATAAGCAGACGATTGAGGATACTCAGGCGCTTCTGAGCGGTTCCGCATCTGTAACTTTTGAAAAGAATACCGCGAAGTTTTCTGATTCTGCGAGTGCATCCGAAGAACTGGATAAGTTCATTAACATCGCAAAAGTTCTTGACGGCGCAATTATTGAGATCGCCGGTAATACCGACCCAAATCCAAACTCCGATCCGTTAGACGAGTATAATAAAAAGCTGTCTCTTCAGAGAGCGGAAGCGGTCAAGAATTATTTCATCATGAACGGCATTTCTGTTGACAGAATTGTAGTTGTTGGAAACGGTTCTAGCAATCCGGTTGTCGATAATGATACAGAAGAGCACAGAGCAATGAATAGACGCACAGACGTGTCATTCAAGATCATTGAGTGAGGAATTACGGCATGATCGTTCTAAATATTGGAGTTTTTATCTTAGTCCTCTTCGGATGTTTTGCAGCTGGTTTTATTGTCGGTAAGCGCAAAAATAAATAATTTTTAGGGTTGGCTGGTGTCATAGCTAGTCAGCCCATTCCGATTTTGCCGGATTCCCGACAAAACGTAGATATAAGTAAACGAAATCGTTCTTTCATTTCATTTGGAAATTAGAACGGCAAGAAAGGAGACAAACAATGGGATACTATTATTTCCCCTTAGAAAAAAGGAATGTAAGAGATTTTGCGTCAAGTTGTAAGTACATTATAATGTCAGAACCAAATAAGCCAGTCCCTGAAAACGGCATGAAGAGAACTACGGCAGAACAGAATAAAAAATACAAAGAAGACATAAAAAAATACGAGGAGTGTATTTCGGCGCTTGAATCTGGTCATGTGAATTTGTATAACAATAAAATTCGTACCAATTGTACAGATGATTTTGCAGTCAGAATGTTGTTTGACGGTATTCCTGAATATAATAGAGTATTTTACATAGAGCCATTACAAAGTGAACAGGATGCATATCGTAAATATTATGTATCAGAGTTTCGAGTAGAAAAAGAAATTAAGACTACTGATGAATTGCTTGAGAATATTGTAGAACATTACGATTATTTCAATTTAGAGGACAAGATATTTTACAATGGAACATTAGGCAATCCTGGTTACAAAGAAAAAGCATTTGAAATATTGGATAAGCTCAATAAAATGACTAAGAGTAAACATTACTTATGTGATATGATTCATCCTTTTGATGGCGGATATTCATTCGATCCTGCCAAAGTAACAAGTTTTTACGACTTAAAAAAGGCACATGATTATGCAAAAGAGTTGATTAATACTGGAATTGTTCAGTTGCATGATATTTCAAATTCATATTTAGGGCGTTTCATTGAAAGATTATTGAGACTGAAATGGTTTGATTTTGCATTAGAAGTAATCAATCATGTGGTTGGCAATGATGAGATAGTTAATGAGATTAAGAAAAATCAGTTCATTAAACCTCTTTTATCTGAAATGACAGATGATTCAAATGCTAAAGAGATTCTGAAGCTGCTTGGCATGACATCTAATGTGCTTACTCTTATTGTAGAGGAAGATTATGATGATGGATATAGTACAAGAGAAGTGGAAAGAAAAGATTTTTCGAATATGGGAGAGTTAAGATCATATCTGATTATAGAGTATAAGATGCCGTTTGAAATGGCGAGTAAAGATATTGATGATTTATATTGGGGTGATTACACGTTCAATGTAGAACAAAAGGAGAATAATTAATGGCTGATAAATTAATTAATAAGCAGTTGGTAGACATTGACGAATTATTACAGTTTCTATCAGATAGTGGATTTGATATTAATGATGGAGTTTGGAATAAACACGAAATGTCATTAAGAGAAGTGTTTGATGAGTATAAGAAGAATACTATTCCAGACGTAGAAATTGGACAGACTGTATGGGTTATTAACAGAGATTATCATGATGTATATTCAATCAAAGAATGTCATGTATGTAAGAAACAGATTAGAGCAAGATATACGTTTTCTGTAAGAGGTAGACATTGTTATTGCGGAACTTTCACGAAAAACAGTATTGGCAAGACTGTATTCTTTTCAAAAGAAGCTGCTATCGAGTCGTTAAAGGGCAAGGAATATGAGTTGGAAGAGTGAGTATAAATTATGAGTTTTAATGTAGATTTTAGTTCGATTAGAACTGTCAGAGTGCATAAGCAGCAATTTGATGCAATAGACAACAAAGCAAATGTTGTAATGTTGACCTGTATTGAAGATGGTAGAGTTATTCCTTTTAATAGAGCAGATAGTGAAAAGGATAAAATTGAGCGTCTTGAAAGAAACAGAAAGTGAAGCAAAGAAACTCGCATTTCTTTTGGACACAACATATAGTGCATAAAATATAATAATATATATAACATATCGAGGTGGATTTGCATGAAACAATTAAAAATTGAAATTCCGTCTGGTGCAAATGAGATTATTCATACACTCCAAGAAAAAGGATACGAAGCATATTTAGTTGGCGGATGCGTCCGTGATAGCATTTTGAAAAGATCAATTCATGATTATGATATTACAACATCTGCCACACCTGATGAGACGCTTGAAATATTCAAGGACAAAAGAATCATTGAAACTGGTTTACAGCATGGAACAATAACCATTGTCGTTGATGGCGAACCATACGAGGTAACAACTTACAGAATTGATGGTAATTATTCTGACAATCGCAGACCAGACAAAGTGACTTTTACAAAAAGTCTTAAAGAGGATTTAAAGCGTAGAGATTTTACAATTAATGCTATGGCATACAATGATGAAGTTGGTCTTGTAGATCCGTTTAATGGCGTGGAAGATATAAAGTATCACAAAATTCAGTGTGTTGGTAAACCAGAAGATAGGTTTGCTGAAGACGCTTTGAGAATTTTACGTGCCGTTAGATTTGCTTCTCAGTTAAATTTTGTTCTTGAACCAAATACATCTTATGTTTTGCATAAGATGTATCGGAATTTAGAGAGTATATCAGCTGAGAGGATAAATAGTGAGTTCTGCAAAATCGCTGCGTCAAGTGATTTTTGCGTACAGATGGTTTTATATAGTGATGTATTGTCATTGTTTATTCCTGAAATAAAAGATATGTTTGATTTTCCACAGAATAATCCATATCACATCTATGATGTATGGGGGCATACAATTCATGCAGTAGAAGCATATTTTTGTGATTGTGAAGAAGACTTAAATCCAATAGATTTAATTACATCATTAGCAGTGTTCTTTCACGACATAGGGAAGCCACATTGTTATCAGGACGGAGAAGATGGTATCAGACATTTTAAAGGGCATGGAAGAGTTGGTGCTGATATGACAGATGGGATTATGAAAAGACTCCGTTTTGATAATGATACAAGAGAAAAGGTTGTGCAGCTTGTCTATTATCATGATGCAACTTTTGAAGTCGGTGAAAAGTATGTCAAGAGATGGCTCAACAAGATTGGAGAAGAACAATTTAGAAGACTATTGAATGTTCGTAGAGCAGATATTAAAGCACAAGCATATATAGAACAGGATAGTAGGCTTCAGAAAATTGACAATATCGAAAATATCTTAGAGGAAGTTTTACAGAAAGATGAATGTTTCTCATTGAAAGATTTAGCTATCAATGGCAAGGATCTGATTGAGATTGGATATAAGCCAGGAAAAGAAATAGGAAATACACTGAATTGTCTTTTACAATTGGTAATTGAAGGTGCGTATCCAAACGAGAAAAGTGAGTTACTTAAATATGTTAAGATGACAAAAGAAAAGAATGGATGCAGTTAAGAGAGAATTATAATGGTTAGATTATTTTCACATACAGATCTTGACGGAATCGGCTGTGGTATTTTGGCACAACTCGCATTTGGTAAAGATAATGTAGAAATTTCATATTGTGATTATGACAATATTGATTCAAGTGTAAGAGAATACTTGGAAACGGAGCAGGATAACACAATTCCAATTTATATTACTGATATTCGTGTGAATGAAGAAACTGCCGAATTATTAAATAAGAGAGGCAATGTCAAGTTATTAGACCATCACCTAACAGCTCTTGGATTAAATAAGTATGATTGGTGTGATATAGTTATCGAAGATTCTAAAGGAATTAAAACATCGGGAACTATGTTGTTTTATCATTGGTTAGGTATGAATGGTTGTCTGAGTGAAGAATTAGATAATAATAAAGCGTTAGAGAGATTTGCTGAATTAGTAAGAGACTATGACACTTGGAGATGGTCAACTCTCGGTGATGACGGAATTATCTGCAAGCAGGTCAATGATTTATTATATCTTTATGGACGTGATGATTTTGTTCGTTGGTGCATTTCTGAAATTCATGATGAAGTATTCCCAAGATTATATGCAAAAGATGAAGTTGTATTAAAAATAAAGCAGGATGAGATTGACAGATATATCGAAGAAAAAGATAAGACAATGTTCGCAAATACAGTGTGCGGTAAGGTTTGTGGATTTGTATTTGCTGATAGATATGTTAGCGAATTAGGAAATCGGCTTTGCAAGATGCATCCTGAAATTGATTATGTGTCAATGATTGATATTGACGGCTGTACTGTTTCTTACAGAACTGTTAAAGAAGATATTGATCTTGGAAAAGATGTAGCAAGCTTATTTGGCGGTGGTGGACATCCGAAAGCTGCTGGATCTAAATTTAGTCAGGAGATCAAGTTGAAAGTAGTAGAGAATATCTTCGAATAGTCTGTCAGAAAGGAGAAATTATGTATCAGAACTGTTGTAGAAAGTGTGGAAGCGTTGCACTTCATACAGAAGTAAAAGGTAATAATACAGGATTGTATTGTGATGATTGTGGTGCTTATGTAAAGTGGCTCGGCAAAGATGAATTGAGAGCCTTTGAATATTCAATGCGAGAAGCTACAAAAGAAGAGCATGAATCTGTTAATAAATATATTCAGAGTATCAGCAAGCCAACAGGTGTAAATCTATTTGATAATTCTACTATTGTTGAACGATTGGAAAGATTTGTTGAAGAAATAGATAAGGAAATTGATTGTGAATATGAGAAACGAGCAATTTCTGTAGAAGATAATGTCAGGAAAAACGCATATTGTTATGCGTTAGAAAAATGTAAATCTGCGATTGGTAATATTTTATACGGTAGAGAATTTAATGACTTAGGAGAATGACAATATGGGACAGTTAATTGATAAGACGGTATTGCGAAAAGAATTGTCCAAGCTACCATCCGAAATGGGCTTTGTAAGAAAGTCAGATGTAATGCAAATTCTTGGCAACCAGAAATGTGTTTATGATGTAGAAAAAGTTGTAAAAGAATTAGATGAATGGACTTTCAATGCAAATATAGACATTGGCGATGGAACTATGATGAATCACAATTTGATTGTAAGAGACAATGCTGTTGATATTGTGAAGAAAGGTGGAGTAAATGAGTAATCCAACACATAGAGAAGAAATAAATCTTTACGAAGCGATTCAGAAATCATTCCCTAAAATTCTCATCAAAGACTTAACAGAACATGAAAGGATTTGTCCTGTTTGTAATGGTCTGGGAATGAGGATTGAGAATAATATTTATGGTATCAAAGGCGATGATTCTGAAGCTGGTAGACGAGAACATTTTCCATATAAACATCAAGCACTTTCGTTTTGCCGGAGTTGTTTTAATGGCGTACAGAGATTATGTCCTTATTGTGGACAACCATATAAGAATCAAGGATATACGCATTGTGACTGCGAAGGACAGAAGAAAGCTGACGAAGGAAAGAGAATAAAAGAGTGGAATGAGAAAGTTTCTAAGGCAGTAGCAGTTGATGAAAAAGATGTAGATACAATGCTTTACTGTGAGGAATTTGACAAGTATTACGACACAATTGACGATTTCTTTGACGATTATGCAGCAAACTATATGGATGAAGAAGTGTACACAAAACCTGTGAGATTATGGGTAACTTCTGTTGAGAAAATACATATCGACGCAGCAGATGTTACGGCTAATGCTTGCGAATATTTGCACGAAGACGCTTATGACCAATGTGATATCGGATCTTTGCAAAAATTGCTTGATGCGTGGTGTAAAGATCAATATGGAGCAACTACCTATTTTCCGTCTTTTAAACAGTATGTTCTGATTGATTGGAGTGAATATAACAAAGGAGAGTGAATATGAAAATTACTATTGATCTGGAAAATTTAGAGAATCTTGTGCAGAATTCCATCGAGGAAAATATTGAGGCTGTTGTGAGAAACCAAGTCGATAATGTTGTAAGGAAAATGGCGGAAGAAGTAGCCAAAGGCGCAATTGAAGACAAGGTTTCGGAAAATTTTCAGCGATTTGTCGATGAGTATATTGCAAACACCAAAATTAAGATTGGTGGCGGTTATTGGGACGACTCTGAGGTGCGCGAATACACTGTTGAGGAGTATATCAAAAAGCAGCTCAAAGAAAAACTTGAATCAAATTCTCTTAGGGTTAAGGCGGCTAAATATAATAGCGAATATAAGAATGTAACGTTCGAAGAGTATATTAAAAGTCAATTTGATTTCAACGAGGAAATTAAGAAAGCTGTAGACGAATTTACAGATGGCATTCGTAAACAGGTAAATTGCGCCATGAAGGAAGCTTTTGACAATTCTACGAAAAATATGTTATCAGCCACCGTCCTTAATATTCTAAATGCAAATGAGACTTATCGAAAACTTGAAAACAATATCAAGTGTATTGCGGATAAACGAGAATAAAAAGATATGGAAGAAGAAATTTACGAAGTAGATTATGAAAACTGTTCATACTGTGAGACTACGTATTATGAAAACGATACGGGATATAGAGAATATGGATGTTCTCTCTGGACTGGAAATGCAGATGACAACGTGTGTGTCGGAGGATATTTAGAAGATGGATGTCCGCTTGCATTTAGATATTGGGTAGAGGAGTAATTGTATGAAGTTGGGAAAGCTGATAAAAGTTGGAGAAATTCGTGCTTGCGGAGATTTTTCTGAAATGCTCGAAGTTGCAAAAATGCTCGAAGATCGTGGTCTTGCAGTTGTAGAAGACGATGAGGACGACTACGGTTGGGGAAATCTGAAAGTATGGCACGTTTTAAAGGAAAGAAACAATGCTTGAAACTAATTTTTCGTTGATTTGGATACTAGATCGATAACAAGCGGTTTAAATAATAGAGTGCAAAATAAACGGAAGTAAAGGTTGAAATATAAAATGAAATCTGAAAAAGAAAAATTAATGAAAGTAATTGAAGGCGTAAAGTCCATTTCAACGTCTCTGCAACTTATTATAATAGTTCCGTTGCGATTCAAACCTGAAATTGAGAATTTAAAAAAGGTGGCAAATGATTGTGGGTGTGATATTGATGTAATTGGAATTCCAGAAAAATCCAAGGATGACGACAAAACTATCTACGTTGTTCCAATTTCGAATGACGCGCCTAAGATTATTTATGAAATTAAATGAAGGAGTTAATCATGAGAGAAGAAAACATTGGTGTATTAAGCGCAGGTGAGCGTTTCGACTTCAGGGGTTTTGAATGGATCGTTCTTGACAACAACGTGGACGGCGGTGTTCTGGCAGTTATGACATCTACTTGGAACAATAAAGAATATAGATTCGACGATGACGGCTGCAACAACTACGCAAAGTCAAGCCTGCGTAGAAAACTGCTCAATGAATTGCTTCCTGTGTTGGGTGAGGATAATCTTATTCCTCATGAGGTTGACTTGGTAGCCGACAACGGAGATGACCGTTACGGCACAGTCACAGATAGAGTTTTCATCCTGAGTTGTGATGAATACAGAAAGTACCGTAAGCACGTTCCACTTCTCCCTGAATGGATGTGGACTTGCACACCTTGGTATATCTCAGACGCCGGGGGCGGTCACTACGTTCGCCACGTGAGTACGGACGGTTGTCTGTACAGCCACTATGCGTACAGCAGCTTTGGGGTTGCCCCGGCTTGTGTATTTAATCCGAAGAATCTTAAATTGCACCGTCAGGTGCAAATGGTGGAGCGTAAGGAGAATAAAAATGGAATGGATTAAATGTGAACTAGGACAAATGCCAGAAGATGACGATAGGTATGCTGGCAGAAAAATTATCAAAGTGCTTGTAACAACCGATACAGGAAATGTAACGAAAGCACAGCGCGAATTGTTTAAAGAAGAATGGTATTGGGCAAGAATTGGCAGAGCGATCGCGTGGATGCCATTGCCTGAACCATATAGAGAATAAGTAAGTAGCGTCGAGACGATTAAATAAAAATTGAAAGGAGACGGGCTTCTCGGCGAATATTTTGGAACCGATCCGAAGTGATAAAAATTGGATACCTGGACGTGTAGGTTGTGGATATTTTAAATGGTCTTAAAATGTGAGGAGGTGGAGATATAAATGGAATATTTTTTAATTGCGCTTGTTTTTGCTTTTGCAGTTTTTGTGATTTTAGAAGTGCGTGACGTAGAGGATTGAGAATGGCCAGAACAAAACTGACATGAATGAGGAATGATATGTTAGATGAATTGTTAGAAGAAATTCAGAAACTTAGAGAATATAAAACAAAGTATGAATACGCAGAAAAGGACAAGAAGGAAATGTCTGATTTACTGTACAAATATATGATGGCTGAATATGAGGGAAAATCATATGATGAACGGGTTCGAGAGTATGAAAAAAACACATGCAGCTGCTGTAGATATCATTCAATGTGCGAAGGTAAAAAACGATTGCCATTGGATATTTTAAAGCCGAAACCAAGTGGTGACAAGGCGTGGATACCCGGACGCGTAGGATGTGGTTTCTTCGAGTGGTCTTAAAAGATGATGAATGTTTAAACAGAATATTTTCTAATTACAGTTATTTTTGAGGTGAAAATGAAGAATAAATTTATAGGAATTGTGTTGGCTTTAGGTCTTACACTTGCAATGGTCGGATGTGGAGACGGATCTACTGTGGCTGTTTCTGCAAATGAAGCAGAGACGGTTGCAGTAACATATGAGGCTTTGATGTACGATAATTTGGGGAATAATTTTCTGAACTTTACCGGCAACAGCTTCACAATCGAACCAAATAAAGTGAAGCAATGGGGCTGGAATACGGATGGCAGTTGGACAAGCTGGTATGAGACAAGTTCCGTCGTCACGATCGGCATTGATGAAAATTATGTTCAATCGTGTGGCAGCAGCGTGTTATTTAAGGATACACGTTTGGAAATGCTAGATATTCCAAATGAATTGAACACAAAAGAGGCATCAAGAGAAGATGGCTATGACGTATCTGTGAGCGGCAGACCGATTGGTACATATTATGGGTTGAAAAATTGGTGGTATGACATGCGTGAGAAAGGTCAGCATGGACAGAAGCTGATTCTTATCCAGTCTCAGGATGGATACAACATTGGAGCATTTATGGGAAACGATGTTACTTGGGAAGTCGAAGAAAATCTGCCTAAAACGACAAAAATCATGATCGATGGACTTCCTCTTTATGTTCACAGATGCAATTTTACAATTATCGATTCAAATCTTATTGCCAAGTAGAGGATGGTTCCAGATGGAGAATATATATGTGACAGCTATGAAGAATGGCAAACAGGTTCGAGTGAAATACCGAAATAAGTGCGAAGATTATTCTGGCGGCTGGTGGTCTGAAGAATTTTGGATGTACGATCCAGAAACTAATCGTTTTCGATGTTATTATCCTGAGTCCAACTTCAAAAAAGGGTTTTTCACACTTCACGACGAAGATGCGGCGAACTGCATCATGACGGAAACTATTAGGCTTGCAACCGGCGGTTACAAAGATGAATCAGTAGACGTAGAAGATATCATCATTGAGGATGCTGGAATTCCAGTTAGCTCACGATCCACCGTTGAAAAGACGATCGAGAAAATAAAAACAATAACCGACGAAGAAATCATTCGGAGGGTATTTAGCGGTGTGGTAAGTTAAAAACTACAATATATAGTATATAAAAATTAAGAAAGGACAAAAAGTATGTATACGGAGCAGAATAGGGGCTTTACTGTGATAACAAACTTTGGATGTGATTGTCGCTGCAAATATTGCATTACAAAACATCATCCAATTTTACAAAATGCAGTAACAGATAAAGATAAAATAGATTGGGAATATTTAGAAAAATGTATTTCTGAATCTGATGCACCAACCGTAAATCTATCAGGCGGTGGAGATCCGTTTTATAATTGGAAAGAAAATATTGACTTCTACAATCGGGTATATGAACTTGCTCATAAATACGGTAAGAAGCTGGATATACATACTCGTATCCTTCCTGATGATATGGAGTTGATAAAGAAATTTAGGAAGATCGCTTTGAGTATTGAAGCGTACGATACAAAAGCAATAGAACGATTGAAGAATATTCTTCCTGAGATTGAGAAAACAACAAATCTAAGAGTCGTTAATGTGTTAAATGAGAGAATGACCACAGAAGATTGTTTCGATTACATAAACAAAATGCACAACATTGGTGTAAAGCAGATTACATTCAGACAAATGTTTGGCAACAAAAATGCATATCAGAACTTCTTGAAAATCAAAGATTCTATCAACGTTTCAGGCGTTATGTTCTTGCCAGATGGAGAATATCATCATTATTATTTCACAACTAACAATAAGCTTTATCCATATTTCTTTGGATATACAGAGAATGATAGAAAGGTATGGATGAAAAAATACGAAGAAATCGAACAGTATTGCGGTTAATTCATATCGAAATAATGATACACGACAAAGCAGTATGTATGGGATGTGCATTGATTCGCAATATTACATTGCGAACAACATCGGTACGCTTATTGTTGGCAACAATGGAACATTCAACGTAGCAGCAATATCAATAAGCAAAAGTAGCGTTGTGGATATGAATAGCTTATATAGTAGAAGCGAAATGAACTTAGATAGAGCTGGTTTGAGTGTTGCTTATAAAATTTTGCATGAAACAAAGGAGAGAATCAAAAATGAAACATTTTGAATTAGTAAAAGAATATGTCTATCCAAGTGGCAGTGTCTATGTGCTTTGTAACAAGGAGAAAGATTTTTATATTGAAACAACTTCAATGCAGGATGTAAATACAAAAGGAAAATCTCAGGAAATTATTATGACTGAGGATGTGAATCTGATTAAGAAAAATCTTGTTCCTTTTGAAGAAAAATGGCTGACAGCAATCAGCACACAGTATGGATGTCCGCAGCATTGTCAGTTTTGTTTAGTTCCAGAATTAGGTTTTCATGGAAATCTGTCTACGGAAGAAATGTGGGAACAGCTTGAGTTTGTATTTAATCAGCATCCACAGGTTACTAAGAGCGACAAAATCAAGGTTGGTTTTGCCCGCATGGGTGAGCCACAGTACAATTGGAAAAATATTTTACAAGTTATGAAAGATATGAAGACATATCGTGAAGGATTTACATTCTTGCCTTGTTATAACACAATTCTTCCGAAAGTAAAGGTATTTGGCAAGAGTCCGGTTGATGTATTAAAAGAAGAAGTTATGTCTGTTAAAGAATATCTTGATGGATTTATGCATATTCAGATTTCTACAAATAGTACGAATGAAGATGAGAGAAAATATTTATTTGGTGGTGCAGATGTTGTAACAATCGAAGAGATGAAGAGAGAATTTAATAATATGCCAAATAATAATAGACTCATCACTTTGAATTTTATTTGTGGAGCTGGTTGGGAACTTGATCCAAATAAGTTATATGGTCTTGATCCGAATGTGTTCTGTGTTAAGATTACGCCGCTCAATACAACAACTGCTACAAAAGAACATGGTCTTGAAGATGCAATTCAGTGGAATTGGGAGAATATGGATAAGATCAAAGAAAAGGTAGAAAGTTGTGGTTTGAAGGTGGTCGTTGATGTGGCGGCAAAAGCTGAGTTGCCACTTTGTTGTGGAAATTTAGTTCAGGATTATAAGAAAACAGCACGCTAAAAAGCGATATTTCTTTGGTTTGTAACAAGTAAACAAGAGAACAAATATAAGAAAAGGAAAAGAGCATGAACAGAATTACGATTAATGGCAAAACTATCACTTGTTCAGGAAACAATGTAGTTATTAGGAATGGGAAAGTAATTATGGATGGCAATACTATTCAGAAATGTAGTAGTGGTGATATTAGAGTAGTTATTGAGGGAGATGTAAATAATATTGATTGCGATGTCTCAGTAACAGTTCGCGGTAATGCAAGAATTGTTAATTGTGGTGGAAGCTGCGAAGTGAGCGGTAATGTCGATGGAGACATTGATGCAGGCGGTTCAGTAACTTGCGGAAATGTATCGGGAGATATCGATGCTGGCGGCAGTGTTAAGTGTAGAAGGTAAGGAAATGTTATAATATGAAGATTTTAGCATTAGCAATTTTATTTGTTTTGGCGTTTTTGAGAGTAAAGAATACTCCAAGATCATTAAGTAAAACACTATGGAAGAACGAGATGATTAAGCTGTTAAAAAATGATGAAGACCGGAGTGGTGGTAAACCTTATAGTGCTGAAGCGCGAGGCACAACCATCTTCCTTCTATTCTTAATTGAACTGTTTTTCATTATTTTCTACGCAGTGTTAGGCAATAAGATTGGGACAACCGAATTTATTATTATGTCTGCCTTGCAGGTATTTACTTGTTTATGGCACTTATTCGTAAACATTTGTGAAATTGGGAATGCATCTTCTTACAATGTTGAAGATTATAAGTTTCATAGATTCCAGTTATTATTTAGCTTGATTTTGGATTATATTTACTATCCATATGCAATCTATATGCTGTTAAAGTAAGAAATTTTGGTTTCTTGAGGAGGTGCCCTATTGGAATTAGACAGAGCAATAAGGATTATAAATGCAGATGAAAATGCGTCAGAATCAGAACAATTAGAAGCATTTAATGTATTCTTTAAAGAATTATTCGATACAGATATACAAAATAATGATGGTGGATATAGAAGTATCTATGATGTATTTTCAGAAGCAAGCAAAAAGTTTCATAATAAAACAGAGAATATAATAATGTAATTACAAAACCAGGAGAATAAATCAGTAGGAAAACCACGTTTCAAATGATTTTATCTAAGAGCATTTCTGCTTACTATTTCCAAAATAAAAGAGAGAATAATTATGTGACAATAAAATTAAAGGAGATGTCGCTATGAATAAATCAAAACACGAGGACTTGATTCGCAAAGAAGTATATTCCATCGACGAAGTCAAAGATAAAGTAAGAGATGTTTTATTTGAAAAAGATAAGAGAAACGCAAAGGTTGATTTTGATGGAGATTTGATTAAAGGTAACAGTCAAAGATACCAAACGTTTTTTACAAAAGGCTGCAGGTGTGTGGTTTGTGGAATTGAAGGTAGATATTTTGCAAAAGAAAGACATTTGCAAGACAAAGCATATCATCTGAATTTGTATGCAGTTGATGATAATGGCACAGAAATTTTAATGACAAAAGATCATATTTTACCACATTCAAAAGGTGGCGCTGATGATATTAACAACTATCAAACAATGTGTAAGCTTTGTAATGAAGCAAAAGGTAACAAACTAGAAGATTAAATTTTAGGGTGAATTCGTAGGAATTCATAATAATAATCGAGGATGGGGATTGTTATTCAGGTAGACAAGTCAGAGTAATAAGGTCAACAAACTTTGATGTGATGAGGCACATAAAAGAAATTACAGTTGCAATATCTGATACCATAGGCAACACCTCCTTCAGAAATAATACAAATGCCCATGTAAAATATTATTTCATATATAAAGGACTCTGACTTGTATTCCCTTGGGCAAATCTTATTATATCTGATTTTCTATAAAAAGTCTATGTGAAATTTCACGACAAAAATCACAGTTGAGAATAATTAAAGAAAGGAAAAATTAGAAGAAGTTCCTATAGGATAAAGTGCGCACTACTTACTAAGGTAAGAGGAACTTATGTATTGTGCTTATATCACAACAATTAAAGGTTTAAGAAAGCATACTAATGCTGACAGGCTGCAATGCGTCGAAGTGTTTGGGCAGAACGTCATTGTTGATTTGAACTATTACGAGGGTCAGAAGGTTGTATTTTTTCCGTCCGATGGACAGCTATCGCTGGAATACGCAACGGACAATAATCTTGTCAGGGTAAAAGATGAAAATGGGAATAATATTGGCGGATATATGGACCCTGAGAAAAGAAATGTGACGGCGATTCGTCTTCGAGGCGAAAAATCCGAAGGACTTGTATTGCCGATCGAAACACTATCCAAATATACAGATGTTTCAAAATTAAAAGATGGCGATCAAATTACGGTTCTGGATGGTCATGAAATCTGTCAGAAATATATCCCAAGAGGGAAGAGGAATAATCACCCTGTCGAAACGGGATCAAAAAAGAAAAAGAAAAAATCGAAGGAATCGGTGTCCTATCCTTTTTTCGAAGAACACAAAGATACTGCTCAATTGGCATATAATATGTCAGCGTTTCGACCTGGCGATACGATTTATATTACGCGCAAGTTGCACGGCACATCTGCTCGTACCATGAAGACGGTTAAAATTACGAAGAAGAGTAATAAGTTAAGAAGATTTTTACATATGGAACCAAAAATCACAAGAGAGGTTTCTGTTGTGTCTGGAAGTAGAAGAGTTGTGCTAAAAGATATGAATGCGAATGATGGATATTATTCGGACAACGGATTCAGAAGAAAATATCATGATTTGCTGAAAGAGAATCTTCCGGAAGGATTCGAAGTGTTTTATGAGATTGTAGGATACGTGAATGAGACCACTCCTATCATGGGTTCAGTGTCCAATAAAGGAGTTAAAGAGAAAGAGTTCGTAAAGAAATTCGGAGACACGACGACTTTTTCATACGGATGCAAGCCAGGAGAATCGGATATGTATGTGTACAGAATGACTGCGACTACAGCGGACGGAACGGTGGTTGAATTGCCTTTGGAAACCGTAAAAGTGTGGTGCGATAAGCTCGGAGTTAAACACGTGCCGGATTTGGAGAAATTTATCTATACAACACCAGAAGATCTAAAAGAAAGAGTGAACAAACATCTCAGTAATATGCCAGCCGACGAGATTGGAAAGACGCATGTTGCCGAAGGTGTTGTTGTTCGCATCGATAACAGATCGACGTTTACAGCTTATAAGGATAAGGTGTTTGAATTTAAGGTAATTGAGGGGATCGCTAAAGACACATCTGATGTGCCTGATATGGAAGAAGCTGAAGAGTTATTCGAGGAGACTTTAAATGAATAAACCTACATTGTATATCATGTGTGGCTTGAGTGGTAGTGGCAAATCAACCATTGCCACTCAGATTGCCAATGAAAAATCACATGATTCCTTTTGGATGGAACACAGAAAAAATAAAGAAACGTTGGAAAGAAAGATTTGGAGAATATAAATATAAGATGCTTTTAGATTTCAATGAATGTGATAAAGCAAGGTAAAGTAAAATTGAATTCTACTTGACAAAAAGGAGGTGGTTTTATGTCCAATTATTTTATTGCTGATATGCATTTTGGACATACTTAACTAACGTAATGAGCTTCGATAGTCGTCCGTTCAAGTCCATAGAAGAACATGATGAAGCGTTAATTGAAAACTGGAACAATGCGGTTGGAATGGATGATGACGTGTATTTACTTGGTGATATCTCGCGACATAATTCAACAAAAACGATTGAAATATTCAATGAATTGAATGGTAATATACATTTAATCGTCGGAAACCATGATGGAAAGCTACTGAATAATAGAGAGTTTCAGAAAAGATTCTGTGAAATCGCGCATTACAAAGAACTCGATATTGGAAATGGGAAACATATCGTTCTGTGCCACTATCCAATTCCTTGTTTCAACGGGCATTATTACAATGACTACCATCTTTACGGTCATGTGCATAACAGTTTCGAGTATAACATGATGGAACACATTAAGTTCCAGATGGAAGAGTTATATGACAAACCATGTAATATGTATAACGTTGGTGCAATGATGCCATATATGAATTATACACCAAGAACATTAGAGGAAATTATTAAGAGTGGAGAATAATTATGTGTAATCGTTGTAATTATGACTCGCCTGACAATCAAATATATGTAGATCCATTAACAAATGAATATTACTTGGACATTGAAACTTCTGAATGGGATGAATATGACGATGGATTTGTTCATCAGAGAGAATATATTGCATATTGTCCTTATTGTGGCAGGAAGTTAGGAGAATAAATTTAAAAGTAAATTCAGGTTTCATTGGATTGTAAAGAGAGGATGTTAAACAAGGAGGTATTTAAAAATGTCTAGTTGGACTTATATCAACGGCACAGTAACGGTTTGTCCTATGGGAAGAACACAACCTGAAAAAAGATACATTCTTGAAACGGTGCTAAACCATCTGCCAAGAGTAACGGGTTCTGGAGGCGATATGGATGTATATATTATTCAGAAAAACGGTTACAACGGTCTATGCTCATGTGATGAATTTGGCGAAGTGACAAACAATTTGGTAGATAAATATGGATATAAGAGCCGCAGTAGAGGATGCTTACGGACACAAGATGAATACATTCTTGTTGTAAATGCAGCTTTAAGAGACAGGGAATTTGAAGAAATCTACAGAGAATTTATGAAGTGGTTTGTAAGACTCTGTAAAAGAGTAGGTTGCGAAGATGTTCTTGTAGAAATAAAAGGATGCAACAAATCAACTGTTATTAAAGACAGGAATATTCAGAGAAAAAATTGTTCATTCCAGAGTGTTTTCCATGGCTTATTTGAAGATCCAAGCTGGTGTAATGATGCAGGCGAAGTTAATTGGACGGAATTTATGATGTGGGACAGAGCAAAAGATTCAAGCTATCCTATGACTCTTGCTTATAAATATTTCAACGATGAAGAAAACGACAAGGAAGTTGAGAGAAGAATGAATTATAGATAGCTTCAAATAAACCAATCTTTCATTGGGATTAGTAAATAAGAAGAAAATGTATATGTCTTTATTATTTTTACATATCTTATTGGTAATTCTTTGTGCAGCTAATGTAATTGTTAATAAGAATAAAGTGTCTAAATTTCTTTGGTCTTGTTCAGGACTATGTTGGCTGATTCTCAGCATAATAGAAATCACAGAAATGATGTAGCTAAAAAGAGAATATACAAGTACGAAAGGAGGTTGAGTTCCATGGATTAAAATTGCAATGCTCTGAGTAGTAAGAGTGAGAAAATTAAAAGATTTTATATATGAAAAGGGACAAATTATAAATGACAACAATAGAAATTTTACCATTATAGATCGTTTTATAAATGAACGAATTAGTAAAAATAAAATAATTCGCACACATGCATATAAGTGTAAGTGTAATATATGCAATCATATTTCAATAAAGATGGAGTCAGATATATTATGTGGAAAAGGTTGTCCATGTTGTGCAGGAAAAACTGTTGTCGAAGGAATAAATGATATTCCAACAACCGCTTCTTGGATGATTCAATTTTTTCAAGGAGGAATTGAAGAAGCAAAGAAATATACAAAATCATCTAATAAGTTAATTTATCCAATATGTCCTGATTGTGGAAGAATTAAAGAGAAACCAATTAAAATAAATAATGTTTATAATAAAAAATCAATTGGATGTAAATGCAGCTACAAAGGAATAAGCTATCCAGAAAGGTTTATGATTCAAGTGTTAGATCAGTTAAACATAACTTATGAGTGGCAATTTAATCCTGAATGGTTATGTGGAAGAAGATTTGATTTTTGTATTGAGCAATTCAAATTAATTATAGAGACGGATGGAAGACTTGGACATGGGTATTATACATGGGGAGGCGGATTAGATACAACATCAAAAAAAATAGATAAATGGAAAGACAGAATGGCAGAAGAACAAGGCTATAAAATTATTCGTATAGATTGTTCAAATAGTAATTTTACATATATAAAAGAAAATATTGTAAAATCAGAATTGAAGAATTATTTTGATTTTTCGATGGTAGATTTTTCAAAATGTGAAAAAAATCATTAACAAATTTTTGTAAAGAAATTTGCTTGTATTTTGAAAAACATAAGCCAATAACATGTAAAGAACTAAGTGATATTTTTAATTGTGCTACATATACGGTTACGACATATTTAAAAAAAGGAACAGAGATAGGGTGGTGCAATTATGATGTAAAAGAGGCACAAAATAATGCAATAGAAAAGACAAAATTATTTTATAAGAACAATCAAAAGAAGAGTAAATTTGACGATATCCCAGTAATTTCAATAGACAATAATAAATCAATGAAATATTACGAATCAATATCAATTGCTGCGAAAATATTTGATATAAGACCTTCAAGAATAAAAGAAGTTTGCGATCATAAAAAACATTATAATACAGCAGGCGGTTATATATGGCGTTATGTGGATGAAGTAGAGAATAATACATTAGAAACAGTATAAAGAGTAGAATGAATTTTTTCTTTCTTTTGGACAGATTGAAGGCGTGAATAAATTGTCAACAAAATATGATCTTGATATTGATGAACTTGTGATAGGCAGTCTCGATTTAAAAGAAGAGTTTGGCAGCCGTATGGGACAGTATATGCATTTGATATTAACGGATTAGAGGAGGAAACTGATTGAGAAGTAGTATTTTTATTCCAAAGACGATTAATGTTGGTTATCAGAACCGCTCAGGAACATACACGGGAAAGCTTGCTTATGTAATTTACTACGACGAAAAGGGCAAACTGCGAAAAGAGACTTCATGGAACGGTTGGCGAGATAAGAATATTCCAAATAACGAATATGATAATATTCCAACTGAAGGATTTGTACTTAATAAAAAAGCAGGCGATTATTCTACAGGTTGGGATCACAGACATGTTTATTGTAGAGTATATGATCCGCGAGGATTTGAATTTGAGATTACCATTGAGAATTTGTTGTATATTCTTGAAAATGCAAATTGTATCAAAGGAAAAGGGCTTGAAGGAGAATTTGTATATGGATGGGATGGCAAAGATTTAGTTCTTATGCCGGTAGAATCACCTGACTACAAAGAAATTAGTGAGTTTAATAGGATTGTTCATAGTAATGAATGTATTAAAGCAAAAGATTTAATTGTAGGTGCTACATATTTAACCAAAGACAATGAGAGCTGGATTTATATGGGTAAATTCGATGTCTATAACAGATATGGAGATTGGGACAGCAGAGGTAAGTATTTTTGGTTTTGGAATGGTGATTATTTTGAACGGTATAGGTCAATGCCAAAAAATAGATTTATTAAGTGCATTGATGATAAATGCAGCGAAAAGTATGCAGATATTTTTGAAAAATTAGAAGAAAATCCTGAATACTCTCCGTATGACAGCTCGAAAGACGAGTATAAATACTTTACGCTCGACGACTTCAAAGAAAAACATGGCAATTATTTGTGGGCAAAAAATCAATTTATTAGCGAATATTACGCAAAAGGAAATAAACGCGTATTTGATTTTTTGGAACAGGATGACGGTTTGTATATTGTTCGTAAGGAACAAATATCGCAGGACTATTGGAGAACCATAAATTATGTAGAAGTAACAGATATATTTCCTATCATATCTCAGATGGTCAACTCAAACCGATATCCATATAATGAAATAGAAGAAAAACATATGATTCCTGTTACTATTGAGCAGATTTTTGAAACAATGAAACCAATGTATATTCAGAAATATTTAGCAAATGGCAGAGAATATGAGAAGGAGTACAATATCAAATGAGTAAGAATGATGATAGGATTTTAGAATTAAAGAAGCAGATTGAAACTAAGAAGAAGGCTATTTCTGAGAAGAAGGTCAGATTTATTCCTGAGACAAATTGTGTCCTCAATATGGATGGAATGACTATCAACCTTAATGTATGTTCAGATGATGCATTAGTGTTATTGCTTATCAGGCTCAATTCATATCTTATGTCGGCGGTTGACCTTGGAATGCCTAATTTTGAGATTTCAGGCTACGGCGTAACGACTTGGATTGATGATATTAAGAGTAAGTTAGAAGTGTCTGGTCTAAAGAAAGAAGAGTCTGATTTGAAGAAGATGGAGAGCAAACTGAATAAATTGCTTTCTGATGACAAGAAAACTGAGCTTGAAATTGATGAGATTGCAAATTTATTGAAGTAATGAATCCGACGTTTCTTCAGAATACAAGAAAGGAGAATATTATAATATGAAGATTTTAGCGTCAACAATTTTACCAGCAATGTTAATTTTGACATTTTCATTAGCTGGTTGTGCGAAATGTATTAGTACAGAGATGTCTGCTGTGCAAGTTAAGATTACTGACGAATATCGCAGAGGCGCTAGATATAATGCAGCAACAAAAACTATGCGACCATCTGTTCATAGAATTACAGTTGAATATGATGGTGTTGAGTACGATATTTCAGGAAGTGATACATATTACAAATACTCTGATAAAGTTGGAGAATATACGAATGGAATATTGCAGATCAAGAAATATGATGATGGATCTGTAAAATACGACATTGTTGAATTGGAGTAGGAGAAATATTTATGAGACCAGAGAGCATAGAAGTAACATTTAAAATTCCAATTCCAGTTGATAAACCTGATTTGAATTGTGTCATATATTTAAAAGAAGCAATTAGAAATGCTTATAAAAATGTAAAAGATATTCCGATTGAGATGCCATGTAGTTACGGTCAGCTTCTTCCTATTGGAGTAGCACAGGAAGTGGAGTTGATTGAAGATGAAAATGGTATGCGTATCACAGGTGTTGGTCTTATTTTGCATGATTAAATATTCAAAGTAAATATTTGCTTCTTGTAGAAATTTTGAAAGGAAAACAAACGGATGAGTGTAGTGGCGTGTAAAATTTACAAAGATAAGATTGAAATGGCGTCAGACTCCATTGCTGTAAAAGGATGGACAAAGATCAATAATGCGCAGAATAAAATTGTTAAAATAATGAAATACAATGACATGATTATTGGTGGTTGTGGCAATTCAGATGAGATTAGTCTGTTGTTCCATTATATGAAAACTCATACCATCGAAGATATGGATGAAAAAGGCGTGCTTGATTTTATTATTGAGTTTCGCAGATGGAAGAGCGACTTAACTGGTGATAACAACCTTAAAAATCCATACATAATTGCCTATAAAGGAAAAGCCTTTGCAATCGAAGGAATGTTAGTTTTCCCAATTGATGATTTTTACACTATTGGGGCTGGCGAAGATTATGCAAGCGGTGCTTTATATATGGGCGCAAGCCCTAAAGAGGCGGTTAAAGCAGCCTGTGAATTATGCGCAATGGTATGCGAACCAATTGTTTGCGAATCAATTAATAAGTAACATGAAATATCGGTTTCATGTGATACGAGAAGAAGAATATTATAATGAGCAATGTGGGAATGTAGAGAAGGAGTTCGATCTTTATCAGACAGATTGGAGATGTGAATGTGTATTGGGAATTAAAAAGCAATGAAAGTTTTTCAGATAAATACCAAACATGGATTATAGCGTATTGTTTAGATACAGATTCATTTTTTGCAACGAATCAAAGACATTTCTTTTGGGAATATGATAATGAATTTCAATGTGAAAATGATGCTGTGTATTATTTCAGAAACAATTTGGAAGAGTTTAGAAATGCTAGGAAAGAAATATTGAGTCATTGTGGTGGATGGCGTATTGATAAGGATTTGTTTTTAGAAAATACGAAAGAAAGTTTTCGGTAGCTGTCAAAAATATATTGACAAAACAATTCTTAGATAGTTCAGAAGATGTCTGAAGAATGAGTGAGTAAAAGGGGCGGATTTATGCTTTTAGAAAAAACACCTAATGTCGATTTGATGAATTACAAAAAAATTACGCTGGATTTGCTAAAAAATAATAATTACACAAATGCAGCGTTGATCGTAGAAGAACTTTTTCAGAACGAAATCGCCGTTCGTGAAGTCATCGAAAAAGTAGAATCCGAGATCGAGAATAAGTAACAAAGGGCACGAAAGTGCTCTAAGCGGAGATACCCAAGTGGTGATGGGATACGTCTTATACACGTCAACGCCGCAGGTTCGATTCCTGCTCTCCGCATTTAGCCTGTAAGAACTTTCTGGTGTGGATGACCGGATAGCGAAGTATAGCGTGACATTTACAACATCCTAGGCGCTATTCGAGACCTGTGTGCGCAGCAGGTTGAGAAAGGCTAATTATTGACAAGCAGAACGATTCCTGAGAAGAGGAATGCGCGAGACTTGGCTCCAATAGCGGAGTTTAAATCGGTAGGCTCATTGGTGTAGCGGAAACACGCTGCCGTTGGTGGTACGAGTTGCGGGTTCGACTCCCGTATGAGCCATTTCCATCAATTTGAAAGGAGTGCAAGCGATGGGAAGAACGAAAGAAATCAGATCAATCCAGAAGGACTTCGTAAAACAGTATCATAGCAGATGTTGTAATAAGTGTAGGACGTGCAAACATTATTACGAAAACACAGAATATGAAGATGGGTGCGAAGGACAGGATATGATTTGCAACGATTACAGAAAGGAGGACGGTTTAAAATGACGGCAAAACAGTTGGATATATTGGGTCGCATCGGCTCGATTTCGTCTGGTATAGGAGTTCTTGTTCTGCTGGTTAAATATGGAATCGGAGCGGGACTTATCGGATTAGGCGTATTCTGTTTGGGCGTAGTATGTGCAATTACTTCCAACAAATCAATTAATGCCGATACAAGAAGTCGGCCAGAAGAAAAAGAGGTAAACGAATGAATCCAGTATTAGTATTTTTGGTTGTGATTGGCGCAATCGTGTTATGGTTCCTTCTCTCGTTTATTTTCTTTCCGCTTGGGAAATTTATTTCAAGAATTGGAAAAGATGCGATGGAGGAAATGAATAAGGATGAATGTAAAAAGGAGAAAATGGATGAAGACAGGTAAAGTTGGTGCAGTGTTCTTAGGCGTGATAATTGTAATCGCTTTGGTAATTTGTTGTTTTAGCTTTAAAAAGGTTCCAGCCGGATACGTTGGCGTTGTATATAATTTTTCAACAGGTATTTCGGACAAAACGTTAAGTCAGGGATGGCATTTTGTAGCACCTACCAAAAAGGTTACGATTTACTCCATCGGCATCGAGCAGTCTTATTTAACTTCTGAGGATAAGGGCGATTCCAAGAAAGATGAAAGCTTTAGCATTCCGACTTCTGACGGAAAAACAGTACGAGTTAATCTGGAATTTTCTTACAAGTTTGACTCTGAAAGAGTAGCAGATACATTTATTCTTTTTAAAGGAAGATCTGGCGAAGCTATTAAAGACACATTTATCAAGCCAAAGGTTATTGCATGGACTCAGGAAGTATCTGCAAAGTATCCGGTAACAGATATTTTTGGCGATAAACGTACAGAAATCAATGCAGAACTCGATACATATTTAAAAGAAAAGTTTTTACCTTATGGAATTGTGATTGACACAGTTAATTTTACCGACATAGCGGTCGATGATGAAACGGCAGCGTCCATCCAGAAGAAGGTAACAGCACAGCAGGAACTGGAACTTGCGAATATTGAGGCTCAAACTGCAAAAATTCAGGCCGAAAAAGATAAACAGGTTGCACTGATCGAAGCAGAGAAAAATAAAGAGGCAGCTCAGATTCAGGCAGAGCAGGCGAAAATCAAAGCAGAAGGCGAAGCTGAAGCAAAGAAAATTGCGGCAGAAGCAGAAGCAGAAGCAAATAAGAAGATTGCAGATTCTCTTACGCCTGAACTGATCGAGAAAATTAAGTATGAACAGTGGAATGGTGAGCTTCCGCAGGTTCAGGGAAGCAATACTCCTATTGTAAATATGGGAGAGTAACGTAACAAAATGGCGGTCATTGTGCCGCCAACAATGGGCTATCGCCAAACGGTAAGGCGCAGGATTTTGATTCCTGTTTTTGTTGGTTCGAATCCAACTAGCCCAGTTTAATAATTTGTGCAAACGTGCACACGAAAGGAGAAGAATGTATGGAAATTAGAGAAGAAAAAAGAGACTTATTTACGGTTCCGCAGGGCTATTATCTTGCACATTGTATCAGCGGAGACTATGCACTTGGAGCAGGAATTGCTTTAAGTTTTGTGGAGAATTATAACATGCGCTACAAATTACATAGTCAGTATCCAATTGCATCAGGAGAAAAATTCGCCAACGTCGGAAAAGCTCTGCTGGTGGACAACGTGTTTAATCTGGTGACAAAACCGAAATGCTATCAGAAACCTACATATGACGATCTATTTAAGGCTCTGGTTGATATGAAGGAGCAGTGCGAAGAGTGGGACATCGACAAGGTTGCAATTCCCTATATTGGATGTGGCCTGGATCGACTCGAATGGGACAAGGTTAAGGAACTAATCGAAGATGTGTTTGATGAGACAAATGTAAAATTTCTTGTTTGCAGTCTGTAGGGGTCTATATGGAAGAGATTAAACCGAGATATTTGGTTATGGTCACAGCGTCCGCAAACAATAACAAATATTATAAACAAATTCCACACGGAGATAGTTGGACTGCTGAATATGGAAGAGTAGGAAGCAGTCCACAGAGAAGGGAATATCCCATGAGTCAGTGGAATTCGAAATACAATGAGAAAATCAGAAAAGGTTATGTGGACCAAAGTGATCTTGTAGAAGATCTAATTCAGGTTGAAAAGCCTAAGAAATCTGAATATCGAGAAATAGAAAATAAAGCAATAGCTGAAATTGTGGAACGTTTGCAGGCGATGGCAAGAAAAGCAATCAGTGACAATTACACAATTTCCTCCAACAAAGTAACGCACGCAATGGTTGATGAGGCGCAGGACGTCTTAACCAGCCTGATTGACGCGAAAGACGTCGATACATTCAATGAGACACTTCTAAAGCTCTTCACTGTTATCCCGCGAAAAATGGGAAATGTCAAAGATTATCTTGCTGAAAAATCAGATGATTTCTCCAGAATCATTCAAAAAGAACAGGACTTGCTGGATGTCATGAAAGGACAGGTTGTCCAGAAACAGATGATAGACGAAAATTCCGAAAAGGATGATATCCAAAACGAGAATACTATCTTAGAGCAGTTAGGGCTTGTTTTTGAAGAGTGTAGCACGAAAGATATTGCGGTTATCAAGGACGCACTTGGTTCCTGTTCAGACAGATTTTATCAGGCATGGCGTGTCAAAAATATCCAGACACAGAAAAGATATGATGATTTCGTTCGAGAAAATCATATCACGAATACGAAACTGCTGTTTCATGGAAGCCGGAATGAGAATTGGTGGTCGATCATTAACAGTGGGTTAGTTCTGAAACCAACGAATGCGGTAATTACGGGAAAAATGTTTGGATACGGCATTTATTATGCGCCAAAAGCAAGAAAATCTTTGGGGTATACAAGCCTAGACGGAAGTTATTGGGTTAGAGGAAATTCGAAATTTGGATTTATGGCACTGATGGAGGTTGCGTATGGCAAACCATATGACGTGTATTCATTCGATCGGAAGTATTATGATTTCGATTATCAGAAATTGCAGCAGGCGTGTCCAGGCGCAAATTGTTTGCACGCGCACGAAGGCAGTATGTTGAGAAACGATGAAATTATCGTCTACAAAGAAGAACAGTGTACGATACGCTATTTAATCGAGTTGAGATGAGAGGAGAATTTTATTATGGCAAGAACAAAATTAGAAGGTTTTTCAAGAGTTGCAGTGCTTAAATTCGGTGCATCTTATCCGTATTACTTTGCACTTTACGACGACGGTACAGATTATAAGATTGGTGACATGGTTGTTGTCAGCGGAAGCTCCAGCCCAAGCGTAATTACAGATATCCTGACGGCAGAGGAAGCCGCTGAAAAGACCAGTCTTAGTATCACAGCGGAAGTTATCGGCAGAGTGGACACAACGGCATATGACCGGCGTGTGGCTATGCGAAAAGAAAAAGAAGCGCTGAAAAAAGAGATGGCCAAGCGTAGAGGAGAAATCCAGAAGAAGCTGGACGACGAATATTATGCGAGCAAAGATCCTGAGTATGCGGAAATGCTGAAACGTTATGAGGAGATGCGGTAATTTTTACGGAGGTACGTAATGAATAGAAGAACGCGAGACGAAAATTTTTCGAACTGCCCGCTTTGTGACAAGAAGCCATATGTGAAACTGAAAAGCGAAGATTATGCGACATGTTATTGTCGTGGGCGTTTATTTTGTAATCATACATTGATTCGCACAAGTGCGTGGAGAGACCACAAGGATGGTTTATATAAAAACTTGATGTCGAAATGGAACGAATTGGAAGAGTTAAGACCTTTTAAAGAAACGGAGAAAAGAAAATGGTTGTTTTTGTGACAGAGATATTCATGGAGATCCGAGCCGGAGAAAATAAGTAAATGAAGATTTCAACAGCAATCGCTTATGGAACTGCCTGGATCGCCACATCTGTAGCCATTGGCTTCGCAATTAAATATACGGGATCGGCATGGTGTTTATGGGCGTTGTTATTTCCAGCAAACATTAGCATTAGCGTTAAAGAAGGGAACGTTGGAGATGATTGAAAAAGAAAAAAGACATCAACTGTTCGAAAATGATGATATCGTTTTGGAACAGCGTGGGAATCATTATTATCTATCGTTGTTTGACAAAGATGGAAAGTTCCAGAGAGAAGTAAATATTACAGTAAAAGACGATTTCAAAGTAACCATATATAACGATAAGTCGTGAAATAAATGAATTATGGGCAAAAATAAGAAAAATCTTGGTTGTGATAAAAAATGCATGTCTATAATGCAACAAATACCTGCAAAATCGACATGTATAATGGCAATGAAACGAACATTTCAAAGGATTTGAAAAAATGACTATTAAACGAATTAAAGAAAAATTGAAGTCAGCAGAATACGACTTTTTGAGAACAAATGAGAATCTTGGAAGCAATATTATCCTCTTGACTCTCGGAGGAAGTCATGCTTACGGCATGGACAAAGAAGACTCCGATGTGGATGTAAGAGGAATTTCTCTGAACAGCAAGTCAGACATTCTGTTGGGCGCAGATTTTGAGCAAGTGGTGGATGTCGATACTGATACGACGGTTTACTCTTTCAATAAAATGATTCAGTTGTTGACATCGAACAATCCAAACACAATTGAACAGTTGGGATGTTTGCCTCAGCATTACTTTTACTTATCGGAAATCGGGAAAGAATTGCTAGATAATAGAAAAATGTTTCTTTCGCAAATCTGCGTTCATACTTTCGGAGGTTATGCGTCATCGCAGTTGCGAAGAATGTCCAACAAGGCCGCAAGATTGGTCAGTCAGGCAGAAAACGAATCATACATCCTGAAAAGCATTGACAATGCTAGATATGAGTTCAGAAACAGATATTATCCTTTTGAGGATGATAATGATCTGAAATTATATATCGATAAATCTGCGCAGGAAGGATACGATAGTGAGATTTTCATGGATGTAAGGTTAAAACATTATCCGCTGAGAGATTGGACAGGTATGTGGAACGAAATGAAAACCATTGTTAGCAGCTACAACAAGTTTGGAAGAAGAAATGAAAAGGCGGTCGCTCATGATAAATTAGGAAAGCATATGGCTCATCTTATTCGTTTATACATGATGTGCATCGACATCCTTGAGAAAGAAGAAATTGTCACATACCGAGAAAAAGAACGTGATTTGCTTATGAGTATTCGAAACGGAGAATATTTAGATGAAAACAGGCAGCCGATTCCGGAATTTTACGATCTTTTGAATGAATACGAAAAAAGATTTGAGTATGCAAAAAATAATACTTCGCTACCTGAAAAGCCGGATTATAAGAGCATCAACAATTTTAGGATGTCTGTAAATAAAAGAATTGTAAAAGGAGATGTCTAATGGAAGCATCTAACAAAGCAAAAGAACGTTTTTGTAAGGATTGCAATATTCCAATTAAAATTTATCAGGAACCATATTTTAAAGATAGGTTGGAACTTTATGACAGATTTTATGGAACGCTTGATAAGTGGAGAATATTTACAAGAGAGTTGCAAAAATACAAATCTGAGCAGGACTATTTCGAGGAATACAATCGTGTAAAAGATACGGCGATCAACAGCATTAAAAACACAGAAGCTTATCAGAGATTCAACGCAGAAGATATGGGAAAATTCTCTTTAAATCACAAAAATCTTCCAGAAAACGACATCTATAAGCCGACTAATGATGGAAGAATGTTTATTAGCGTTGACATGAAAAAAGCAAATTTTTCATCTTTACAGTTTTACGATGGAAATATCTTTGATGGCGCAAATACATGGGAAGAGTTTATTGGCAAATTTACTCAGAATGAGCATATCGTGAACAGCAAGTATATCCGTCAGGTCATTCTTGGAAACTGTAATCCAAAAAGGCATATTACGTTTGAAAAATATATTATGGATCAGGTTATATCCGGCCTGCGTATTGTGATGGATGAACATTGTAGAATTGTATCTTTTTCGAATGATGAGATCGTCTACGAGGTGACAACAGTAGAAAAACTATATGCTTTGGAATCTTTTAAAAGTTTTATTGACGCGTTTCTGAATTTATGCCCAATTCCATTTAATGTTGAGTTATTTTCGTTGCATAGGATTGAAGGAACAGATGGTTATTGTAAAAAGGTTTACAAGGATAGTGGAGAATATGATATTAAGCTTAAATGTTTGAATGATCATATGGCTCCATTTGTAATGAGATATTTATTGGGCGAAAAAAATAATTGAAAGCGACAGGGTGTTCTACTATAAAGGAACGCTTGCTAAGTTTACCGAAGATCCGGAAATTCATATCGATTTCGAACACGTTTAGGAGAATAGATATGAAATTGGTTAAACTCAATTCTGATAACGACCCTATCGCTATATACTATCAGATTGGGGAGGAATAAATGTATAAGCAGATCATTATTGTTCGAAAGGATCTAAATATGTCTCATGGCAAGATGGCAGCGCAAGTTAGCCATGCATCCATGGCGTTTCTTAGCTGGTTTATAAGAGACAATGCTGATCTGGATGGACATGTTGACGGATGGATTGACGAAGGAATTTTACATAATTGGATCGAGGGAGAATTTACAAAATGTGTTCTTCAGGCAAAGAATAAGAACCAGATTTTGAAAACAAAAACAATGGCAGAAGAACTCGGATTTTCCGAAGGAAAGGATTTCTGGCTGATTCGTGATAATTGTCATACAGAATTGGAACCGGAAGAAGATGGTCGAACTCTAACTTGTATCGGATTTCGACCAATGAACAGCGAAGTTATCGATCAAATCGGACGAAAATTTCAGTTATATGTGTAATATGGAGGGAAAATATGGAATTAAAAGATACCGTGGAAATGATGAACAGTGGAGATTATAGAGAACGATTCAAGGCGGAATATTATCAGTTGAAGATTCGTGCGAATAGTTTGCAGAAGATGCTTAACGAGTGGGAAAGTGGAAAGCTTCATTTTGTCCCTACGTGTTCAAAGAAAACTCTTTTTACCCAGTTAAAAATTATGCTTGATTATATGGCGGCCTTGGAAGATAGAGCGGATCAAGAAGGTATTGAGTTGCAAAAATGAAAGTAATCTTTCGTGGAAATTGGAGAAAGGAAACGCAGAATGAAATTTAAAGGAGATATTGTTATTACAGATCCTTGTTATATTATCGAAGATGATAATGATTCTGACTGGGATAAGTGCATGTATGGAGGACGAATGGAGAATTTAGGTATTAAGCATTATTTATGCCGGGATACCATTTATGGGGATTGGTCTTGTACAACGTATAATTCTGACACCGGAAAAGTTCTTGGAAAATTTTGTGCCGATACAGGTATGGTAGCAGTGTTCTTACTCGACGAGGTGTTGGCATATAACCCTAATTTTAAACTATGGGAAGAGTGTCCGTGGACTACAACACTTATCAAAGATTTCGACGGCGATATTGAAATGAAGGTTATTCATAGAGAAGGAGTATATAAAAATGATGGTATATGGCACAAAAAAGGTGATAAATGGGAAGACGATTCGCTAAGTGTGGTTGGTGTTGGAAACGTGAATTTTGAAACACACCAGATGGTTTTTCGTTTATGAAAATTGCATTAACAGGTCATAGGTGTCAGAGACTGGGTTTGCCAGAAGACGAAAAAAGTAGCAGATGGGATAATATTACGAATTGGATAAAGGCAATCTTGGAAGAACTTATCAATTCCGAAGAAGTCGCAGACATTTATTGCGGAATGGCTTCGGGATGTGATATCAAACTTGGCTGCATTGTAGCTCAAATGAAAACAGAAAAGAATATACGTTTGCATTGCGTTCTTCCGTGTAGAAATTATAATTCTACGCATCCTTATTACGAAGAAATTAAAGCGTGTGCAGATGAATGGATTGAATTGTCTGATGAGTTTTATAAGGGATGTGACAATGTTAGAGATCAGTATATGGTTGACTGTTGTGATGTGCTTCTAGCTATTTGGGATAAAAACAAGTCAGGCGGTGTTTGGTCTACAATACGGAAGGCGCAGAGGGCAAATAAAAGGATTATTTGTTGCCCTAAAGAAGTTTTGAACGAGAAACTATAATCTGCGAGTAAAAGGTGAAAAAATGAAAGAAAATAATGTAAATATAAACTTGTTAAAAGAAAACCTGGAGATAATTTTATCATTAGAATATTATGGCATACATATCGAGGACATTAAGGAGCAAGATTTGAAACAGTTGTACTTTTTCTCGGTTCCAGAAAAATCGACATTAAAAACGAATGATGACAATTTGAACGATTTAATAAAAGAAAAAGATGGTTTAATTAAGCTTGCAAAAGACGTTTTATCCACAGCAAATGTTAATTCGTGTCGTGCTGTCTTTGGAGATGAGGAAGACGAAGAGTTTTACGATGATGTAAGGAATAATATTTCTAATTACGTTTCTTTTTTCGCAAAAGTCAGGTACGGCGAAATCTGGAATAAGGAAATGGGCGACGCTGCTATAATGAGAGCTATTGATGAAATAAAAAATAATACTTACAAATTGGTTTAAGAAAAATATGAGCAAATTGAGATTTCAAACGGTCGAAGAAATGGCGAAAGAAGTTGCTGAAAAAGCGCTTAATGAATATGTTTTTGAGGGTAAAACAATCAGACAATGGGTGGAAATAATTCTCAGAGATCATGATGCGCATAGATGGATTCCGTGTGGCGAGAGATTTCCAGACGACGCCGACGACAGATTCTATATGTGCGTTGTTGAGAATCACGAAGAAGATCCTCCTATGTTTTGCCAGTATGAAGAAGAGTATGGTTTCGGATTTTGGCGCAATATTTTTGATCCTGTCAGTTTAGGTTTTGTTGATTCAGAATTTCAAACCAATGAGGAATTGGGCTATGAGAAGGTAATAGCGTGGATGCAATTGCCGGAATCATACGATCCAGCAGATGAAGAATTGAGACAGGAAGAATAATTATGGATCGGAAACTTCATGTAGAATTCAGGTTTTCATATAGGAGAGACAGAAAATATCCGTCCTTAGAATATTCCATCAATCTTATTCCGAGTATCAATATTTGGTATGACTCTGATTTCTTTTGTATTGGTGATATTTGTGAGAGTTCTCACGTTACAATTGGATGGCTGTTTTGGTCAGTTTGTCTATGGTTCGAAAAAATGTGAAATCCAATATAGAGAATAAATAGATAGAAAAAGTTACAATCTTGAGTCAACTAATTCGATGGCTAATCAGCCAGTAAATTTCAAAATCGAGAATTAAATAGTGTGAGAAAAAGGGTGGTACGGCATACCCTTGGGTTTTTGCACCCAAAATCACCGTTTACATAGAATTTATCTTATAGATTTAACTCTATGTTCCGCCCATATGGGCGTTTAAATAGATTGTTTTATTGACAATATTTTAAATAAATTAAATTTAGGAGGACAAACAATGGGATTTCAAAAAGCAAAAAGAGAACAGGTATGGCTAAAGGTATTATTAAGCGGAGCTTCTGGCAGTGGTAAAAGCTATAGTGCATTAAAGGTTGCTACGGGAATTGCAAAAAAATGTAATAGTGGAATTGCCTATATTGGAACAGAGGGATCTCGTAACAAATACTACGCGAATGAATTTGATTATGATCTTCTTGAACTGGAAGAGCCGTTTGAATGCGAAAAGTATATGAATGCCATTGATGAAGCAGTAAATGCCGGATATAAGGTGCTGATCATCGATTCTATGTCTCATGAGTGGAAATGGTTAAATGATGTTCATGACAAAATGCCTGGAAATAGCTTTACAAACTGGGGAAAACTGAAACCTCGCCATCATAAATTTATGGATAAAATCCTCAATAGTCCAATTCATGTTATTGCAACAGCAAGAGGTAAAGATGACTGGGTTCTTGAAGATAAGAATGGCAAACAGATTCCTAAGAAAGTAGGCATGGGGCAGCAGCAGGATAAGGATATCTCTTATGAATATACCGTATCTTTAATGATTTCTCAGGACACTCATGTAGCATCTGCGGACAAGGATAACACACATTTATTTGACGGCAGATTCGAGGTTCTGACAGAGAAGGATGGAGAAAGATTATATGACTGGGCAAATCAGGGAGAAGTTCCTGTCCCTAAAGCTCCGCAGCCTACATATTCCAATGTTTCCGTAAATAATGAAGAAATTTTAAAAGAGGTTAAGAAAGAGATTATTTCTCTTTGCACACAGCTTGGCGGAACGAAGAATGCTCCTCTGATGGAAGCATTAAAAGAATATGTGCCTAGCGGTAATCCGAATGCTCTGAAAGATTTAAGCGTGGCTCAGGAGTGTTTAACCAAGATTAAGGATATTCAGCCAGTACAGGCGTAATAAAAGGAGGATAAGAAATATATGAACAAAGTAATCTTAATGGGCAGATTAACAAGAGATCCAGAGGTAAGAGCAGGAGGAGAGACTTCCATCGCAAGATTTTCTCTTGCCGTAGATCGGCGTTTTAAGCGACAGGGTGACGAGCAGACAGCTGATTTTATCAATTGTGTTGCATTTGGCAAGACGGCTGAATTTATTGAAAAGTATGCACACAAAGGAACTAAATTTGTTGTGGAGGGAAGAATTCAGACCGGTAACTACACAAATAAGGACGGACAGAAGGTCTATACAACTGATGTGATTGTTGAAAATGTTGAGTTTGCAGAAAGCAAAAATGTCGCTGGTGATGGAAACGCATCTGAAAATGTTTCTACTAATTCGAGTACAACAGCCGATGCAGGGTTTATGAATATTCCAGATGGAATTGACGAAGAACTTCCGTTCAATTAAGAGAATTTTATTAGCTTGGGGTTGGGTATATAAAAATACTCAGCCCTACCCGCGAATTAGTAAATAAAAGAGGATTGCTATGGATAGTAAAAAAGAAAAGGAATACATATGTTCTTATAAGTATTGCTTGCATAATGGTGAAAAAGTAAAGGCGTCTGAATCAGTAACAATTGGGAAAAAGCATTATCACTGGGATTGTGCAGGAATGAAGCAAGAAATAAAAGATTGCGTAGATACTTATATGGAATGTGTTGATGATAAAACACAGTTTCCAGCAGCCTGCAAAATCATCAATATGATGGTATTCAAAAATAAAATTCCTGTTGAATTTATCAAGGAAAATATTAAAACTTCAAAGTTGTATTATTCCCAGAAGCCTGTATATGTCTTGTATGGCATCAGAAAGTTATTTTATGAAAAAGAATTAAGAGCATAGGTGGTGATAATGTTTGCTGGTCGATAAAAAAGACATTGAAAAAGCGAAAGAAAAGCTTGGAGATAATAATGCTTTCATAATGGCAGAATTGTTAGACTTGGAGAATTTTGACGAAAAGAATTTAAGAGCTTGCTGCCCATATCATGATGAAAAGACTGCAAGTTTTATATATAACAAAAAAGCACATAACTACCATTGTTTCGGGTGTTCAAAAACAGTAGATATTATCGATGTGTTGATGGAAAAAGGAAATACATTTTTAGACGCCTTAAAATATCTATTTGAAAAAGCTGGAATGGAATATAGTTTTGGAGAAAAGGATGTAAAAACTAGAAGAAATTACAGGTATCCGCATGAGGAGCCGTTAAATGAAAAAACTCATGTTATTGAATATTGGGGGAAAAGGGGTATCTCGAAAAATGTTATTGACTATCTTGATATCCGAGAAGACGAACATGGGAATGGAGTGTTTAATTTTTACGACACAAATGATGTCTTAACAATGGTGAAATATCGTCCAGCACGAACGGTAGAAAAGCATTCTGGACAGCCTAAAACATGGTGTCAGAAAAACGCAGACACTTCCGCAATCTTATTCAATATGAATCGAGTTAATACTTCAAAACCTTTATTGATAACTGAGGGAGAGACTGACTGTGCTAGTGCTATTGAAGCTGGATATATCAATACTGTAAGTGTTCCGCTTGGTGCCGGAAATTTACATTGGATAGAGGAAAATTGGGATTGGTTGAATAATTTTGATTCAATTATTATCTGGTCAGATAATGATGAAGCCGGAATTAAGATGCGAAAAGAATGTATTTATCGCCTTGGAACATGGAGAACAAAGTACATAGCAACGCCAGATTATTATGATAAACCTGATGGCAAAAAGATTCCGCTAAAAGACATAAACGACTGTTTGCAAACTGGTGGCAAGCAATTCGTAATGGATTTGATATATGGAGCAAAAGATGTTCCGGTTACAAGTGTCGTTGATTATTCAGAAGTTGAAGAACTTGACATAACACAGTTGGATGGTGTAAAGACGGGAATAAAACCATTAGATAAGATGCTCAGAAAATTATTCTATGGAACTCTCACAATTCTATCAGGGCGTCCTGGATCTGGAAAAACATCTCTAATTGACCAAATGATTGCTGGCACAATAGATGAAGGCAATCCTGTTTTCTTGTATTCTAAAGAATTACCGGAGAAACTTTCTGTAAATTGGTTCAACACGATCATTGCGGGAAGACGCAACTTGGTGGAAAAACAGACAGAAGATGGAGAAAGATACTATGTTGTTCCATATGCCACGAAGAAAAAAATGCAGGGATTCTATAGTAAAAAGCTTTTTATTTACAAAGATGAAGAGCCGAATGACTATGAATCCGTTTTAAAATCGGCAGAGGAATGTGTGAGAAAATTTGGCTGTAAATTTCTTGTTCTTGACAACCTGATGATGTTGGATTTGAAATGCAGTGAAAATGATAAAAATACCGCTCAAACAAATTTGATCAATTATCTTATTAAGTTTGCAGCTAAATTTAATGTATCTGTAGTTCTAATTGCTCATCCTAGAAAAACACCAGATAGCAGCTCAGATATTGAAATGTATGATATTGCGGGAAGCTCCAATATCATCAACCTCGCTATGCGCTCAATTGGATTAAGAAGAGTGTCAGAAAAAGAGAAAGAAGATTCTAAATGTAAGTGGAAAAACTATGATGTTGTTCTAACAATCATGAAAGATCGAATGTTTGGAAAAGCGGATATTCAGATGGGGCTTTGGTATGATTTGCCCTCAAGAAGATTCTATACGAATTATTCAGAATATGACAGAAAATTCGTTTGGGATACCAATGTCTATACGAACAGAATTCCGTATATTGACAGAGGGCGAGTAGAAGAATTTCCAGACAAATAGTGAATGGAGAATGTAATTATGATGGATGAAGAACTTGATTTTTTATTGGACACGATGACATGGAGTTTCTCAAGGCTGAATTCGTATTACAACTGTGCCTACGAATGGTATCTACACTATGTTCAATGCAATAAATCCGAAAATGGATTTTTTGGAGAATACGGTTCACTTATTCACAAAATTCTTGAGAAGTATGAAAAGGGAGAGCTTTCGTTATTTGAGCTGAATAATTACTACGAGGAACATTTTTCTGAGGATGTTCCTCATGACGCTCCTCCGAATAAATTCGTTGATATAAGACAGTCTTATTATGATAAAGGAGCAGAGTATTTTAATAATATTGATCTCGACTTGGATCAGTATGAAATTTTAGGAGTTGAAAAGAAAGTAGAATTTCAGATCAATGGAAAAGATTTCGTAGGATACATCGATTTGCTTGTAAAAGACAGAAATACGGGAGAAATCATCATTATAGACCATAAATCTGCAAGTATTAAAATTCTGAAAAGCGGAAAAATTAGCAAATCTGACCAACAGCATTTCTTAGAGTTTAAAAGGCAACTTTATTTATATTCAATCCCAATCTTAAAAGAGTACGGATCTGTTTCTAAACTGAAATGGAATATGTTCAAAGATCAAAAATGGATAGAAATACCGTGGAATGAGGATGAGTACGAAGAGGCTATACGTTGGGCTAAGGATACTCTTTTGCTAATTGAGAAAGAACACGAATGGCGTCCGAATCCAGATTATTATTATTGCTACTATTTGTGTGGGCAGCGTAATCATGCATGTGAATATAAGCCACAGCCTATAAATAAGAAGATGGACGAAGATGATAGACATTATAACCCGGAAACCGATTCTTATGAATAGGAGTAGCTATGCAGAATTATCATAAACATACTTGCTACAGTAATGTTTTAGTTACTGATTGTGCAGCTCCATATGAAGAATACATTCAGAGAGCTGTCGAACTTGGTCATAATGTAATCTCTAGCGTAGAACATGGATATCAGGGGAATTATTATGTTCCATATGAGTTAGTACAGAAACACAATGCTGGGCTTTACCACAAGGTTGAATTAGGTCAATTATCTGAAGAAGAATATAAACGTAAAAAGTTAAAATTCGTTTTTGGAGCAGAAGCTTATTGGGTAAAAGATCGATTAGCAGAGTATTCTAAAATTGACAAAAAAACAGGTGAAATTGTGCCTGGGGAATATGTTAAGGATAGAACTAATTGCCATATCATATTACTTGCAAAAAACGAAGAAGGACGTAGAGATATTAACGAAATACTTTCTATTGCAAGTATAGACGGGTTTTATGGCCAGCCAAGAATTGATATTGATCTTTTATTGAAAGTAAACCCAGAAAACGTAATGGTTACTACTGCATGTCTGAAATATTGGATATACGATGATATAGAAGAAATTACTTTAAAATTATTTGATCATTTTGGAGATAATTTTTTCTTAGAAGTTCAATATCACAATACAGATATACAAAAGCAAATCAATAGAAGAATTATTGATCTACATAATAAATACGGAATAAAGATCATACTTGGATGTGATAGTCATTACATATATCCAGAGCAATATAAAGAAAGAGATAACTATCTGGAAGCAAGAGGAATTACTTACGATGAAGACGAAAAAGGATGGTACATGGACTATCCGGACGAACCAGAAGCCCGTAGAAGGTTAAAAGAACAGGCTGTTTTAAATGCTGAGGAAATGGATGAGTGTATTAGTAATACGGACATTCCATTGACATTTGACGATATTGTATTGGATAAAAACATCAAATTGCCTAAAAACTATCTGTTCAATGGTGAATGGGTTGGAGAAAAGTCTCAGGAATGGAGAGATTCAACATTACGAAATCTTGTATATTCTAAATGGAATGAAATTAAAAATACTGTTTCGGATAAAAGATATGAGGAATACAAGCAGGGAATCGAGTATGAATTAAATGCAATTATTGAAACAAAAATGTCTGACTATTTTTTGATCGATTATGAATTGGTTAGAATTGGTGTGGCAAATGGCGGGATAATTACAAAAACAGGTAGAGGAAGTGGTGTTTCCTATTATATCAATTCTTTGTTGGGATTTAGCAATATTGATCGGTTTATTTCTCCTGTAAAGTTATATCCTGATCGATTTATTTCAAAGACCAGAATTCTAAAAACAAAGAGTCTTCCGGATTTGGATTTGAATCTTGGGACACCGGAGATATTTGCTGATGCACAGATACAGGTAATGGGAGAAGGACATGCTTATCCGATGATTTCATATAAACCATTGCAGGTGTCTTCGGCATTCAAACTTTATGCTAAGTCACAGGGAATTGATTTCGATGTTGCAAACGAAATTACAAGTCAAATTAAAGCTTATGAAAAAGCTTTAAAAAATGCAGAAGATGACCTGAAAGATTCTATTGACTTGTATGATTTTGTTGATAGGAAGTACAAAAGTTATATAGATGAGAGCAAAAAATACAGAGGAATAATCAATTCAAAATCTCAAGCACCATGCGGCTACTTAATATACGATGGAGACATAAAACGAGAGGTTGGTTTGATTAGGTGTAAATCGGAAGCTACGCAAAAAGAAGTGATCACAACAGTTATCGACGGAATGGTAGCTGAAAATTACAAGTTTGTAAAAAATGATTTATTAAAAGTAGATATTTGGCTTACGATTAATAATATTTTTAAGGCGGCTGGCGTCAAAACACCTACAGTCCCAGAAATGACTCATCTGGTTGAAAATGATAAAAAAACGTGGGAAGTATATTCAAGCGGATATACATTAGGAATCAACCAGTGCGAATCAAGTTTTGGAATACAATGTTGTAAGAAATATAAACCTAAGAATATGATGGAACTAACTTCTCTGGTTGCTGCGTTACGTCCAGGATTCAAAACACAGTTAGAGAATTTTTTAAATCGTCTGCCATACACAACAGGAGTCACTGAACTAGATGATTTATTAAAAGATTCATTTCACTATATGATGTATCAGGAATCCATTATGACTTATCTTGGATGGCTTGGTATTGAACAGACCGAAACATATGCAATTATTAAAAAGATCAGCAAAAAGAAGTTTAAAGAAAAAGAGTTGGCAGAATTAAAAGCCAAACTTCTAAGTGGCTGGATTAAGCATGTTGGATCAGATGATGGATTTGAAAAAACATGGGAAATCATAGAAGCTGCATCAAAATATTCTTTCAACGCCTCTCATGCTTTAAGTTATGCTTTCGATTCAGTTTATGGAGCATATTGTAAAGCTCATTATCCATATGAATTTTATGCTGTTATGATGCAGCATTATTCTGATAAAGGTAACAAAGACAAAGTATCTGCATACAAAAAAGAAATGCTTGAGTATTCAGGTATCCGAGTAGGGTCATATAAGTTCGGATTAGATAATAGAAAGTTTGTTATTGATAAGAATTCCGGCTGTATAAACCCGTCTCTATCATCTATAAAAAATTTCTCTATGGCTATTGCTAATGTCCTTTACGAATTAGGAAAAAAGGAATTCAAGGATTTTGGATGTTTGTTAGTTTCTCTTAGAGAAAATGGAATCGCAGAAAGCCGCATAAGAGATCTTATAAATATAGAATATTTTTCAAATTTTGGAGATGTAAAATATCTTTTGAATTATCTTGATATCTTCCTTAATTTTTATAGCAATAAAAAGTTTTTATCACAACTTAAAAAAGACAAAGCATTTGCTCTTGGTATTGATTTTGATATTGTAAGAAGGCATTGTAAATCTGAGACTGTTAAAACATTCATGAAAATTGATGCAAAAGCTATTGTAGAGGAAATAACAAAAACCTTCAATGGTAAAATATCTCTGAAAGAAAAGTTGAATGCTCGGTATGATGTTATTGGATATATGGATGTTATTGATAAAAAATATGCCGGATATTGTTTTGTACAAGACATAAATGTTGAATATTCTCCGAAATTAAGTCTGTATGCCCTGGCAAATGGCAACACAATTCCTGTAAAGATTAACAAAAAGATATTCAAAGATAATCCGGTGGCGCGAGGAGATGTAATTATGGTGAAAAATCAGCATAAAGAACCTAAAACAAAAAAAATAAATGGAGAGTGGCGAAAGTTGGAAGAAGAAGAGTGGTGGATTACGGAATATAAAGTTTGTTAGGAGATTTTTATGAGGCAATATTATACTGAGAAAAATTACAAAGAGCTTCTATCGCACATGATTTTATTGGTTGACACTCGTGAAAGCTCCAACAAAGAAATTACCGATTGGTTTGATAGAAACGGCGTCAACTGGAAGCAGAGGGCGCTGAAAACCGGTGATTACGGTTTTATGGTTGAGAGCTGCCCGGAATTAGGTTTTCCAGTGGATACATATTTCAGCGATGAAATTTGTATCGAAAGAAAAAATTCGGTTAGTGAGCTTGCCGGAAATATTGCAAACGCCACAAAGGACGATGATCGAATTTTCAAAGAGTTTAACCGGATGATCAACATCGAAAAAAATTATGTGCTGATAGAGAATGATAGTATGGAGGATATTTTTAAGGAGAATTACAAGACGAAATTGAATCCTACATCATTTTTGCGGACGTTGTTGACATGGCAAAGCAGAAACAACATGCACATCTATTTTGTGAAAAGAGAATATATGGGTAGGATGATTTACGAGCTTTGCAAAAATTGTTTAGATTCAAAAATTTTAAAATAGGAGAAAATAGAGATGGATAAGAGAAAGGTTTTCGAATGCCTGCTTAACCAGTTTGAAACGGATGAAATGCGGAATTATTGTGCTGATATGATCGAAAAAATTCCGGATTATATCTTTACGATTCCGAGCAGCACCAGTTTCAAATATCACAACAAAACTCAGTGCCAGCCACACGGTCAGATTTATCATATTCTCATGTTCGCAGAGATCATGAATTATGTTCTTGGTCTGGAATATGTACAGGGCAAAATTGACGCAAGAAAAAGAGATTGCCTGCGCTGCACACCGATTTTTCACGACGCAATCAAATGCGGCACATCCGGATCGCAGTACACAGTGCATGAACATCCTATGCTGGCAGGCGAATGGGTAAGAAATACTGTTGTGGAACATGACATCGATACAGAGACAAAAGCCTACATTGCTCGTCTTTGTGAGAGTCATAGCGGACAGTGGACATCCACAAAAAGAAGTTCTGTTGTGCTGTCAAAGCCTGAAAACGATGAGCAGTTCTTCGTACATATGTGTGATTATCTGGCAAGCCGGTCAAATCTGGATATGCAGTATTCTGACGAAGTAAATGCGTCGCTCGGTGGCATTGAGACGGCAAAAGAGGAACTTCCAGATGTGTCAACTTATGTGGTCACGTTTGGAAAATATAGCGGCAAAACGCTTCCTCAAATCAAAGAGGTTGATCCTGGCTATTTTGCATGGGCCAAAGAAAACATGACGAGAGAGCCTGTAAGAAGTCTTCTGGCACAGATGTAAATGGAGAATAATACGTTGGGATGTAAAAGTCCCGACGTATATTAAAATTGGAGGAAGGCGATCTATGTTGTACAGGATTAATCGAATCATGCATTCTGGCGCTAAAGGAAAGCGCGGAGAAGACAGAACGGATGGAATCTATCCGAAAAGAGTTGGAAGAGTCGTATCCATCGAAGACAATTATCCCATTTACGAGGGATATCCAGCGTTACTCATATACGTTGCAGATGCCGACGGAAACGAATATCACGGAGGTCTACAGACGAGTAGAGTTGTTAAGCTGGAACGAACGGATAATGCTATTCGGCTGGAAACGTCTAATAGTATTTACGAGTTAATTGAAATTGGTGAACAATATGCAAACTAAAGCGATACAAATTCTTGAGTTGTTTGGTGGAATTGGTTCGCCGCGATGTGCATTGAGAAATTTAGGCATTCCGACAAAAGCAATTGACTATGTGGAGATCGACGAGAAGGCGGTGCGTTCGTATAATTCAATGTTCCGCGAGGAATTGAAATATAAAACACAGACGGTCGTTGGATGGAATTTAAAGCCAGACATTCTGATTCACGGATCTCCATGTCAAGATATGAGCATTGCAGGGCATCAAGGAACGGCAACAGGAGTGGAACGAATTAACAGAGGAAAAGGTTCGGATGAGGGAAGTGGAACACGTTCGTCGCTTATGTGGGAAACAATACATATTATTGAAAATATGGGAGAATGGAAGCCTCGTTATGTAATATGGGAAAATGTGAAGAACGTGAAATCAAAGTATATGAGACCAAATTTTGACAGATACATGGTCGAAATGGAACGGTTGGGATATACAAATAATTTCGAAGTATTGGACGCGAGAGAGTTTGGACTACCACAGGCGAGAGAACGGGTATTTACGGTTTCTGTTTTAAACGGAGACAAGTTTGAATTTGGAGATCTCGTAAGAACACCGATGCGAAGCTTAAAGGAATTCCTTGAAGACGATGCAAACGTTCCGGATATCTACGATGTCACACAACCATCTGTTCTTTCGTGTATTGGAGAAAAAGGTATTCGTAGGGCGACAGTCATAGAAGATTACGCGTATACCATTACAACGAGACAAGACAGAACTCCCGCCCAAATTATAGATCGAGGCGATGGGCGTTATCGCTATCTGACAGAACGCGAATGTTGGCGATTGATGGGCTACACAGAGGAAGATTTTGAGCGAGCAAAATCCGTTCAAAAACGAAACGGGAAATATTATAAAGCGTTATATGAACAAGCTGGAAACAGCATTGCGGTTCCAATATTTGAAAGTATATTCAGAAAGATTATTTTGCAGAATAAAGGGAGTCGATAATAAATGGAATATTTACATTCTGAAAACAAATATCCCACTTTGGCAAAACAGTATTTCGATACTAAGTAGGAGTGAGATATTAGCAATTTGTTTCAAGTTGATTTAAATGAAATGTCGGTTTTAGAGGAGGATAAATTTTGGAAGAAAAGATGATGACTACGTTTGAACCTGGAGACATTATTTTGTTCCAAACGCAAGAAAGAAACTTTAAAAGCAATATCGGTATGATCCTTAAACACAAAGAAAACGGAAATTATGTTGTTTTAAGTGTCTATAACAGTACATACATGGATGTTCAATCGTCATGGATTGTTAGCATTGATCGCGCGCAAAGTGTGAGGAATGAAATTACCGCACATTGCGAAGAAAAGATTATGGAATTACAGAGTCAAATCAGAAAGGTTACACAAGAAGAAAAAGAATCTGAACGGGTCAAAAAATATGATGAGTTGAAGAAACAAATTCTTGCGACTGCGAAGCATATGATCGAATGCAAAGATGACAATGATTTTGAAAATAAGTTAAAAGCAATTGCCGATATGAAACGGAAGATTTTTTCAATTGAGTTAGAATGCGCTTCAGACATTAGAAAAGAAAACGGAAGAATCAAAGGAAAGATAAAAGAAGAATTACTCATCAGAGACTCGTTGTTGGAACATATTAGCAATGAAAAAATTGAAAATTCGTTTAAATTTTTATGCTGAGATAGCTAGTATATAAAAACATATTGGAAACATGTAAATTTAATTTCCAATGGAGGCATAGGAGGTGATCTTTTGCCAACAAAAGAACAAGTCGCACTAGACATATTTAATGCGGAAACGAGCGAAATGATTGGTCGTTTAGAGAATGTTACAAACGTACTTGTCAACTCTAACTCTAAAGATGAGTGCAAAAATGATTCGCATGGAGAATGGTTTTCAAAGAATCATTGGACGACAACATGTGAAATATCGTTTGATGCTGATAATCCGGCTAACAACGATTTGAAAAAAATATTAGGAGTTGACAGATCTGATTTACCGGACGCTTACGATGTTCAATTCGTAAAAGTTGTTCAAGCAAGAAAACACAAAAAGAAGAGAATGAATAAAAAGTGGGAAAAACGATATGGATATAAGCTAATTACAGTAACATGTAAAGGCTGGCAGATGGAAAGTTTCGCAGACGGAGACGTAGTATTTACAAAATTACACATAGGAGGATGTTAAGAATGAAACCTTTAGTATATTTCGATTTTGTGGAAGTAGAGAATAATAAATTGACGATTGATAAAGATCGTTTAAGAGAAATTTTAGACGAGATTTATTATGCTGGTTATACGGACGGGCAGAACGCTCCAAAGATTACCACTTGGAATAACAGAGGATTTGAGCCAAATAAACTCAACGGCATCACGATATGTGGCAACGAGGCAATAAGAACAACTGCCGATTCGGCAATCAGAGCAATTTAATATTATGCGCGGTGGCGGAATATGTAGACGCGCAAACGGGCAGTAGACAGGTGAACGATTAAAAACGCTCGGTAGAGACACCTATGGGTTCGACTCCCTCCAATGTGAACAGTGCACGGTTCATGTATGGTGAAAATCCATACCCGCGTAATTCGAGAAAAACAAGGAAGGAAGATTATGAAAATTGGACAATTCAAATAAATTTAACGAGGAAAAACCGTGTTACAGCGATTGGATTTTATTTACGAGTCGCAGAAAGCTTCCTAAAAAATACAACGAAGAACTGGTGCGAGAGAAGCATGAAAAAGTCTTTTATGACTTTGCGCCTGAAATTAGATATATGATAGCTGAATTGTCTCAAATGTCGGAAAAAGAAAAAGATATGAAAATTCGCAATGACGTTTTGGCAGCTATTTCAAGCAAATTAGGCATCGAAAAAGAATAAAAATGGCTATGAAATAGTTATTTAGTTGAATACGAAAATGGAGAATAAATATATGAGTTTGTATATAGGATCTTGCAAATATCCCACAGGGGAAAAGTGGCGTCACTGTAAAATGTGTGACAGAAAATATTGGTGTGACGATTCGACAGAAAATCCTCTTTCAGCGGATGATGCGAGAAAACTTACGCAAAAAGGGATGACTGAATTATATAAAACCACATTGTATGAAATTACAGAGAATATCAGAACAGCTGCGCTTACAGGAGAAGATCAAATTATGTATAACAGAGCTTTAATCAAAAGCGTTCAGGACGAATTGGTAGATCTCGGATATCAAGTTTGTATACTATCAGTTTCGCCAGGCGACGAGCGTGCGATAATCAGATGGAATGAGGATTAGAAAATGATTAAGAAAATTGATAAAAAGAACAGATTTGTATCGATGTTTAACCCCGATACTGGTTTCTACATGAGAAGCGGAATTATTGACGAAAACGGTAAGGATACAGGAAAAGATCCGTTTATGACTTCATATCCGGAATTGCTCGATATTGGAATTATGCAGACTTGTGTATGCGCCCATAAATGCAACGTTGACTGTTATCAGAAAGCCATTGAACGAACCGGAAACAATATGTCTTTAGAAAACTTTGAATCCATTCTGAGACAAAGCAAAGGAAAATTATTTCAATGTGCGTTAGGTGGCGCTGGGGATGTCGATACTCATGAAAACTTTGAGGAAATTCTGAAGCTCTGTCGAGAATATAATATTGTTCCAAACTTTACCACAAGCGGCATTTTAATGACAAAAGAAAAGGCGGATATCTGCAAAAAATATTGCGGTGCAGTTGCTGTTTCCGAACATTTTGCCGACTATACGGATAAAGCACTGGATCTGCTTTTAGATGCTGGAGTCAAAACCAATATTCACTATGTTTTAAGTAATAAAAGCATTGATATTGCGATCGATAGACTGAAAAATAACGGTTTCAAAAAAGGAATTAACGCAGTCGTATTCCTGCTGTACAAGCCGGTTGGTCTTGGCATTGAAGAGAATGTTTTAAAAATGGACGATGAGAGAGTTAAAGAGTTCTTCAGTATCATCGATACCGGCAATTTCGATTTTAAGATCGGATTCGATTCATGTACTGTTCCGGCGCTCATCAACTTCACACATAATATCAATCAGGACAGCTTCGATACCTGCGAGGGCGGAAGATGGTCTGCATACATCACAGCCGATATGAAGATGCTTCCATGCAGCTTTGATAATCAAGATATGAGATGGGCAGTTGACCTGAAGACTCATACAATTCAGGAAGCATGGGATTCTGAACAATTCGAAGATTTTCGGAATCATTTCAAGAATTCTTGCGGCAACTGTGATAGACAGTGTGAATGTCGCGGCGGATGTCCAATCAGAAGACAGATTGTTTTATGCAACAGAGAGGAGAAAAATCTATATGAAAGTTCGGCGAGATTTTGTCACTAATTCATCTAGCAGCAGTTTTGTAATCGGCAAAAAGGATGACGAAGAGATCACGATCGAATCGGTATTTCAGAAAATCAAAGGATTCTACAAAGAATTTATTTCTAAACGCGACGCTGTTATCCAGTATATTACGGACAATCCGAAACTTGGAATGGAGTACAAGGTAGAACATAAGTGCAATCCCGATAGATACTATTGCCACTTTTTCTTTTCGAAAGATAGAAGATGGAAAGATTACGACGAAATTCAAAGAATGATTGAGCGAACGTTTGGAATATCTCTGTGGGACAACTTTGAAAAGGAATACGATTGGTTGAATTGCGAAACGTATCAGGATTATGAAAAATATTGGCTTGGTAAAATGAACAACGAGAATGCAGAAAAAAACTATGTACACGCACCATTTACAATTGCTGATTTTTTCGAAGAAAAAGAAGTAAATATGCTACATCTAAAAGAAAAAGAAGTTCATCTTGTGAATAGTAAATCAGATACCCTTGACTGGTATTATGACAACATAAGAGAAGCTTTTGGAGGAGGAAATATTTGCAATAGTGAACAGCTCGTTCCGTACCACGAATGTGATGGATATAAAAAGAATAAACCTATTCTTATTCCAGAAAATAAAGCCTGTTTATATTTATTGGGAAGAGTTTGTGTTTATTCTGAGAGTGGCTATATTCCAGAATATGTCGTTGAAAGACTGGGAAGAATTTCTGAATATTTTTGCAATCACATGGGATAAAAGAGGTGATACTTTGAAAATTCGAAATGATTTTGTTACAAATTCAAGCAGCAGTAGTTTTGTTATTGCATTCAAAGATCCAAAATTTGACGAAGATACTTTAAAAAAATATCCATTTTTAAAAGGCTTTGGAAAGTCGATTGAAGAAATTTTACTTGCTACAGGACAATACAATGAAACGGACAGAGGAATTATTGTAAAGTCGAAAGAAATGTATGACGAACTCTTTTTGGGTGAGCACGGATGGCGTGGAAAGACATTAGAAGAAATTTTGAAAGACGGATATTTAGCGAAAATATACAACGAAGCAATTAAGTATCTAGAAAATGGCTTTTACATTCTGGACAAAGAGATTGATTATTCGGATTCCACTTATAAAAATGCGCTCAGGAATCTAGCGGAGAATAATGAAGATATGATCGTAATTTTAGGAGAGGATTAAATGAAAATTAGAAGAGATTATGTAACCAATTCAAGTAGTTCGTCATTTATTCTTTCGTTCGCGGACGAGGATAGTATTTACGATACTTTGAAAGAACAGTTTCCTAAAGATATTGAGTCTGGATGGTCGGCAGGCAAATACGGCTATCTGCCCGATCTATTAAATAGAATTTCAGACGAAAAAAGACTCACGCAGGAAGATATCAAGGAAATTATTGAGGACGAAGAACGATGGACGATTCGGTGGGAGCTGAGAGAAAAATACGAACGAGAAAAAGGAATGTCGCATCTGGAATCTTGGGATTTTTTTGATTCTCCAGAAGGAGAAAAGTTAATCAAAGAAGAATGCGGAAAGATAGTCGAGGAAATCATGAAGAAAATCGGAGACGATCATGTGATTGTACAAGTTGAATACGGAGACGGCGGCGAAACGGGAGAAGACGGCGTTATGGAACATGAAATTCTTCCAAATCTGGATTGTACGATTGCACGTTTTTCGCATCACTAAGGAGGGATTATGAAGTTTAGAAAGGATTTTGTTACAAACAGCAGCAGTTCGAGCTTCGTGTGTGAAATTTGCGGACGTGTTGAGTCAGGATTCGACATTGGTTTAGCTGAGTCGGGTATGATGGAATGCGTAAATGGTCATATATTTTGCGAAGAAGAATCATTGGAAATTCCGCCAAAAGAGGAATTGCTTAAGATGATTTTGGAAAACGAATGGAATAAAGGTGTTTGGGATTTCAATATTCGGCAGCGTCGGGATTATACGCAGGAAGAAATTGCTGTGATGAACGGCGAGGATTTGTTCACTAAGTTTTGTAGCGATAACGGATATTATGACGTACCAGAATGCGTGTGCCCAATTTGTCAATTCATTGAGTATTCTGATCGAGACTTGAGCAAATATTTGTTAAAAAAATATGGAGTTTCCAGAGATGAAGTGTTTGCAGAAGTGAAAAAATTCAATAAGAGACGGAAAAAATTGTACGATGCCGAATACATTACATATGTTTGCAGAAAATACAATCTAAATCCGACCGAAATTGTAGCAGGGTGGAAAGAAAAATTTGGAACTTATAAAAATTTCATGAATTGGATAAACAAGGAATAGGATGGGTGGATTACAAATGATTTACGGAGTATTTTATTCCAATTACAGCAATTGGTATCCTGTTGGATATTTTGAAGATAAAGAAGATGCGTATAAGTATTGTGAAGGATATATGGGAGCGGGCTATATTGTTCTTCCAATAAAAAATCTTTTGGGCGAAAAAGATTTATCAGTCATTTCTTTAAAATATGAATTCGAAATTGTTTTTCGTGAAGACGGAACCATGATGAATTTTGGACGAAGAGACGGCGACGACGATGAATACTGCAAACGTTACGTCTCGGAAGATTTAAGGTGCAATCATATCAAAATATATGGAATGGGGACGAGTATTAAAATAAATTTGAATCGTAAGGATTGGGATCTTGCATCCAAAATTGCTCAAGATTATTACGCAGAACTGAAAAGTTATGGAGACGGTAAAATCCTTGATAAAAATATTGATCTTATGAATAAAAAATTCGAAGCACCATTTTTAGAAAGAAAACGCATCAGAAAAGAAGAAGAGTTAAAACAGAAGGAACTTGCCGAATTAAAGAGATTGAAAGATAAGTATGAAAATTCTCTTTCGTAGGAAGTAAATGTGAAAATTTTGATTGTATGCGAACAGTGAGGTAAACATCTATGGGCATGTATGACATGATAAACGGCGAAGCGGTCAAGTGCTTTCCAACATATTATATGATGGGAGAAGTAATGACTCGTAGCGGAGGAAATCTAATTCCATACGACACAGGAAGTTCTGTTCCTTACAAATCTCCGTATTACAATTATGGGAAAAACTTTCTTATAATTGACATTAGCGGATCTCCAGAATTTGACGATAGCTATGATTTTCTAATTCATGTAATCACCGATGGATTGGTCAAAGAAACTTTAAGGGACACTTTTAAAAATATTGATTGGTCAAACAATGATTCTGTTGTTAGTTACGACGGAGAAATCCTAAACGTTTATTCGGAAAGAGACGTATCAGATTACATAGATGCACGGAAAAAATATTGGCATGATATCTGGAAAGCCAGAGTTCGTCTGAATAAACTTAGAGAATTGCAATTTAACTATTTTAGCCGAATTAAATCTTTGGAAAAAGGCTCTGAGGATCGAAAGACTGTAATTGGGAAAATAAGTCAGAATAGCGAGACAATAAAAGAAGAATTCAGCAGAACAATTTCAGAGTTAGAACGCATTAGAAAGGAATTTTCGGCAACGTGGACAAAAGATACTTCTGATATCGATGATCTGATTTTAATTGGAAAGCTTATAAGCTGTTACAATTTGGCGCATAGCGAAGAGGAGTCTGAAGATGTTTTGAGGTCAATCTCCGATATGCTCGACAAAGACGAAACACTGTACGACAGATATGTTAAATGGCAAGGAACTGACGAATATATCAAAGAATTTCTTGAATAATTTCTTAGAGCAATTCTGCTCAAACTTCCAGCATCAAAAAGAGAATAATAGAACAGGAGGTGATATTTTGGAATGGTATGTATACTACGAAAATTTTAATGCAAAGAAGATTGTTAAATGGAACATTTTCAATCATTACAAATTCAAAGAAGAAGTCGAAAAGCTGCTGCATAGAAATTTAAGCAGGGAGGATTTTCCCGGAAAATTAAAGGACTGTCTGCTCTATTATTTCTGGGCAAAAAGTGAATATGAAATTCTTATTTCGCCGCGAATTGGAGATGCAAAAGATATTAAAGTGGATATTTTTGATCAGGTAATGATCAATTTTGAAAGATTTGTTGATTATGTCTGGCATTTTTCAGAGGTTGAAAATGGAGAAAAGTAACATATGCCAAACATTTTTGCTAAAAGTGTGGAAATGAATTTCTGTTCATAGAATCTAGAAATGGAAAATTTGGGTTGTATTGCGCAGAATGCGGATTTTGGCAGAAACGGCTTAAAGATGTAGGCTATGAGTTTTACTGTTATTTTACAAAGGAGGACACATAATGACGACAGGATGGATAAGCACGGAACACCTGAACACTATTGCTGATAGGCTTAGTTATGATAAGGAGGATCAAGTGAATCAGAGGAGAGACGAGAATAAAAACCGTGGCAATGCAATTATCAACATAATTGAAATTGTTCCAAATAAAGTCGCAAAAGTCGTATTTTATGATGGAACAATTGAAAAAGTTGTTTGTGATGAAGACGATACATTTAGTTTGGAAATGGCTATTACGATTTGTATGGCGAAAAAGCTGTACGGCGGAACCGCTGCGTATAATAAGGCGGTTAGAGACGGAATGAAAATTTACAAGAGAATGCTTGAACGCAAACAGAACGAAAAGGAAGAGCGTGAGCGTATTGCTAAAAAGAAACAGAAGCGCAAGGAATATCTTGCTCGCAGAGAAGCGCGGAGACGTGAGGAGCAGATCGAAATCCAGAAAGAAGCGTATGTTCGTGCGATGAAAGAGTTGAATGATGACGCTTCTACGGTTGGCGCGTGAGCGTTGATGAGATTGCCGGAATAAGTCAGTTGGGAAGTTGGCTTGTTTCGGCACAAAAGGAAATAGAAGTTTTGATTACATTTTGGAGGACACATGAAATTTAGTAAAACAGCAGTGTGGGGATTTGATCATGCTTTGCGCGGGATGAGAAATCCGATGGACAGTCACCACCTTAGCGATAGCGGATATCTACCAGAAAAGCGCTTATCCGTTGAAAACGGAGTCGAATGGGTTCCGTTTCGCATTGGCGAAAAAGATATGGACCTGGCGCAGCGCCTAATCAAAAGCGGCGGAGAACATAGAAAATTTTTGCGCATGATTCACGTTTCTGTAGACGTAGACATGCCGAGATACTGGCATAGTGAGGCGGATACGTACCATTTTAACACTAAAAACAGCGAATCTACGATGCATAAGTTGCTCAACAATAACAATCCGATTACGCTGGACGATTTTGTGATTTGCGACGAAGACACGGAATGGTGGATCAACACCGTAAACAAGCTTGAATCTATGCGCAAGGAGTACAAGAAAATTCAGAAAACAACGAAGGATTCCGTCGCAATGACTCGTTTGCTTGTAAGGGCAAAGCGTATGCTTCCAGAAGGATTTCTACAGCTTAGAACGTTGGATACAAATTATGAAGAAGTTCGCAATATGTGTTTTCAACGTGGGAGTCATCGATTAAAGGAAGAATGGGTTGATATTTTCCGCATATGGGCTGAATCACTTCCGTTTGCAAAAGAGCTGATTTTTTACGAAGGATAGGAGAAAAATGGAATACGAATGTACGATTAGACGATCGTTTTACGAAGAATTAACAAATTACATCTTAAATGCAGCAGATTCCGTTGAATACGCGGGAGAAAAAATTTTGCTGGGCAGAATTGCAGCAGTAATCAATGAGTCTTGTAGAGATTATGATTTGGGCACAGATACACTGATGCTGAATTAAAAGGAGATGACCAAATGAGAGATCCTAATAGACTAGATTCATCCTATGCGCAACTGTGCGAAATGCATAAAACTTATTTCCCAGATATGAGGGAGGGACAGTTTCTACTGAATTTGCTTGGCTGGATCAATTCTACAAAGAAACGAGATCCGTTCTTCGTTGAATCGAAAGAGTTTTTGAATTTGGCAAAAGAATATGCCAATGCGAATTCTCCGTGGTATCAGGGGTGGGATGTACTTGGAGGTAAAAATGGACAAAAGTGAAGCTACCGCTCTTATAAAAGAGTTAAATAAAGCGTCGGAAGCCTATTACAACACCGGTCATCCAATTATGAGTGACTACGATTTTGACAAAAAAATCGATATGCTCAAAAAATGGGAAGAAGAAAGCGGAATTGTGATGGCGGATAGTCCGACACATAAAATTGGATATATAGTGTCAGACGAATTAAAAGAGGTTACGCATAATCATCCAATGTTGTCGCTTGATAAAACGAAAAGTGCAAGTGAGCTGGCTGATTTTGTCGGAAATAACGAATGTATTTTATCTGTTAAGTGCGACGGATTAACAACATCTCTTCGTTACGCAAATGGCAAACTTGTTAGCGCAGAAACAAGGGGGAATGGATTGAAGGGTTTTGACTGTCTCCAAAATGTACTTACAATGAACAACGTTCCGAAAGAAATTCCATATAAAGACAATCTAATTATTGACGGCGAATCCATTGTAGGATGGGACACTTTCAGAAGAATCAACGATAGTATTCTTGACGAATCGAAGAAATATAAACATCCAAGAAATCTCGCGTCCGGATCATTAGGTTTGCTTGACAGTAAAGAAGCAGCAAGTCGAAATATGAGATTTGTGGCATGGCGCGTCATAAAAGGATTTGAGCATAAATCCGTATATTCCGATTTAAAAAGAGCAGAATCCAATGGTTTTGAAGTTGTCCCGATGTGGTTCTATTCAAATAAACTAGGGAAAGAAATGCTTTCTATAATGCTCGACCAACTAAAAGAAAAAGCGGAATCAGAGAATATTCCTTATGATGGTGCGGTTATGGCGGTTGACGATTATTCTCTGGCTGAATCGATGGGACGTACTGATAAATTTTTCAGACACTCCATTTCGTATAAATACGAGGACGACCTGTTTGATACAGTTCTCACAGACATCGAATGGAATACTTCTAAAACGGGGCTGATCAACCCGGTAGCTATTTTCAAGCCGGTAGACCTGAATGGGGCGGTTACAACAAGAGCTACGTTGCATAATATCACGTACATCAAAGATATGATGCTTGGCATTGGAGACAGAATTAGAATTTATCGATCCAACATGGTCATTCCAAAAGTCCATGAAAGCATTGATAAAAGTGGACACTTCGAAATTCCGAGCAAATGTCCTGCTTGCGGAGCACCTACGAAGATCGCGAAAGAAAACGATTCGGAGACCCTGTATTGCACAAATGAAAATTGTAAAGGGCGATTGCTTGGTAAACTGAGTCATGCGGCAAGCCGCAACGCACTCAACATCGACGGATTATCAGAAGCAACTATCAAAAAGTTCATTGAGTTTGGCTGGCTCGATTCTATCGAAAGTTTTTTCCATTTATCGGATCACAAATCAGAAATTTCTCATCTTTCCGGATTCGGCAAAAAATCCACAGAAAAATTACTTGTAGCAATTGAATCTTGCCGACACACTACGCTCGACAGATTTCTATATGCTCTGTCAATTCCTATGGTTGGCAAGACCGTCAGCAAGCAGATTTCAGATCTCTGTGATGGAAATTTCGAAAAATTATGTACGTTAATTACTTTACACGGAGCGTCATATTTCAATTGTTTAGATGGAGTTGGAGATTCTATCACCTCGTCCTTAAATAGCTTCTGGAATGCCAATCAAAATAAAGTAATTAACGTATCTAAAAATTTCGTTTTTGAAGAAAATCAGCCAACTGAAACGACCTCTGAGCTATTCGGAAAAACATTTTGTGTCACCGGAAGTCTGAAACATTTTTCAAATAGAGACGAATTGAAACAGAGAATAAAAGATATGGGCGGTAAAGTTTCTGACTCTGTTACCGGCAAAACATCTTTTCTTATCAACAATGACTCAAAAAGCACATCTGGCAAAAACAAGAAGGCTCATGAACTCAACATCCCGATTATCACAGAAGAACAATTTTTAGAAATGATTGGAGGAAATTAACATGACAACTGTAAAAATCAATCTGAACAACACCAACAAGATCAAAGATTTCGTAAATGCGGCAAGAAGCTTCGAATCTGATATCAATGTCCGTAATGAGCGGACACTTATCGACGGAAAAAGCGTTTTAGGGCTTTTTGACCTCGATTTATCCCGAAATGTGTACGCAGATCTCATTTCTGACGACGAAAACGAGATTTTTCGGTTCAAAACGGTCATGGAGGCGTTTTCCTGATGGTTGTGATTTTAGTGGGTGCCAGTTCTACTGGAAAATCAAGCATTTCAGACGCTCTTTTTTCGAATTTTGCCTATGAAAGAGTGATTTCATTTACTACTCGAAAACCTCGTCCGGGAGAGACGGACGGACTCGATTATGTCTTCATTGATGAGACCGAATTCAAAAACAAGATTGCCAGCGGAGATATCGTGGAACACGAAGAGTATTCCCAGAACAGATTCTACGGATCGTCCAGATATCAGTATCTCGGAGATGAGGACAAAGTTGCAATCCTAACTCCTCACGGCGTCAGAAGTCTTAAAAAGAAAATGCCAGAACTGGATTTGTTCGTTGTATATATTAAAGCTCCTCTAAAAGAAAGAGCGATTCGATACATCAACAGATGTGGTAGCAATTTTACATATTCTGACATGACAGAACTTTCCGAGAGAATGCAGCGAGACTTTGGGATGTTTAACGGATTTGAAGATGAAGCAGACCTAATCATTGAAAACTCGGATGAGTATACACCGCAAATCCAGGCATTCACGATCGTGACTGCAATCGAAAGAAGAAAGAACCAGTCGAATGAAAGAAATTAAAAATTTTATATTTTGTCAAAACAGGAAATGTTTTAAAACGGAGTGCTTGCGCCACAATGTAAACACTCCGTTTGGAGTAATTATTACAAGAGCAACTTTCTCAAATAAGAAAGGACGGTGTGAAGGTTATGTTACAGAACAAGATGGTGTATCTGAGTGGATCATGCAAGAATGAGACTCTTGACGACAGATCTGGATGGAGGAGTGACTGTGTTACGTGGTTTTGTAAAAACGCTGACAGATTTATTGCTTTTAACCCTGTGGCCTATTTTGATTATGATCGCAATGATCATAAAACTGAGCTTGAGGTTCTTGACTTTGAGCGAAGAGCGGTCAAAAAGAGCGATGTGATGTTGGTAAATCTGAGAAATATTGAAAAATCCGTTGGGACGATCTGTGAATTAGCATGGGCTTTTGAATATGACATTCCAATTGTGGCGTTCTATGAGTCCGAAGATGAATACGAATTACAGCTTCATCCGTGGATTGAAAACATGTGCGACAGAATTGAATGCGGAGTTGGCGCTATGGAAAAAGCCCTGCGTTACGTTCGAGATTATTACAGCGTTTTCTAAAAATGTGAATTCGCAGATGGAGAATAATATAGTAGGGCTTATGCCACTTATTTGCGAAAGGAGTTGAAGCAAGATGTCTGATACGGAGAGAGAAACGTTGATCGAGCTGATTTGTGCGGAACAGACTCATATGATCGTGAAAGATAATACATCATATACGTCTGATCGGTACATGTTTCTTGAGCAGCTTAAAGTGAAGATTAAAGACATGAGAGGTAGCTGAATGCCGGATATTACCATGTGTTCAAATGAAAATTGCCAGATGAAAAATAGCTGTTTGAGACATACTGCGCCACCGGATAAATATCAGAGTTGGAGTGATTTCGGTGGATTTTGCAACGAGGGAACAAATTACAGCTATTACATGCTGGATTGGAGAACTGATTTAGAAGGGAGTGGTGTGAATGCGTGTAATTAAAAGAGATTGTTCTGAAGTTGAATTCGATAAAATGAAAATTTCTTCCGCTATTTTAAAGGCTATGAAAAATGGTTCTGGTATTGTAAAACCGAAAATTGCTGACGAAATTGCAAACGAAATCGAAGAAGAATGCAAAGATAAAGACGAAGTAAGCATTTCTGATATTGAATCAATGGTTTATGACAAGCTGATTACAAAGAAACAGAGACTTACCGCCAAAGCTTATGAAGGATATAGAAGTATTCGTGAATTTCAGAGAGAAAACGAAAATACTACAGATGAAGAAATCGAAGAGTTGCTGACTGGCACAAGTGAATATTGGGCCACAGAAAACTCAAACAAAGATGAAAAGCTTGTCACCACGCAGAGAGATTATATGGCAGGAATTGTCAGCAAAGACATGTGCAGAAGATATTTGCTGCCGCCAGAAATCGTACAGGCTCATGATGATGGGATAATTCATTTTCACGATATTGACTATTTCGGTCAGAAAACTCTATACAATTGTTGTCTTGTAAACATTGAAGATATGTTGCAAAACGGAACCGTTATAAGCGGAACGTTGATTGAAAAGCCACACAGCTTTTCGACTGCTTGTAATATAGCAACTCAGATTATTGCGCAGGTTGCAAGTAGTCAGTACGGAGGACAAACGATAACTTTGTCCCATTTAGCGCCATTCGTAGATGTAAGCAGAAAGAAAATAGAGAAACAAGTACAAGAAGAGTTTTCTCTTGTTGCAGATACGTATCTGGATGAGGAAGAAATCCGGGAGCATGTCGTTGAAGAAAGATTGAGAGATGAAATCAAAAAAGGTGTTCAAACAATACAGTATCAAATTTTGACCCTCTTAACAACGAACGGACAAGCGCCTTTTCTCAGTGTTTGCATGTATTTGGGAGAAGTACCAGCTGGCCAAACAAGAGATGATTTGGCAATCATCATAGAGGAAGTTTTAAAACAGAGAATTCAAGGCGTAAAAAATGAGAGTGGAGCTTGGATTACTCCAGCGTTTCCAAAGTTATTGTATGTATTAGATGAAAACAATACATACAAGGAAAGTAAATATTTCTACTTAACAGAATTGGCTGCTAAATGCACCGCTAAAAGAATGGTCCCAGATTATATTTCTGCAAAAGTGATGAAACAGTTAAAAGACGGAGACGTTTACCCATGTATGGGATGTAGAAGTTTTCTTACTGTAGATCGCTTCTCAAAAAATAAAGGGAACATTTCCGAATCTTTGAATTTCTCAACAAATTCCAATAAATACTACGGCAGATTCAATCAAGGTGTTGTAACAATCAATCTTGTGGATGTAGCTCTGTCGTCAAATAAAAATATGGATGATTTCTGGACAATTTTCGACGAAAGACTTGAATTGTGCCATAAGGCCCTACGAATTAGACACGAGAGACTTCTCGGAACATCTGCGGATGTGGCTCCTATTCTTTGGCGATATGGAGCGATTGCAAGACTTAAAAAGGGTGAAAAAATCGATAAGCTTCTTTACGATGGATATTCAACTCTTTCACTTGGTTATGCAGGGCTGTACGAATGCGTCAAATATATGACCGGCAAATCCCATTCCGATCCGGAATCAATGCCGTTTGCACTAGAAGTTATGCGACATATGAACAATAAATGTGAAGAATGGAAAGCGGAAGAAAATATTGATTACAGTCCATATGGAAGTCCAATTGAAAGTACAACATATAAATTTGCTAAGTGTCTAAAAAAACGATTCGGAATTATAGAAGGAATAACGAATAGAAATTATATCACAAACTCATATCACGTTCCTGTTTTCGAAAAAATAAATCCGTTTGACAAGCTGCTTATAGAATCGGAATATCAGAAGTTAAGTGCAGGCGGCGCAATTTCATATGTCGAAACCTCAGATCTGACTAAAAATCCAGAAGCAGTTGTTGAAATGATTCAGTTTATTTACGAGCATATCATGTACGCCGAACTAAATACAAAAAGCGATTATTGTCAAGTTTGCGGATACGACGGAGAAATTAAGCTGATCGATGAAAACAATTCGCTTATATGGGAGTGTCCAAACTGTGGAAACCGTGATCAGAGTAAAATGAACGTCGCAAGAAGAACCTGCGGGTACATCGGAACAAATTTCTGGAACAAAGGAAGGACTCAGGAAATTGCAGAAAGGTACGTTCATTTGGACGACCATTCACAGGAGGAATAAATATGAGATACGCATCAATGCGTAATCTTGACATATCAAATGGGGAGAACATAGGAGTCTCCCTATTTGTTCAAGGTTGCCACTTTCATTGTAATAACTGTTTTAATTCTGAGACATGGGACTTTGAAGGAGGTTATAGTTGGACAGAAAAATCTATAAAAGACTTTTTGAATTTGATCAATAGATCATATATTAAGCGCGTTTCAATTCTTGGAGGAGAGCCATTGACCTCTCGAAATGTCGAAGAAATTTTTCATCTCATCTCAACAATTCGTAAATTATTTCCAACAAAAACAATTTGGCTTTACACAGGATTCACATGGGAACAAATCATGAATCCAACAAATTCAGATGATATTTTACGCAAAGAAATAGTTTCACAATGCGACGTTGTAGTAGATGGAGAATATATAGATGAGTTGCGAGATATCACTCTGAAATGGAGAGGATCAAGCAACCAGAGAGTGATTGATGTAAAAAAAAGCATTGAAAAAGGTGAGGTGGTTTTATGGTCGGATTAATTATCGGAGTGTTAGGCGTTGGATACGCTGTGTCACTTGTGGCGTTTGCCGTAGCAGTCCATAACGCAAAAAAAGAACAGGAAAAATATAGAAATTGAGGTCCTCTGTATGAATAAAAGATACGAACTGAATAAAGAAGCTACACAGAAAAAGCTGAGAGATAACGGTTTCCACTGTGGGGCGTTCCGAAAGCCTCTATATAAAAAATATGTGTTTCTGGTGATAAAGATCGAAAACGATGAACAAGGATCGTTTATCTGTGAAAATATCGAAGATGATAAAGGTCAGATTTATGTTCCATATTACGACAGGAAATACGGAAGAAATGAAGTAAGAGACACCGTAATCAAACACTACAACCGCTATATGCGAGAATTAGTAAAGAAAGGAATTTTGGTAGATACATATGCAGAAGATTGCTAAATTTACAAAAATTAGTTACGAGCAGTTCGAAAAGGACTTTCCGGATTTTGATAAAGTCAGAACAAAAGAAAGATACGACAGCATTTTGCTTCCTATTAGAAGCACAGCAGGATCTGCTGGATATGATTTTAGATCCACAATCAACGCCGTTCTTAATCCCGGTGACAGTGTACTAATCAATACCGGTATTAGATGCGAAATGGAAGAAGGATGGGTTCTGCTAATGGCACCGAGAAGCAGTCTTGGATTTAAGTATCGTGCACAGCTCGATAATACATTAGGAGTCGTGGACTGTGATTATTTTTTTGCAGATAATGAAGGTCATATCAAGATCAAAATCACGAACGACTCGAAGGAGAATAAAGTATTAGAAATTTCAGCTGGCGATAAGATCGCGCAGGGAATTTTCGTTCCGTTTGGTATCACCGTAGATGATGCAGCAGATGGAGTTCGTACCGGCGGAATCGGTAGCACAGGTAAATGAGTAAAAGAATTTTAGGAGGAACATTCCAATGAACAAAAAAGTTTTAGCAGCGATGCTTTCAATCGCGATCCTTTGTCCTGCCTGCGGGCAGGATATTAAGGCGGCAGAAACAGAAGGAACTACAAATGTAACATATGAAGCGGTTGATGAGTATGAATACTTCAACGCGATGATCGATACTTATTATGATGCAATGAATGCAGAACTCGGAGTTATTGCATGGCTAAAAAATACTGATCCGGAAGAGTATATTGTCCAGCATAAGCAGATCACAGAAAAATACCATGATTTATACGATCTGGATGTGTCGGAAAGCATTTACGACGTATTTTCGGAAGAGGATATTCAGACGGTTGCAAGAGTTATCGAGTCGGAAACAAAAGGTGCACCGTTTATGAGCAAGGTTCATGTAGCAAACGTGATATTCAATCGCTATCAGGACAGTACATGCAATTTCCCTAGTAATCTTTCAGAAATCGTCACTCAGGACAAGCAGTTTGCAAGACAGGCTAAGAGCGCCACAGAAGAAACCATTCACGCTATGGAGTACGCATATATATTAGGCGATACGACAGATGGTGCGATGTGGTTCAACGTGGACGGGATTAAGTCTTGGGCGGAAAGAAATCGAGAGCGCTTATTTACAGACGAAGTTGGTCACACTTTTTATCGATAATATTAGGAGGAGTTTTATTGACCGAAAAATACAATAATATGGAAAGAACAGATCTGATTTTGCAATGTGTCGAGAAAGATGAAGAAATTCAATTTTACGAAAAACAAATAAAAAAACAACAAGTCCTTACAAAAAGTGATATTATGGAGCAGTTCCATTGCGAAAGTGATAAGGCTTTGAGAATTTTAAAAATGATGTTCCAGATGGGATATGGAAATAAAATCGGCAAAGAATATTATGTCTCTCTGAATTCGCAGCTTGATTTTTTAGATAAAATGAGAGGAAAAGAAGTTTTCATATAGTGTGTCGTTGTGTTTGGACACGTTTCAACTATCACTTTCAACTATCACCTTTTAAAAAGACTTGCTAAAAACGAACAAAAAACCTTTTAAATAAAGGGATTTATAGAATACTAATGCAAAATTGTAAATTACAAATAAGATCTGACTTTGTGCAGAGACAGGGCTGGCGCTTCGGCAATATTTGTCGGGCGTCAGCCCTTTTTTATCGTATGAAAACTTCATTTCCATATGATAAAAAACGCTCCGCGAGGATGCGCACTCGGCGCAAGGGTAGATGGTTGCCGAAGCA